GATAAATTAACTGACAGAGTAGCTTCTTTACAAAAAGCACTAAACCAAGCTGAGAAGATCATGAACTCTCTTGAACAAGAAAATCAAAGACTAAAAGACGTTCTTGCTAACCTAGCGTCAGAAAATAACGAAGGTTACATTCTCGATAGCGAGTCATTTAATGAGTCAATGCTTACAGTCTAAGGATAACAAGAACAAAAGAATAATAACACAAATTGGCGAATACGAATATTTGATTGAGGGAGAAAGTGATTGGGCAAAATTTGGTTGTCAATCGGATATCTCAGTAATAACTTCTGCTAACCTAGATGGTGGGCCATTCCTATTGGTTGGTGATTCTTTCTTGGGTAAAGGAAGAATATCAGCAATACAAAATATTGACAGTGGCAGGGATGGGTATATAATAATTAAAATTACTCTATACTCACCGCAGGAAAAATCATGATCTCAGAACTAATTCCCTCTATAGGATACTATCAAGCCATGTTGATCTCTGGCTATTCAGATTATGAGATTCAACAAATTATTAAAGGATCATCTTATGAATCAATTTCACAAAAGTAATAAGAAGAGAGTTTTCTTTGGTGTTTGTGGAGGACTAGCAGAAAGTCTAGGGTTAGATGTCTCTGTAGTTAGGCTGGGCTTTGTTGCTGGTGCAATTTTTACCGGAAGTATTCTTTTCTGGGCATATTTACTAATGGCTCTGGTTCTTCCAACAGAGGATTAATCTAATGGATAGGATAGTTGGTCAGAAGGTATTTTTTACTGCTGATTTGCATCTGGGGCATGATAAGATACGAGGATATTGCAATCGTCCTTTCTCACATAAAATAGAAATGGATGACGCTATAATTTCGTCTATAAATGAAACAGTCTCAAAAAATGATATTCTTTATATTATAGGAGATTTCTGCCATAAAGGCGGAGATGTTAAAGAATACAGAGAAAGAATTAATAGTCAGTACGTTCATATAATTCTTGGTAATCATGATAATGCAAATAAGTTTGGAAATGAATTTGCCAGTATAGAATATCAAAAAATGATTCTGTATACCAATCAAAAAATATTTATGTGTCATTATCCAATGAGAAGTTGGTCTGGTAGTTATAGAAAAAGTTGGATGCTGTATGGTCATGTTCATGGCAGACTGCATCGTGAGGACGTTGCTTCTGGAACGCTCACGCTTGATGTAGGCGTGGATAATAAAAGAGATGGGGTACAGTTTGGTACTCCTTGGAGTTTTAAAGACATTCAACAACAATTTCTGGCGAGAACGAAAAAAAAATCAAGGTCGCCCATTGACATTGACGATACCATACTGTATAATCGAAGGAACAACGCGAGGTAAGATCAGTCATGCGACTGAGCCTCACTTGTAAGATTGGTTAAGAATTTGGAGGTTGATTATGGCTGAAGTTACTACTGTTGAAAAGCAAAGTCGTGTTCGTTGCAGTGATGACCAGTTTCTTGAAGCAGTTTTTTCCAGCAAGACGTATGCTGAGATTGCTGGTAAGACTGGTCAGAAGGTTGCTAGTACGATGGCTCGTTATGCTCGTACAAAGGCAGCTTTGGTTAAGAAGGGTATTGAACTGCCCGCGATGGAGCGAGCAAAGCCCACAAAGACAGTGGATAATGTCGAGGCTATGGCTGAGACAGTTCGCCGTCTAAAGGCTGCTCATTCTAACGGCTGAGTTTAGTTAAACCAAATGCTTCCAACTACATCCCTCATAAATATTGGTAGAGACACATAGACAAACATCTAACCAATCGTTATGATATGTAGCTTGGAGGCATCATGCCCCCGTGGTGAAATTGGCAAACACAACGGACTTTTAGTAAATTGGAGTGCTTAGAGAGAAATCTTTAAAGTAGAACCTGTCAAATTCGGTGAAACCTGTAAAATGGCAATACCGAGCCAAGCTTAATAGAAATATTAAGAAGGTGTAGAGACTTGACGGCAGGAACCTAATGTTGTATAACTACGGTTAAGGTAAAGTCCAGACTACAAACAGAAATGGTAACGAAAGTTATAGTAGTAAGAAAATCCGTTGCCAGTAATGGCTTGTCGGTTCAAGTCCGACCGGGGGTACTTAAATAAAGGAACTTTTATGACATTTGACCACTGGCTCAATGAAATCGAAGGATATAGTGTCAGACACGAAAGAGCTATAAGTGACATAAGAAATTGTGTTGCAAAAGGAAAAACTGACGATATAATTAAGTGGCTGATGGCTGCTTATGCTATGGGTCATGAACAAGGTTATGATACTGGATATTATGACGCTAATGAAGAATGTCAAGAAAAGTTTGATGAATATCGAATGGGAGATGATTTTTAATTATGCCATACAATCTATATAGCCTAACTACTGAAGAAATTAAAACAGCAATCATTCAATATATTGTTGAGAATAAGAAAATTTCTACTCGTTCAGAAGTTTCCATAATGGAGAATAAGTATGATATTAGATTCATTGTTGAAGATACTTATCAGAAGGACAGTTTGACAGGATATTATAAGCCTGAATTGAAGGGAGCAGAAATTACTGTGTTAGAATGAATGGATCTTTTAGTCTACCAAAAGCCAAGAATGGTTGTGATATTATCCCAAGACTTGGCGAACTATTCTTATACCAGTATGATAGCATTGCTGAGTTGTGGGATACAAGAATTGGAGATGGCAAAACACCAGCAAAAGACCTGCCTCATTTAGCTAACCATGATATATATGAAAGAGTAGCTAAATTGGAAAGAGAAATAGAACAGCTAAAGAATGATCGAAGAATATGAAAACTGGGAAGATGGTATAAGAAGAACCTTTATAGAATTAGCAACTTATATGGAAAAACATTCTGATCCTCTTGAAAGTATTATTGATTTTGCTTGGGCCTCTGGTGCTGATATGTTTTGGGTAAATAATGCGAAAGATGAGCTTAAAAAATTAAGAGAGAAAAACAAAGAGTGGGTAGCAGAAGTTTATAGAGCTAATAAGTTTGCTGTTGAACAAACTAATGAATATCTAGAAGCATCACAACAGATACAAGATCTAAAAGACTCTCTTGATAAACCTGTTGCTTGGGCCAGATTAAATAAGTATGGGGATTTGTTTGATCTGAGACTCCAAAATAATCCATATATAGATCAGAATACAGTAGTGCCTCTTTATAGATTAAAGACATGAAACACAATACAAATACTCTTTGTAAATCTATAGTTCCATTTAATCATCCAAAGTCTAGAATATTGGAGCTAGAACTTGTTACAGTACGAGAGTATAATGACTACAATGGTGGTACTTATATAGAAGAAGTAAAAACCGCCGCCGAATTCCTAGAAAAAAACAACAATGCTTATGATGAGCCATTCTATCATATCTATGCTAGGTTTCATAAACATGACACTCGTCCCGGCAGATTTCTTGCTGAATTTTTTGATCTTGATCAAGCTTTGAATTTTTTACTAGATTTAACCGGAGAAGAACCAAAAGTAATCTCTTATTAATATGATTAACAATAAATATACTATTGATTTATTTTCATATAGTGAGAATGGTGGATACTGTACATTTTATTGTATTAGTAATAATAAGCAATTAGCATTTAAAGAATTCATATCAAAAGCTAGGGCTGAATATGCTAGAAAAATTCAACTTAAATTAAGCAAGCATGATCTTGCACCAAAGGTACTTTCTAAGTTATGTAAAATAAAATATGAGGTACTTTTTCCTAGGCAAAAAAGTGGGTGGGGATATCTTACTGAAGTAGCTAAAACAATCAATAAAAACGCAGTATCTCTAAATAAAATACAGAAGCTAGTTGATAAAATTCAATCAAAAACTAAGCTTAAATTTTGGGATTGTCATTGGGATAATCTTGGATATATCATAAGAGAAGGAAAGAGAAAGTTGGTTTGTATTGATACTGGTAAAGAAACTTGGCTTGGTGATGCAAATTATTTTGGGAATGTTGATCCTGGTCCCAAATGCAGCTATTGTTTAAAATATGAATGTAAATGTACTGGAGAATAAATGCCATATATTAAAGAAGAAGATAGAAGAGTATTTGATACTCATATTGACGATATTATTTTTATTATGAAGTGTTCTTTAGAGGGAGAAATTTGTAATGGAGATAGTTTATCTGACAAACAAACCATGATGCTTTTGGGTAAAATTAACTACTGTTTTTCCAGAATATTAAGCGGAGTAATGGGGGATGTTTCATACTCTAAAATCGCTATGATTACTGGTGTATTAGAGAATATTAAGCAAGAATTTTATCGTCGAGTTGCAGAAACTTATGAAAACCAAAAAATTATTGAAAACGGCGATATTAAAGAGTATAAACGACTAAAATAGTAAAGAGATCAAGATGTCAAAAAATATAGATGATATAGTAAAAGAAGTTATGAAAAGCAATAAAGAAATACATAACATGGATACTCATATATCTAAAGACATTAGCGAACTTAAAAGAAATATTAAAAGCCTTGAGACTAAAATCCAAAGAATGGATGGGGTTTTACAGAAAGTCTATGATATTCTGGAAGCTATTACTATTGTATTGCATGAAGCTGAGTTGGATGAAGATATGATTGCAGAAATGGACGAAAATGAAGAAAATGAAGATTGGACTCCATATGAGGATCGTAATTTTACCTTCGATGAAAATGAAGATGAAGATAACTAATGGCTAGTTTAGCTCTACTAGTAACAATAATTTTTTTATCTGTGCTAATTATTGGGCCATTAAGTTATTTATTATCATTATTTGATTGGATGCCAAAGGTTGTTGTCTGGATAATGGGACTTCTCTGCATACTGGTTGGGGGAATGACATTCACGTTGCCAGTGGTCTTTTTAAAAGTTTTGGGTCTGATAGACATAGCCATAGGTTTTAAAATAATAGCCGACAGACGAGAAAAGAAAACTGGAGCTTGACAAGACGGTTTGCCGATGATATACTTGAGCCATCACAGGGAACGATAACACTTTTTGGAGAATACAGATGAAGTTGGCAGATAGGACGATTGAGACTCATAGCGTTGGTGTTGCAAGCAGGAATCAGTTTAATATTGCTCAGACGAGCAAAATGTTTAAAATCCTTTCAGACTCTCTTTATTCTGATAAGGTTATGGCTGCGATTCGTGAGCTTTCTACTAATGCTTATGATAGTCATATCTCTGCCGGGAATAAGAATCCCTTCAAGGTTACTTTGCCCACTGCTGCTAATCCCACTTTTGTTGTGAGAGATTATGGTACTGGTCTTAGTCAGGAAGATATGGAGGACTTGTATACAACCTACGGAGCATCCAACAAGAATGATAGCAATGATTTTGTTGGTTGTCTTGGTCTAGGGTCTAAGAGTCCCTTCGCATATACCAAGAGTTTTACTACTGCATCATACTTCAACGGAAAGAAGTATACTTACATTGCAGCGATTGACGAGAGTGGTGTTCCTACTCTGAATCTTTTTAATACTTCTACTACATCTGAGCCTAATGGTCTTGAGATTAGTTTTGCTGTTAAGCAGCATGACTTTCAAGAGTTTACTGATAAGGCTAAGAGAATCTTCCATTATTTTCGCATGAAACCCATCCTTGAAGGTGGTATCGGGAATAATCTGCAAGATCATAAGTACAGCAACACCAATATCATTATCAGTGGTGAAGGTTGGAGAGTTTGCCGTCTTAATAATGACAACAGTTATTTCCCCAGCAATTATCATCGAATTGATAGTGGTATCGTAGCTATCATGGGTAATATTGCCTATCCTGTTCAGACCGCACAGATTGTTGGTCAAGAAAAGGAAGAAATGCCCGATCATATTCAGAAGTGGAATAGAGCTTTCCAGAAAGCAGATATTGATTCTTGGAAGAGCTTTGTGGGAGAGATTCTTAATTCTGGCCTATATCTTGAGCTTGATTTTGGTATCGGTGAACTGGAAATGGATGTTTCCCGTGAAGGTTTGCAGTATACTAAGGACGTAATCAAGACCCTGCGTAAAAAGACTCAAGAAATTTACATGGAGATGAAGGAAGAATTCTCCAAGAAAATTCAAGCTGCCCAAAACAAGGTAGAAGCAATTACTTCATATTATACTATGAATGAATTGGCTGGCGGCTGGGGTGTTGGTGCTACTTGGACTGATCCCAAGGGTAAAGATCATCCTATCAACTCTGGTAATGACTTGGAATATAAAATTCCTGCCGGTAAGAGTCTGTACGTTTTTAATTATAAGACGGCTGGCTATCGTTCTCGTCGCCAAGTTGCTCTAACAGACAGAATCCATCACGAAACTCTTACTGGTAAAGGTTCCTATTATTGGAATAATCAGAAGAAGAAGGGTACAATGGCTTTCTTTGTGTGTGACGTTGCCAGTGAAGAAAGTGCCAAGAAAATTCTCACAAGATATTGTAATGCTAACGATTGCTTTGCTTATCTGATGATCGACACTAAGGATCATACAAAAAGCAATGAAGGTTTTGATCAACTGATCGAAGATGTTGGTGCTGAAAATCTACTGAAGGTTTCAGATTATAAGCATCTGACACAAAGTTCTGGCCCAAGAAAGTCTTACAATAGAAATTCTCATGGTAGTGTCAGTGACCAAGACGTATTCTTTATTCACGGTTATGATAAGGATAGTAAGCAAATTACAAACCCTTATAATGATGCTACACATCTAAGAATTCTTTCAGAAGAACAACTAGAAAACTTTCTGGAACAAGATGAGATTATTTATGTTCCCATGTTGAGGTATGGAACTGAACCTGAGTCTGGTTGTCCAGAGATTGCTGATATTGCTAGAACCCTCCAAGAGGATACTCTAAAGAGCATAACAAAAGACTTGATTAGTAATAGTAAGATTTATGCTATCAAAACAGCTTTCCTTAAAAAGCTTGAGAAGGATAACTACAATCTTATTAACTTCAATGATTTTCTGAAGCGTCAACTCAAAGTTGTAGCACAAAAACACTTTAAGAATCTTGCTTCTATTAACAAGCTTGTTGAATATTGCAAGAAGGATTACGCAGAAGAGGAGAGGAGTACCGGAGGATACAGATATTATCAACACGGAACAACAGATAAGCAGTTTATGTTTCATATTCTGAATATCTTTGGTCTGGATTATGATAAGTTTATTGGCAACAAGACTCTTGTGGATTGCTTGAATAAGACCATGCTCACAGAGTTCTTTGCTAATACTGTTCATGTGAGTCCTTTTAATATTCCAAGGTTCAATCAAACAGAATATCTTTCCCATATCTCTAAGCTTATGAAAGAGGTTGGTATTGATAATGTTGATGGCAAGGAGATTCGTAATGCTAATTTGGCCTACAACACCTTGACAAAAATGATTGTTAATTACTTGTATGCTGGTGATAGTAAGTCAGATGTTTATCTCAAGATTATCCGTGGAACTTCTACGGAAGATTTGAAGAGATGGAGAATCTCTGAGATTAGGGAAAAGATTAAAACTGAGGTAGACAAGAATCCTATGCTCAAGTTTATTATGGGAAATCATCAAGTCTCTGGTAATCTGGTAGACCTTAAATCTAATCAGAATCCCATCATTGAAGATCGCTCATACTATGGAAAGCAGAGTAGGGATTGGGTTGAGCAGATGAGTCAGGAAAATATTGACCTATTTAAGATTCAGTTGAGTAGTTTGATCAAGTAGTCAGAAATTTCTCAAGACCCCTTGACAAGCTTGCCGATTAGTGTAGAATGACAGTATCACAGGTATCGTAACTAAAACTAGGAGATTGGATTATGGCTGTTCCGTTTATGTTTGTGGATGGTAATTTGACGCTGGTTCTTAATAATCAGAGTTATCAGGTGTTGCCGGATCATATCAACTATAAGTTGATTCTGGAAAGACTTCCTACTGCTACGGCAGAGGAACTGTTGGAAGTTGTTGATGTTCAAAAGGCTGTTGCTTCTTTTAGCGACGGTCTTGTGGAGATCAAGAATGGGCAAGTTCTCTACGAGGGTGAGGAAGTTCATGGTAGTATTAGTAAGAGAATTCTGGAGTTTATGAGCAAAGGACTGCCCTTCCAGCCCCTTGTTAATTTCCTGAATAATCTCATGGAAAATCCAAGTATGCAGAGTCAGAAGGAACTGTATGATTTCTTGGAGCATGAGCATCTGCCTATTACTGAGGATGGTTATTTCCTCGCCTATAAGGCTGTTCGTTCAGACTTTAAGGATAAGTATAGGGGAGTTTTTGACAACAGAGTTGGTAAGGTCTGTGAAATGCAACGAGCAAAGGTAGACGATGATCGTGGTCGTGGTTGTTCTAATGGACTTCATGCTGGAGCATTGAATTATGTTGCTGGCTATGGTAGTCTTGAGGCTGGCGACCGCATTGTGATCGTCAAGATTAATCCCAAGGATGTTGTGAGTGTTCCTAGTGATTGCAACTATGAAAAGCTCCGCACTTGTCGCTACGAAGTGGTTGGTGAGTATGAGGGCGAATTGCTCAAGCCTCTTTATAAGGCTGATTTTAGTCAGGACGATTACGAGGATGATGAGGACGATTATCTGAATGATTATGACGAGAGTTATTGGGATCAGTTTGATGAGGAAGATGATGACGAGGATGAGGATGAAGATTATGACGATGAGGATGATCAGTATTGATTCTTGATAGTCAAGGTGGTGTTTGGTAACTTGTAAGGTAGCACCTATATAGTTTCTGCTATCGTGCAATAACGGTTCGATTCCGTTACCATCTTTTAGGATATTGCTTTTGATAGTAGTGTTTACTGTCCCAATATCAAAAATGTAGGTAGGAAGTTGGAAAAAGGAAAACAAATGTTTAGCGATACTTTGGCTTTTAATCCGTTCGATAAGACCCATAGTGCTATTGGAACAAGAGATCAGATTGCTTTAAGAAATAAGTTTTTTGATTCTTTTGGTGGTCAGCAGATTTTCTGTTACAACGGTGATCCTCGTAAGAAGATCAGTAGTATGAGTCATACGGATCATCTTACCACCGTTGCTATTGCCAATGATAGTCAAGGTGCTGATGCTTACTTCTATGTTAATGGTGGACGTAAGCAGTACGCTATTAGTAGAATTCGTGCTTGTTTTGTTGATATGGATGCTGGGCGAGATGATCAGGGTCGTTATTTTAAGCCTAGTATCGTCATGCAGAAGAAAAAGGAATTCTTGAACCAGATTAATAACTTTCCAGTAAAGCCAAGCTGGGTTGTTGATACTCGTAATGGTTATCAGTGCTATTGGATTCTAAACCAAAACAATATTAATCCTCACAAGACTTATTGGAATGGTATTCAAAAGAAGCTTGTAAATCACTTTGGTGGTGATGCCCGAGCTATAAAAATCAATCAGATTTATAGAATCCCTTATACTTGGTGGAGAAAGGGTTGGGAAGGAAAGCAACCTTATTTTACCAGTATTTTGTCTGGATCAACTGGTAATCCGATAAATATTGAACAACTTAAAGAGGCTCTTGATGGAGTTTCTGCTGTTGTTAATGTTGTTGCTAATAAGACTAGCGACGAATGGTTTAAAGAATATGCCAAGGCTTATAAAAAGTCTGACATCGCTGGAGTTCCGGTGTCAGTTAATGTTGCTGCAACTATTGCAAATCAGATGAAGTCTTTAAACCTTAACACATATACCAACAGCACAGAAGATATCAAGACAAAGTATATCTATTCTGGTCATGGTATGTTCAACAAGGCTTATGGTGATCCTACTCCAGTATCTCCTGTTACTGAGGACGATACAGATGCTATTGAGCCGCTCCCTGTTGACGCTGGGGGTGATGATTTAGATCTTGACGGTTCTCAGACCAAACTTTTAAAGACGGTCGTGGAGTTCCTTAATCAAGTCTCAACACCACTCTATTTTAGCAACAACAGGTTCCTCTCTAATGCTGCTAAAGAACTAGCGTCTAAGATCAGCGACAAATTTTGCATCGGGTGATTATTATGCATGAAGATTATGAAGATGACAACTACGATGACGATGATAGTCAGGACAATTTAGAGAGTCAGTATAAAAAATACTTCAAGTTTGATCCCGATGCTTGGGATGCTTGGGGCAAAATGCTATATGATACTCTAAATGAAATAGTTGAATATCCTTCAAACGTATGGTATATTGGCCCGAGCTTTCAGAAAGGTTCGTTACCTGTGAATGATTACTTCTCCAAATCAGGGAACTTTAAAAACTCCCTGTATTTGGGGAACAATCATTACAAAGAACCAATCTATAAGACGCAATACTTTGTTCATGATAAATTACAAAGCTACTATAAGAATCATCTAAGATCAAACGCGGTTCATTTTTTACAACAGCCCAATTACTATAAAGGACTGTTTGATATTTTGAACTAAGGAGCAAGGATGTTACCAGCAGCACTTTTATATTTAGCAATGGCTCTTGGCTCATTAACGGAAACCCCCTTTGTAGCCTATGATCTTGCCACTCATATGAGTAGGTCGCAAAGAGTAGAGTGGACAAAAATGACAGATGATGACAATAATGTAAGATTTACTATTACGTTTTATAAAATGCCAATTTTAGCTGAACTAGGCTTTGAAAGAACTTTTGTAGACAAACACAACAAATGTCAGTCAAAAATAAAAAAATAAAGTTGATAGTAAAAGTTTTGAATGAGGGTAGGACTATAGCGAAAACTGTAGTAGAAAAAATAAAAAATTGACAGAGTACCAACCATTTGCAAACCACCGCTTCTCTGCTAAACTAACATGGGCTGAGATGCAAAAATACGAGGATAGGATTACCTTAATATCATGAATAACGATCAATGGTTTTTTATTAATGATTTTGATGATTTTGTTGACCATTCAAGGTCTTTAGTTTTTAAGTTTTTTGGTGAAGTAAATAAGGTAGCAGATGACTCAATGACAGCATCTCTCATTGAGATGAGCAAACAAGATACAGAAGAGATGAATGAAACATTAACACACGATGAATCTGCTATTATAATAAAAAATCACGCAAGAAAACAAATAAACAAGAAAACAAAAGAAGTCAGATATTGTCTGACTGACAAGCTTCTTCAGTCCATCATAGAAGATCTGAATAATAGAATGATTAGCAACATACTAAACTCTTTGGTTAATAAAGGTCTGCTTGATAGTGCTTATGATGATGAGCAAAATGATTTTATTTTTTGGGTAAAAGAAGAGAAACCTGAAGAGAATTGAAATTAGTTGGTAGTAATAAATTGGTTTAAATAACATTTACTTTGGAGATAATATGGCTAATACAATTAGGCCCACATGTTTTAGTGAAATCATCGGTCAGTCACAAGTTACTAATCGTCTAAGCATCATAGTTTCGGGTTGTAAAAATTCTGGCGGTGTGATGCCTCACGTTTTAATAGACGGTCCTCCCGGCCTTGGTAAGACAACTATTGCCAGTGCTATAGCTACGGAGATGGGGGTGAATCTATATACTATCAATGGGGCCGTTATTCGTAGTATTAAAAATATTTTACCATACATTGTGGGTATAGAGCCAAGATCAGTTTTATTTATTGATGAGATTCACAGGCTTCCTAAAATTGTAGAAGAATTTCTCTATCCTGTAATGGAAGATTTTGTTCTTAATATTACTGTTAAGGACAAAGATAATGAAGATAAGGAAAAGCCTGAAACTATTGAACTTCCAATGTTTACTATTGTTGGAGCTACAACTAGTGGTGGTAGTTTGAGTCAACCTTTTTATGATAGATTTCAAATTAAAGAGCATTTGTGCTTCTATAGTGATGATGATTTAGCTAAACTGGCAAGGTTAAACGCCGAAAAGCTCGGACTAATGATTAATGATACTGACTTATTTGAAATCGCTAAAAGAAGCAAAGGAACACCTCGTATTCTTAATGGTAGATTGCAATGGTATAAAAACTGTGTTGCCTATTATACAGATAAGCATATGACTATTGACGATATATTTAATAATCAGGGAATTGATAAGAATGGCTTGGATGTGTATGATAAGATGTACTTAACTGTTCTTATTAAACACAAAGGCTCTGCTCTAGGACTAAAAAGTATATCTTCTTTAACTGGTATTGCTATTGAAACTATAGAAAATAGTATCGAGCCATACTTAGTCAGGAAAGGATATGTTGTTAGAACTCAGAAAGGCAGGGTGATAGGCTCATATAAAAATGAATGAAATATCACTAACAATAAATATTCCAACAATAATTTTTTTCTCAATCACACTCCTAGCAATAGGGGTGTGTTTGTTTTTAATCGGCTATTTATTTGGTAGGAAAGGAGCTGTCGGTGTATATAATATTCAAGAACAAAGACCAGTTAGTTTTTTTAAACAACAGAACGAAGCCCCAAAACCTATCGTAATGGATGAAAGAAAATATGTTGTTGATATAAAAACTGAAGGATTAGAAAAGAAATACGAGTCTTTGGGCGACGTTAAAGAGTCTCAAGAGAATATATCAGGATCAATAAATAAACTTAAAAACTTAAAGAGGTAATTTTATGGCCGGTTTAGATATAGGCACAAGCTTTATAGTTTTAGCAACAGACGGCTCCAAGGGTGTTAAGTATAAAGATTTTAGAGATGCTTTTTATGTTATCAAACCCACCACTCCAGTAGCTACTAAAATGATTGAAAAGGGTTTAGCTGGTAAGACTTTTATCAGAGATACAGACGGGTCTTTTATTATACTTGGTAAAGACGCTATTGAAAAAGCCATTGAAAGAAATGATAATGCAAAAAGACCAATGCATAAAGGAGTTGTTTCGGCCAAAGAAAAAGATGCAAAAAGAGTATTGGCTTTTATTCTAAAGGAAGTAGTCGGACAAGCAAAAGAACCCGGCGAAAAATTGGTTTTCTGCGTTCCTGCACAACCAGTAGACCAACAAGATGAAGATTTTGATGTTGGTTATCATGAAGACGTATTAAAGAGTATTCTGTTAGAATGTGGATATGATGCTAGAGCAATCAATGAAGCAGAGGCGATTTGCTATGCAGAACTTGAGAATGATGACTACACAGGTATTTCTGTATCAGCAGGTTCTGGTATGCAAAATATATGTGTAATGTTAAATGGTGAACCAACAGTTAAATTTAGCACAACTCATAGTGGGGATTGGATCGACAGAATGAGTGCAGTTGCTACTGGAGAAAAAGATACTGTTGTTCAAGCAGAAAAAGAGAGCGGGGATTTTGTTATAGGGCAACCAAACGGTAATGCTATATTAGCCGCTGTTTCTTCTTATTACGAGAGACTAATTGATTATACAACAAAGCATTTATCGTCTGCTCTGACTGATCATAAGTCTTTACCAAAATTTAAAGAACCTATTAAAATTGTTATTGCTGGTGGCACCTCCTTAGCTAAAGGTTATGTAGAGACTTTTCACAAGAAACTTTTGGAGAATAATTTTCCTCTACCAATAAAAGAAGTAGTCCACGCATCAGACCCGCTACATTCTGTAGCAAAAGGGTGTTTGATAGCATCTAAAGTTCTGTGATGTTTAATTTTTTAAAACAAATACGGTTTGCTAAAAGATCTCCGAAATGGACCCAAGTAAGAAAAAATCATATAAATAATAATCCCAATTGTGCTGCTTGTGGGTCAGATAAAAAACAAGAAGTTCATCACATCAAACCTGTTCATTTGTTTCCAGATCTAGAACTTGATCCGTCAAATTTATTAACTTTATGCTCAGACCCTTGCCATATTTTATTCGGCCATTTAATGAACTTTAAAAGCTGGAATAGAGAAGTGGTCCAGGATTGCTCGGTGTATAATAATAAGATTAGAAATAGACCATAGTCATCTCATGAAGAGGTGTAGGATGACAAGATTATTTTTATTTATTATATTAGTATGCTTAAATGCTGTATGCTATGCAGGCACTATAGACCCTAATACTCCAGATGAAAAATATATTGAGTATGGATCCAAATTTCATAGCGTAGTTAAATTATGTTGTTTTGATGGTCAGGGGTTGTCCTGTGGATCTGCTGTAGTAGTTGATCCTAATTGGATAATAACCGCAGCACATGTGGTTGAGGGTTGTCATAGTTGGACAGTCACAATAGGTGAAAAAAAATATAATATTGATAAAATGATTATTCATCAAAACTATAAATCAGATATTTTTGGATACAATGATATAGCGTTGGGTCACCTAGAGAAACCTATTGATCTAGAATATTACCCAGAATTATATAAAGATAATGATGAAATAGGTATGATCTGTTCTATTGCTGGATTAGGATTTACTGGTAATTTTAATACAGGTATAAAAAAACATGATGGTCACAAAAGAGCAGGATCTAATTTTATAGACAAAGCAGAAAGAGGAGTTTTGATATGTTCTCCATCCAAAAAATATGAAAAAATAACAGAATTAGAATATCTTATTTGCAGCGGAGATAGTGGTGGTGGATTATTTATAAAAAATAAATTAGCAGGTATAAATTCTTCTGTAATAGGATATGATGGTAAGTCTGATTCTACTTACGGAGATGAAAGTTGCCATACAAGAGTAAGTCTACATCACGATTGGATAAAAGAAACTATAAAACCATGAGAAGAAAACAGTGCGAACTACTACCTCACGTTAGAACAGATCTATTTGGTTTAGACAGAAACTCTATTCAATTTTATCCATGGCCCATTAAAACATTTAATGTGGAAAAAAGTTGGAGAAGTTCTCAGGGTGAAGGAGTTAAGATAGCAGTTATAGATACTGGTTGTGATCTCAATCATGATGATATAAAAGATAATTTAATTCAAGGATTTAATTTTGTAGATAAAAACAAAGATCCAATAGATGATAATTCTCACGGAACTCATGTAGCTGGAACAATATCAGCTTCAAATAACGAGATAGGTATGGTAGGAATCGCTCCGAGAGCCAAGATTATGCCAATTAAAGCTCTTGACGGTTCGGGTCGAGGAGATAATAAAAGTGTCACAGACGCGATACTGTGGGCTGTAGACAACGGAGCAGACATCATCACCATGTCTCTGGGGTCTGAATATCCCCATTCCCCTATGGAACAGGCAATATCTTACGCAAGAAGTAAAGGTGTTGTAGTATTTTGTGCTGCTGGTAATAGTGGCATAGAGTCAGGTATACAGTATCCTGCCAAGTATAAAGATACAGTTAGCATAGGAGCTATTAATGAACAGTTAGAAATTTGTGAATTTAGTTGCAGTGGTCCAGAATTAGACTTTTTGGCTCCTGGGGCTAATATTGTAAGCTCGGTTCCCGGTAATAGTTATGCCTCAATGAGCGGCACTAGCATGGCTACTCCATTTGCGGTCGGTTGTGCTGCTTTACTATTGTCATACTTTAGAAAAAATCCAAACTCTGCGATTGACAATATGCTAAGGACACGCGAAGATTATGTAGCGGCGTTTGCGCGCAATAGTCTGAAACTAAAACAGGAAAAATACAAAGGGAAGAGGAATTACGAAGGAAACGGAATCATCAAACCTATTATATAACCGCTCAACTGCATAATTCATAATGAGATACCATGTTTCCGTCAAGCCTAATTTTTTATTATTCTGGAGCTTGACATTGTTATTTTCCAGAATACTATATGTTATGTTAAGGGTAATAGTCAAATGACAGAATCTGATTTCGAAAATCGTAAAAATAATCGTAGACAAAATATACAAAAAAAGAATCTAAATCGCAGATCTAATGATATAGATTATAGAGATACTAATAAACTAAAAAAACAGTTTAAAAAACACAAGGAAGAAATAAGACAGGAAGAATTGTGGGAAGACTGGGAAGATGAAATACATTGATGAATTAAAACCCGGCGACCTATTCTTAGTTAATAATGAGAGATTTATATTAACTAGTGATTTTAGACTATCTAAACAAGACAAATATAAAAGATTGTCGGTTAATATTAGTAATGGATTTTTACAATGGGTCGAAGACGATAAAATTGTTGAAAGTCTAGATCTATATTTTAGAGATAAAGAGGGGAATATTATAGCCCTGAAGGAAATTAAAAATGAGTATTCTGAAAAAACTACCGATCTTTTTTAAGTCTTTACTATTTCATGTTTGGGCGGGTTTCCCAAAGAGTACTAAACAAGAAATTTTAAAGCGTTTCGAGATTTGCCAAAGCTGCGAGTTCTTCGATAATAAAAAGAGTCAGTGTCTGGTATGTGGCTGCAATGTTAATACTAAAAAGGTTTTCTTAAACAAACTAGCGTGGGCCGATCAGCACTGTCCTCAAAACAAATGGAATAAAATTGACAGGAAGAATCATGGCACAAAAAACATATCCTAAATTTAAAGAAACATTTTCTTTTGTAAAAAATGCAAACCTATTTGATATAGTATCGAATAGGATTACATCAGAACAAAACGGAGCTAGTGTTATAGTTCCTCATGTTTGTAATAATGTCAATGCTTTTGGTGCTGGATTTGCTGCTCAAGTAGCACAACTATATCCAGAAGTTAAAGCTAACTTTCATATGTTAGGTTCTCAAGCAAAGTTAGGCCATGTACAGTTCATTAATGTTAGATCAGATAAAAAGTATGGCCATAGCATCATATTCGCTAATATGATTGCTCAAAATAAATTAATTAGCGATAAAAATAAAAGACCTCTTAACTATGCCGCTTTGGTTTACTGTATGAATCAGGTCAGATCTTATACTAAGCATCTTCAATCAGCCTCTGATATTAACAGAGTAGAAATACATGCTCCTAAGTTTGGTAGCGGACTAGCAGGAGGAAACTGGAATTTTATTAGTGAACTAATTACAGATATTTGGTATGATATGGATGTTTTTGTATATACTCTATAATTTGGAGGAGTTCTTATGTATATTTTATTGGTAATTTTCTGTATTATGGGATTTATTGACGGACTATTAAAAGTACAAAATAGTAACAATATCCAACATTCTAAAAATTTGTGGGACTTTCTATTTCCGAACTGAATATGAATAGATTAAAAAATCAAAGAGTTTATTTGGCCGGTGCTATGGACAGAGTTGCGGATAGAGGAGCAACATGGAGAGATAATATAACTCCCTTTCTTGAAAGTATGGGTGTTGTAGTATTTAATCCTATAACAAAACCTACTACGACCGGCATGGAAGATAATGATTCTCATATTATAAAAACTAAACTCAAAAATCAAAAAAGATACGATGAGCTTTCATCAATGATGAAAACTATAAGATCAGTTGACTTGAGATTAGTAGATATAAGTGATTTTTTGGTAGTCAATCTAGATCTCGACCACTATGCCTGCGGAACATGGGAAGAATTATTCTTATGTAATCGTTCTAAAAAACCCATATTGATTCATATAGAACAAGGTAAAACACACGTTCCAGATTGGTTGTTTGGAACATTGCCTCATGAATGGTTTTTTTCAGACTGGGAAGAATTAAAGAATTACATAAGTCATATCAATAGTGATGAAAATATAGAACACTATAATAGATGGCGCTTTTTTGATATTTAATAATGCCAAAATACTATGTTATCTCAGGTCAAATCAAAGAAATTATAGATAGAAAATCTCACAGAGCAGCAATATTGTGCGTCATTCAAAAATATAAAGGTAAAGGATTTTTAACTGTAGCAAAAATTTGCGTTAGCGAAACGGGATGGTCAACCAACCTTACCTGCTACGATACTGATGATTTTTTAAAGGAAACTATATGAATATTAATTTACAACAACCGGCATATATTGCTCCCACCAAAATTATTGTTGGTGATTCCACAATACAAGGTCGAGGAGTTTTTGCTACTACCAATATTAAAAAAGGAGAGGTTATAGAAAGATGTCCATTAATACAAATGGAATATCGTTCTAAGTATCAATTAGACCCGACAATATTTGGATACATGTACGCTAGGTATCAAAATGATGAAGAAGCACAAAAACATGGATTTATAATGTATGTTGCTGCTGGGTATGGTATGCTTTATAATCATCAGGACGAACCCAATGCTTTGTGGAAGTTCAATTATCCTCAATTACTAGGGGACATTGTTGCAATAAAAGATATACCAAAAGATATGGAAATTTTTATTAACTATGGTAATTGCTACTTTAATAGTAAAGATGCCTATACTGGCATAGAACAGGTAAAATACAATGGACAATAATGATAATAATCCTAAAATAATTCCAGATATAGATTATGTATATCCTTCTAAGGTTACTATTAAAAAATCTCTTATTCAAGGATTGGGTATTTTTTCAACAAAGAATATTAAAACAGACGAACTAATTGAAAGATGTCCATTGGTCCCTTTGGCTTTTAGGTCAAGATATCATACAGACCCTCAAATATACAGATATTTATATACACAGCCATTATGCCCATGCCAAGAATGTAAAAGACATGGATTTGTATTACATATGGCATTAGGATATGGCATGATTTATAATCATCAAGATGAACCTAATGCTGTATGGAAATTTAATTGGGAACACAGTTATGCTGATGTAATAGCCAATAAAGACATATTAGCAGGAGAAGAAATATATGTAAATTATGGGCCCAATTATTTTAAAGATAAAGAAAAAATAGAGCTGAATAATGCAAAAAATTCTCAATGAAACCAAGCTTGATTTTGATGATGTACTAATAGTTCCTCAGCGATCTACTCTTACTAGTAGATCAGAAATACAACTTGAGAGAACGTTTAGTTTTTATCATTCTTCACGCAAATGGACAGGTGTTCCAGTAATGTGTGCAAATATGAGTTTTTGTAGTTTTGATATGGCAAAGGCTCTAGCTAAACACAAAATGATAGCGTGCTTACATAAGTATCATTCTGTGGATGATTTATATAATTATTTTACAGAACACCCAGAAAATATAGATTATACTTTTGTGTCTATAGGCTATAAAAAAAGCGACCTAAATCATTTACTTGAACTTAAAAATAAACTTAATAAACAACCTAACATATGCATTGATGTACCCAATGGTCATATGGATGTTTTTGTTAAATATTGCAAAAAAGTAAGGGACGAGTTTCCAGAATCTATTATACTGGCTGGTAATGTTACCAATACTTCTTCAACACAAGAATTAATTATATATGGTGGAGTTGATATTGTAAAGGTTGGAGTGGGAGGAGGTAGTGCGTGTACCACTCGCTTTCAAACAGGATGTGGAATTCCTCAATTGTCAACTTGTTTAGAAAATTCTTACGTCGCTCATGGACTCCAAAACGGACCTAAAAAACTAGGACTAATATGCTCAGATGGTGGACATAAAACTGTTGGAGATGTATGTAAAGCACTATGCGCAGGGGCAGACTTTTTAATGTTAGGCGGGTACTTTTCTGGTAGTGAACCGTGCGAAGGAGAGTGGGAATTTGGAGGAGATTATTCTAAAATATTAGGGTCTGAGAAAAAATCTAAAGGTCGATTCACCTACTATGGCATGAGTACTCATCATTCTCAAGACCTATTCGAGGACGGTAAGAAAAATTATAGAGCCAGCGAAGGTACTAAAATAACGGTTCCATATAAAGGAACTCTTGATCAAGTAACACAAGAACTTCTTGGAGGAATAAGATCTTGTTGTTGTTATATAGGAGCCAATAATATAAAATATATGTCCAAATGTGGACAATTTTGTAGAGTTAATAAAATACACAATAATCACAATCCAATACTAGGAATATAAATATATGAATATACATCTACAAGCCCCAATGGGAGGCACAGGTTATGGACACGCTTCTTTACATATACTAAAAGCACTAGCTAAAAATAATAATGTGTGCTTATCTATTATTGGAAATGCTACGCCTGAAAATAGAGAAGATGCAGAAGTAATAAATAACGCCACAATGAAACAAGCATCAGTAGCATACGACGCTCCAGCGGTTAAAATTTGGCACCAGTTTGATCTGCTAAATAAGCCTGGTAGGGGAAAATACTTTGCTTATCCATTTTTTGAAATTGACACTTTTAATGAACTAGAAAAACATCATTTAAATTTTCCAGATACTATTATAGTTAGTAGTAATTGGGCAAAATCTATCGTAGAAAAAAATAATATTAATAAGCCCGTTAAGGTGGTGCCTTTAGGGGTAGATAGATCAATATTCTATCCTAGAACTCCAGAAGACAAAGGAAAAATAAATAATTATATATTTATGACAGCTGGAAAATGGGAAATTAGAAAATCTCATGATGTTTTAATAGAATGCTTTAATAAAGCTTTTGAACAGAATGATGAGGTTGAGTTATGGTTAGTTACACACAATATATTTCTTAAACAAGAAGAAGAAAAACAATGGCTAAATTTGGTGCAAAATTCTAAATTAAAATCTAAAATAAGAGTTTTTCCTAGATTACCTACTCAAAATGATTTAGCTCATATAATGAGTTATTGTGATTGCGGTATTTACATATCTAAAGCGGAGGGTTGGAATCTTGAACTACTAGAGACTATGTCTATGAACAAACCGATAATAGCTACGAATTATTCCGCACACACAGAATATTGCAATAAAGATAATTGCTCTTTAATAGAAATATCTGATTCAGAGTCTGCTATTGATAATAGATGGTTTCATGGCACAGGAAATTGGGCTAAAATTGGAGATAACGAAAAAGATTTTATTATATGGTATATGAGACAAATGTATCAAAATAGAACAAAAGAAAATCCAGCAGGATTAGCAACGGCCGAACAATATAGTTGGGAAAATTCGGCCAATACATTAGTTAGGTGTATACAAGAATAGGAGAAATACTATGCCTATACCAAAACCAGATAAAGACGAAGATCAACAAAAGTTTGTAGCTCGTTGCATGGGCGACGAAGTTATGAAAAAAGACTATCCTGACAATAAGCAGAGAATAGCTGTTTGTTTAGGTCAAACTAAATCTTCATTAGTAGAACAGGTTAGACAAATTCTGGAGTATAATTATGACGAAGAGTTGGATGAAGATGGTGAAGAGGTTACCCCATCTAATCTCATTATCCCAAATGATGAAGATTATATAGATTTTAACGAACCAGAAGAAGTATGGGATCTTTATACATTAGCTGCTGAATATCAAGGACGTAAAGTTACTCTAAACAAACCATTTAGAACTCCCGGAGGTTCTAAAAAGTTTGCTGTTTATACAAAAAACGACAAGGGTAAGGTTGTTATAGTCAGATTTGGGGATCCCAATTTATCCATAAAGAGAGATGATCCAGAACGTCGTAAAAGCTTTAGGGCTAGACATGGATGTGATAAAAATCCAGGACCAAAGTGGAAACCAAAATGGTGGAGTTGTTATCAGTGGCGATCAAATAGTCCAGTTAAAGACTAATATTTTTATATATTCTCTTCCATTGTGGTGTATAGAATCACAACGGAGAAAAAGATATGAAAAAATGTATAGCCTGTAATAAAGATATATCTCACAAAAGAAAAAATGTCAGATTCTGCTCGCTTTCTTGCTCAACTAGCTATAATAGATTATTAGTTCTACATAAAGATGTTCCCGCCAACTGTAAAAAATGTGGTAGATGTCGTATTATTAAAAAATTTGAAGAATTTAGGAAAAATAAAAATTCTGCCTTTGGATATTCTTATTTTTGTAAATGCTGTGACAAGCAAAGAGTCTATACCAGAGACAGAAGAAAAGTTTTGCTTAATGCTGCCAAAAAAAGATCTAAAGACTATAATCTAGAATTTAATTTAGATCTGAATGACATAATATTACCTAGAGAATGTCCTATACTCGGAATAGAGCTACAATTTAACAAAGGAAAAGCTGAAGATAATTCCTATTCTATAGATAGAATAGATAATAATAAAGGATATATTAAAGGAAATGTACAAATTATAAGTTTTAAAGCTAATACTATCAAAAGTAATGCTAATTTTAGAGAGCTAGAATTAGTATATAAATATATGAAACAATTAGAGTCTAATAGTGGTGTATTACATGCTACTCAAATAGGATAAAATCATGAAAACAATTTCTCAACTACTAGAAGAACAAGGACTAACAATGCAAGAAGTAGAAACATCTCCAATACAAGCACAAGAAGTATCTAATTATTCAACTGACACTGTGATTGAACTACTTAAAAAGTCTCTAAATATACACTGGCAGCAAACCACAGTATTGTCTGCTCAAGCTGTTCATCTAGATAGATGGGGATATAAAAAACTTGCTGAAGTTATAAAAGCTGATGCAAAAGAAGAGCATGAACACGCTATGATTAATCTATCAAGACTAGAATTCTTTGATGCTGACTATCAACCACTGGTAGTTCAACCTCCAGTTTGGAGTAGGCATGATATGCTTGCTATGATCAAATATAATCTAGCTTCAGTTCAAGAAGCGTCCGCTGCTGAAAGAGCAACTATAGTTGCAGCTAGATCAATCGGTGATGAGATGACAGCCAATGTAATGATACCACTACTAAAAGGAAGTGAAGATGGTATAGTATTATATGAAGGTTATCTCAAGTTAATTGAGCAAATGGGTCTTGATAATTTTCTTAGTATACAAACATGATCAATCTAAACTCGTTGATAAAATACAAAGAAATCGAATCATTAGGCTATGATACTGTATATGTAGAGCAGCCCGTTGCTGATATAGTAGATTTTGATTGGAAGAAAATTTTAGAAGCTCCTCCGTCTAACATTAGTAAAGAGACTTTTTTAGAATTACAGCTAGTATCACGATCAACTATAAATAGAAATGATAAAGATATTGAATTAGTAAAAAGAATGGACCAAGATCCTGATAGTTTTTTTATTGAATTACTTAAACAATATGGTCTGGAATATCCATATCCTAAAATATTAGAATTTTACAATATTATCAAACCTATTATATTTAATATTAAGTCTTTATGGAACAGGCCCAGACCTGCTCAATTGGCCAAATATTACAATCTGGATATTGATGTTATAGTAACTGATACTCATCATACGGCAGCATATCCATCTGGACATACGGTGTATAGTAGTTTGGTGTCTCAAATTATTAAGCATCATTATCCGGAAGTGGATGAAAAAAAATTGGATGTATTGGTTAAAAATACTGCAAAGGCTAGGGTATTACAAGGTGTTCATTATCCATCAGACAATAATGCTTCAATAAAATTAACAAAATTATTATTTAATAAGCTTAAAGATAAAATATTATGAATAGATTTTACCAAATATTGAACTCTATACAAACAGTATTAACTCATAACAAAACACATTCGTCTAATGATAATCTAGAAGATTATAAAGAAGATTTTTATGAGATGAATATTGGTTCTCTGAGAGCTATAGTTGCTAACGCTCAGTCTATACTAGATGCTGTTAGCGATCCAAAAATTAAAGAAAACTTGACAGAAAGCTGGCTACAAGGTAAAATCGCCATAACTGAGGATTATATGCGCACTATACACGATTTTGTCATGTACGTCTCGGATCATGACGATAATGCTCTAAGCGGATCAAAACCCGGACTCTGGGAAAATATTCGCAAGAAAAGAGAAAGGGAAGGAAAGAAATATCGACCAGCTAAACCTGGAGATAAAGATAGACCCGACCCAGATGCATGGAAAAGGCTCAGTAAGTAAGATTTGGTTTTAAGGACTCTTTAAAAGGAAAAATAAATGGAAAAAGAATTTGAAAGCTTGTCTACGTATATTACTCTGGCTAAAAAGATCATATCTAAGTTTGCCCCATCATTCTACTCTTCATTAAGACAAGAATTACTATCTAATGAAGATGCTATAGCAGATATAGCTTCTGCAATTATGGTAGGAGACTGGAAATGGGACAAAGATCGTACAGGTTTCGAGGGCAAAAAGAAAACTCGCTATTCTTATAGAAATCAATGCGGCATATGGGCTATTAAAACCTATATAACCAATAAGTATAAGAAGCAGAATAATCATCTGTCTCTAGAAAATAAGAATCCAGAATTTGATACTTCTTTTGCTGATCATTTGGCAGACAAACAGGAGTATGATCCAGCTATTTTGGCAGAAGAGAAAGAGTATCATGAAAACCTAAGACAGAATATTGACGATATAATGTATAGTGGTTTGATTACAGAAAAACAGGCCGAGCAGATTAAGCAATATTATTTTGAAGATAAGACTTTATCTGAGATAGGTGAAGAGTTTGGAGTCACTAGAGAAGCCATTCGCCAAAATATACAAAAGGGATTGTCGAGAATCAAACAGTATGTGTGATATTAAGTTACGTCTTTATATAGTTAGTTATAATCTACTCTCCTCAGAGCAATGTTTTGTATCCTTAAAAGATAATAAATATACTCCTCTAGAGACAGAAATAAAAGAAGACAAAGGGTCAATAGAATCATTACTGCAAAAACTATTTGAAGAACACGTTAGTCTTGGATTTGGTTGGATAAATACAAAATTAATAGATGTAACCAAAGAAGAAGATAACATTCTTATATCATACGCTTGCACAATACCTCCTAACACCCCCTTAAAAAACACATACTATATAAGTAAAAATATATCAATCATAGATAGGTTAGCTCGTAAAGCATTATACTATGTTTAAAAAAATTTTAGTTTGGCTATTATCTAGATTTCAAACATCTACCATAGAAAAATCTAAGGAAAATACTATAGAAAAAGAACAACCATCTCCGATTATTCCTGATAAGAAATTTTTATGTAGTTTAAACTTTGAGCTGGGTTTTGATGGATTAATAAATATTACGTGTTATTGGCCAGAATTAGAAAATCTTAATGAGCCAGCAATAAAACTTATAGCAGAGCAATATGCTCAGATGATATATTTAATAGATAATGGATTAGCTAAAAAAGATATCATAGATACTTTATATGATGTTCATAAAGCAAATAACGCATACGATATATTCTTTGTTCAAGAGGTTCTCGATAAATGGGTTGAGTATTATGATAAGGTACAGAGCAAAAGCTTCAAACCCTTAATTAAACCATCTAATGTTTTCAAACAGTATAAATGAGCACGTATAAATCTTCTAATTTAATAGTTTGGCAAAAATGGTTTGATCCTTTTGGTCATGATGATCTACCTTTAGAAAATCCTATAGACGAAGAAGATAATGATGATCTAAAAGATTATTCTTCAAAAGAAGATACCGCTTCTCTAAAAGAGGGACCTCTAAAGGCTATCATCACTCCTATGGGATTAATACCATATACCGAAAATACTGCTAGTAGTAAAATTTTTAATTTTTGGGTTGGTCATACTAACTTTAATCTGTCTCGAAAAGTAGTCGATATAATTGAAACTTCAGACGGAGTAGAAACTCTAGATGTTTTTACAAGATATCGTTTTAGGATAGCTATAGGGAAAGTATTTGATGATGCAAAAGTAATGACAAATATTAACGACAAAGTTTACGAATACCTGGATCAAGAAATATGATGGTAAATCTAAATGATAATGACATAACTGATATTCAAAATTTTAATATAGATACTAAAAACAGAGAGATCTATTTGCATTCATATTTTGATTCATCAGAATCAGGAGAGCCGGGAGTAGACTATAGATCTGCCGTAGTATTCGAGAAGAATGTCAGATATCTCAATACATTATCACACGAACCCATTCTTGTTCATATGCACTTGCCTGGAGGTGAATGGCAAGATTGTTTAGGTATTTATGACACTATTAAATTTTCTAAATCCAAAATTATCTTACTGGCATATGCAAAGGTAGAATCATCTAGCAGTGTTGTGCTGCAAGCTGCTCCACTAAGAATTTTAATGCCCAACGTGACGATGCTTATTCATTATGGTTCATTTAGCCTAAATGATGAACACAGTAAAGCGGCAGCTAGCAGCGTTAAATGGAATGAAGAAGAATGTGATAAAATGGTTGATATATTTTCTGACAGATGTATGGAAAGTGAAATGTCCAAACAAAAAAATTGGAAAAAAATGATGGCTAAGAAACATATAGTTTCTCAGTTAGCTAGTAAGTGTGACTGGTTACTAAAGGCTGACGATGCTGTTGAATACGGATTTGCTGACGGTGTATTAGGTAGTAAGAAATATCCTAATATTGACTTTCTAAAATCCTATAAGTTTAAAAAATGATCATCGAATACTCAGCATATGATATATCTCTCTCTGATGATGAACTAAGAACTAATTTGCAACAAGCAATTACTTTTCAGCCGGATACCATATCCGTATTACCAACATCTGTTAAATTAGCAAAAAATATTCTACCGGCTTCAATAGGATTAGCAACAATAGTCGATTATCCTTTAGGTCTATTAGACACTAAAAATAGAAGCTCGGCTGTTGAAACATGTTTAAAAAATGGTGCTCAAATAGTAAGTGTTGTAGCACAACCTTATAATTTTTGCAATAGAAAGTATGATAAGTTTAGAGAGGATATTCGCACAAATAGCGAAATTTGCTCAAAATATGGGGCAGAATTAAGGTATATATTGGAATATCGGGTGTTTACCTACGAGCTACTATATAAGGTATCTCAAATTTTATTGGATTTAGGAGTTGGTACTATTTATCCATCAACCGGATATTTATTAGACGATATTAATGATAATATACTAGCCGCTGGCCTAATTAATAAAAAAGTATCTGTTAACATTATATGTAATGGTAATTTATGGAATATTAATCAAATTAATATTATCAAAAAAAGTAGTATGTTTGGAATAATGGTCAATTCTCTTAATGCTCTAGAGTTGGTATCTAAAAAATAACCAAGTTTTTTCAGATTTAGGGTATACTATATTAGTATTTCTACTAACACATGGAGATTAAAATGGCCACACAAAAAGTAAATGGTTCAGCATATAGCGTTCCACCAAATGTAATAGCTAGTGGATCACGCAATAATCGTGGTGTTGTGGCTAGAGGCGGTTCTGTTGCTTCTGGCAAACTAACTAACGTAGGTGTTTCTCGTTATAATACAACAGTTTTTGCTTCTACAGTTCTTGATAATAGCTGGGCAGATAAGGCTGTTAGTGGTGGTGCTTTTGCTTACGGAGACAAAGATGGTGTCGGCATGAGATACACATCCACAATAGGTGGTGTTAGCAACACCTCTTTAAGAAGTGGAGCTAATGTACCTTCTCTGAATAGAGGTATTCATAAGCTAGAAGTTTTAAGAACTCGTAAGTTTACAACAGCAATCAGAGCCAACAAGTATAATCGTTATACCGGTCAGTTTGATTCAGGTTTCCCAGCAGTTACCGTTGACACATTAGCAACAGATAATGCTGCTACACCTACTCGATCTGTTCCTGGTACTATAACCTACAAACTTGGTCAGCCCGTTCCTGTAGAGGTTAACTATAAAGCAAAAACCGGTTGATTCGTATATTACTCATACGAGGTAAATACCATAATACGATGAGCCAATGATGCTTATGTGTCGTTGGCTCATTTTTTTAGGAGAGACTAATATGACAGATTCAAACTTGGCTCATTTATGGCAAATTATAGCAACCACTAGCGTTGGCGTTATTGTAACACTAATTACTTTTTGGGCTACTATAGTAAGACATATGATTACCAAAGCAGAAGTATTGTCTCTAATAGAAACTCATTCTCCATATGTTCAAGATAGACAATTTATTATGGAGCGTTTAAATAATAATAAAGAAAATCAAGCAGCTTTTGCTAATGCTTTGCAACGCAACACAGAAGTGATGAATGAATTAAAAGTACAGATAGCAATGTTGAGTAAAACACTAGAAGCAATAGAAAATCGTATTGAAAAAAGCTAAAAGGTCATTTGGTGTATTAAATAGAATCAATAATTAACTTTATATAAAGGAAGATAGTATGCTTATAGATGAAACAAATCCGAAACTAGGAGCTAATCTAGATTTAAATAACTTTAATATAGCTGGTACTGGTTCTATTGATGTTATTGGCAGTGGTAATTTTACTCAAGGCTTATATGTTAACAGTACTGGAGTAAGCTTAACAAGTCATACTCATCAAACTAGTAGTATAACCGATTTCAATAGTTCTGTTAGCGGTTTACTCTCAGTTGTAAATGTTGTTGGAAGCGCAAATATTAATGTTGCTTCTTCCAATAAGACATTCACTGTAAGTTCTACTGGATTAGTTAAAAGCGATGTTACAACTATCAACGGTGCCTCAACTGTTAATAATATTGTTGTAATTAGTGAAGCAAGCTATACCGCCCTTTCTGTTAAAGATTCCAACACTATTTATTTTGTAACCTAATATGAATATTAATTTAAAAAACTTACTTAATGTATATGGCGAAAATGCCCATATTTCTAATATTCCGGATAGTAATATTAAGTATGGATCAAATAATGGAATAGCGATATACAATGGAACAAATCTGATTAAAAAAGTATATCGAGGTACAACAAAGTTATTCGACAGTGTTCTTGACGCCCAGGCTCAGGTTATTGTTTCTTGTGAGAATAATAAAGTATTAAAAATTAATAACCTGTATGTTACAAATATAGATGGTCTTAATAGTGCCACAATTACAGCTTATATTGATGATGGAAGCGACATACTTAGTTATATTGCTAAATATACTCCTGTTAGTGCTGGTCAAACAGTTGATCTTGTTATAGGACAAACTTCTTCGATATATCTTACAGAGGGTCAAAGTATTAAGTTAATCTCTAATGTGAGTAATCGTCTTTCCGGCTTTGCTAGCTATGAAAAAATATCATAATATTAATGGAGATAAAAAATGAGCAGACCATTCACAGATATTGCTAAAAGTAAAAACAGTCAACCTATTAAAAATGGTACAACGATTACATCAACAACTTTTACCGGAACACATAATACTAATAATACCAATGTTAAAAATACTCCAGCTATAAGTTCTATTCAGAGTAAATATGGTAATAGATTCTATAACGGTATTTTTGTACAATTAGTTGATGATCAAACATTGGTTGGTGGCTAATATGAGTATAAAAAGAATAAACGAATTTCCAACAGGTAGTGGATCACTAAGTAGCGATGATATATTTTTATTCATGGACAGTCCATTAGTTAGCGGAGTTACTAAAAAAATAACTTTAAGCGAACTCACTAGTGCTATAGGAGTCGTAGGTTCTTCATCAGACAGATTAATTAAAGACGATAAAGAAGTTATACTTACTGGAAATGGTTCTTTAACATTACCCAGCGGCAGCATATTCAGTGAAACAAATAATACAGTATCTTTAATGCCTCCAACAGCAGCTTCTGGACAGAGTTTAGTAATTCGTCCAACCGCAGCTATTTGGGCAATTAGTTCTAGTAATTATATTGAATATGGTAATCCTATTACTATTATAGTTACTTTACAAACCTGGTCTTATTTTGGAACAGTAAACTATACAATCTCTGGTACTGGAGTTACCCCACAATCATTGGGTCGAGCACTAACTGGTAAACTAACTTTCGTAAGTACAACCGGTCCAGAGGCAGAAAGTATTACTTGGACAATACCAGCTAATAGTACTATTTCTGAATTTACTCTTACACTAACAAGTGTTGATGGCACAAGATCCACTAATGAACAGACTCAAAATGATCCAGCTTTATATTATGATTTTGAAGAAAATGCTATGCCCATTGGTCAGTTTATTACTGTAACTAATAATGGAATATCTAGTTCAGAACATAGTCATGTACATCTTGTGGCAGGAGATCCTTCGACGGTTGATATTTATTTGGGTGATGATGATCAATATGTTAAGATTGAAAAAGATGGTGGAGATGTTGTGATCGGCACCGATTCAAATACCAATCTCTGGACTTTTGGCACAGATGGGGCATTAACATTACCAGCTAGTGGTAGTATCACATTCTCAGATAACACCACTCAAACTTCTGCTGGAGTACCAAGTAATACTGGACTAGTTCCAAATTCAATTAATATTACTAATATAGTTAGTATATCTCAAGCAAATTACGACGCTCTTGTTACTAAAAATTCTACTACTTTGTATGTTATCTCATAAATGTCTATATTATTAAATAATTCTGTAACATCTGCTATTAAATTAGGTAATAATAATGTTTCTAAAATATTTTTGGGAACAGAACAAGTGTTTCCTGTTTTTGGAAGTTCTGGTTTTCAATGGATGACAATGAATTCTATTACGGAATCTACAGCATCAGGAATTGGTCAAAATAATATAACAGTCAATATTACCCAGAACGGTGGTGGCATGTTTTTGCATACTGGAATGGTTGCGTCCGAACTCTTTCCCGCAGAATATGGAGTACCAACTAGCGGTAATCAAATTGCAAACACAGAGCAGGGAGTATTTACTGCTGTATTTAGCCAACCAATCACGGATGCTTTGGTTGCATTTGCAAGTGTTGGTCAAGCGGGCGGAGCAGTTCCCGTACAAGTGCTTGATGGGAATGGTGATCCAAAACCTTTTACTCCTATTTGGTCGTCAAACGGTATTGTTCCCAACACACAAACAATATACCTAAACCAAGTAAATTCTACACAATATACTCAATTTGTTGGAGAAGAAGGTTTTAACATTATACGAATCGACGGAACAATGAGTAGTGTGACGTTTAATTACGGAGCTGCCGAATATTACTGCACAGTTTGCTTCGGATTTGTTGACCAAAACGTATAGTGCTAATCGGTGTATATTATTCTAAATATATAAATCCTATCTTTATTTGGAGTTTAATATGGTAAAACCCGGCTATAGAACTAGTGAATTCTGGTTAACCGTAGTAAGTTTTATTTTTAGTGGTCTATACCTAGTGGGATTATTGGATGATCATGGTCAAAAAGAAGATCTAATAGCAGAAACTAGTAGAGGAGTTGAGGCCTTTATTTTGATTATAGGTCAATTAGCGGTACTATTTCGCTATATTAAAGGACGAACAGAAATTAAAAAAATTTGGTGGAGTTCAGAAAAAGACAATCACCCAGAATCTCCAAAAACCGAAACGATAACGGTTCCCAAACAGAAAAAGAAGCCAGTAACCAGAAAAACCAAGAAAAAACCACAGATTAAAAAATAGCCGTTTTTGGTGTACTACTTATAGTAGCTCTTATATAAAGGATAAAACTATGTCGGTTTCTGTAGAAATACAATCTCTTATACTATCAGAAGTTGATAAGCTAATAGATCAAGCCAAACAATCACTTAAAGAAGTAAAAGCTGTTGCTATATCTCAAGCGTGGAAAATATTGCAACTAGCAGTAGCTAGCACAGTTCAGATCATAGAGAATAGTGCGACAGACCTAACTGGTAAAGATAAAAAAGTTATTGCTATGGATCTATTATCTAAGTTTTATGATAGTGTTTTCATTGTGATAGATATTCCCTTTGTTCCATCTCTGGTTGAACCTATTATACATAAGTATCTCAAATCGTTTTTGATGATACTAGTAAGTTCTACCATTGATGCTATGGTCACAACATTTAGACAAACGGGCGTATTTGTTGATCCTAGTGTAAGGGTAAATACTTTTGTTGATGTTAAACCCAGAGTTTCAGATAAATAAGAGAGGCTAAGATGAATTTTACAGAAAGTTTTCAAGAATTTAGCAGCAAGTTAGGCCCAACGGATCTGGCTCTTTATGCTGGTGTGGGATTAGTATTATGGGTATTGTTTAAGGATAAACTTAGTCCGGTTCAAAAGTTTCTTTTATCACTAACCGAGAAGATTAAGAGTGGATCAGCCTTACCGGTTGTTAATGTTCCAACTATTGATCCAGTAGTTTTGCCGTCTAAAAAGAATGATACAGAAGACACTTTTTTTAAGCTGGTAGTAAGCTGGAAACAAACTCGCGATCTTGCTGTTCAGAGCGGATGTTCTGAAGCAGTTAAGGTGGCTGATCAAATGTTTCCTTTCTTAAGTCCTAATGTTTGTAACAAGGATGCTGTCAAATGAATAAGAATATAATTCTAGTTGTTGCTGGATTACTAATATTGGTAGGGTTAACTAAGTTAGACCCATCTAGATTTGTGCCAGTTTCCCCAGCTAATGTAGATGTGATGGAGCTAACTGCTCCAACAGACGAAACTCTTAAAAAAGAAGCAAATGATGTAGTAACTTTGCTTAAAGGTTCGGGTGGTTCAAAAAATGATTTTAAGAGGTTGCGAGACTTGAGTCTTGATCTAGGACGATTGGTTAAATTAGATGGCGAAGATGTTGTAATTAAAAATACTGATGAGATTCGCCAAGCTAATAGTATTGCTGGTCCTATGTTAAAGTTGGATGTGAAAGGCAAATATCCAAATTTAGCCAAAGAAGCTAAAGAGGTCATGTTCGCAGCAGTTGGCGACGATAATATCAATCTTTCAACAGAACTAAGAGCTAAGGCTGTAGATGGTTTCAATGCATTAGCTTGGGCTTATAATGAGGCTAGTAAATAATGGCAAGAATGACACCAAAAGAATTATATGATAATTATCGTAATGGTTTTAGTGGTTGTTTATTTGAACAGCACGTATATGATCATTTGATGGAAACTTCCAAATATCCACTATTCGGTGATGCTAGTAAAAAAATTAGTGGTAGTGGTAAGGGTAAACTATCAACACCATATAAGAGTGTGTTAAAATTTGATAAAAATCCTTATAACGAAAGACAAACCACTGGGGATTGTGTTAGTCATGGAACACGAAACGCTTGTGATGTTACAAGAGCAGTAGAAATAGATGTACATAACGAGAGAGAGGATTGGACAGCAAGGGGTGCAACAGAGGCTATCTATGGATATAGGGGATTTAGTGGACAGGGCATGAGTTGTGCCAGAGCAGCTGAATTTGTTAGTAAGGTTGGTGGTATTGTGGTAAGAAAGAATTATGGTTTTGTGGACTTTAGTAAATATAATGGTAATTTAGGAGCGGGTTGGGGTGGCAGAGGTCTTCCTGATAAGGTATTAGACCTTTCTAATGATCACCAGATCAAGACAGCTTCACTAATACGAACAGTAGAAGAAGCTCGTGATGCTCTTGCTAATGGTTATGGGTTAGCCGTATGCTCTAGTTATGGATTTAGTAATACTAGAGATAAAAAGGGATTCGCAAAAGTATCTGGTAGTTGGGCTCATTGTTATATGTCAAATTCTTTAGTTTTTACCCCCGATGGAAATAAAACTATCAATAGTTTTTACGTAGGAGATAAACTATTTAATCATATCGGAGAAGTCGATTCTGTAAGTCATGTTTTTGAAAAAGACTATGATGGAGAAGTGGTATCTGTTAGAGCTTGGGGATTACCTTCTTTTAATGTAACAGCAGAGCATCCTATATTAATTTTTAGAAATATAAGAGATATTAAAGAATATGAAGACATAGAAGAGTCCGATGGCGGGGTATTAGTTATCAAAAAGCAAAAACAAAAAGTTGAAAAAAGAAAATTAATGTGGGTGGAAGCAAAAGATATTATAGATACGGACTGGCTAGTTACTCCAAAAACAAAATTTCAATCAAAACCATTCGCAGGATTACCATATATAGGTATTAGTAATAAAACCAAAAATATTCCGGAACAACTAAATCATCCTAATAACGATGTTGCTTGGATGTTTGGTCTATATATTGCCGATGGAAATAGTGTAAAAAATCATAAAATTTGTTTTACCTTTTCTATTACAGAAAAAGATTATATAGCTAGACTAAAAAAAGCTTTTGATATATTGGGTCTTAAAATCAGAATTAAAGAACACACAACCTATATCCGAGTGTACTGTGATTCTTCCGTATTAGCTCGTTCATTTGATAGCTGGTTTGGTCATTATTCTACAGAACGACAAATACCAGAATTTTTATTAACCGAAGGGTGGGATGTAGAAAGTATTATAGATGGTATTTTTTGTGGTGATGGTTTCTATAGAAAAGAAATCAAATATATCAGTATGAGCAATAAACCATTAATTTATCAATTAAGAAATATATTAATTAATTTAGACTATAAGCCAACTATATTTGAGCAAAAACATGGGGATACTGCTTATAATTCTCATAATAGCTCTTATACTCTAGCCTGGAATTTGAAGAATGCTGTATCCAAACTAAAAAACGATAGTAATTATTTATATAATCCTATTAGAAACATTAAATCTAATAAATATATAGGTAAAGTATATAATTTAGAAGTTAAAAACAATCACAGTTATATAGTAGACGGAGTAGCATCTCATAATTGCATGGCATGGATAGCATGTGATGATACCCAAGGAGAACCAGCATTTCTAGTTCAAAATAGCTGGGGCAAATGGAACGATGGTGGTCATCCAGAATGGGGACCAATTCCAGATGGATCGTTTCTTATTCACGCAGATGTTGCTGAAGGTATGCTTTCTCAAAATGGATCGTATGCTTTTAGTGGATTCGACGGGTTTCCACTACAAAAACTCCCAGATTACGGCTTTGATACCTATCTCTAAAATATAGGCTATTTTGTGGTGTATTAATATATGTAGCATTAATACTCTATGAGGTGGTTTATGAATTTAAGAGAAAGATTGCAAATCAGAGCATTAATCAATCTCATTATTAGCGTAATCGAAAGATTAGCTGCTCTTTTTGACAAATATGGTCCGTCCAAACCAAAGCCAGAAGTTACTCCTTCTCCAAGCAAACCTAACAGACCAAGACCACTTAAGAAAGTAATAGATAGTATAGATAAAGTTATCCCTCTTCCATGGAGGAAGTAATATGAATAAAATAATGTGTGGAATATTAGCTATAGGCTTTCTCTCATTTCAAGACTCATACTATGGCTCTACAACCGCCCCAGTGGTCATAGCTGGAGGTATTATAAAAGCTAAGCACTCAGACGAGATCACAATTAAACACAAGCGCAAAGACTGTCCTGTATGCAAGGGTAAGGGTTGGTATATGAGTGGTGATGGTATTAAAAAAATAGATTGTAATTATTGCGAACCGGATGAAGGTTCAGGAACTATTTCTATTGGTCCAATTAAGTCCGTCACACCAGCGCCAACTCCTCCTCGTAAAGATTGTCCAAATGGTGTTTGTCCCTTACCTAAAAACAACAAAAGGTAAACTAATGGATAGTAATGAAAAACTTAAAAATATAGCAATTAAAATTCTTGAAAAATCTCAAGTGCAAAGAAATGATGAATATGGCTTTGCTATTGTTACTATTTTGATGATAATTAGCATTATACTCACTTGCGTCAGAATACTACAAGAATGTAATAAAAATAAGTTATCATCTAGTTGCTCTCCGGAAGATAAATATATATTATATGGAGAACAAATAAAAACATTTTCTAGAAATCGTGGTTGGTTTACCAAAATGAGAATCAAAAAAGTTTTACGCAAAGAAATGAACAGAGAAGATTATGAAAAATATGGGCTAAGCATACTATCGGCCCTGCTGAATACAGGAGAAACTCTCACGGATGATGATATTCAAACCTTAGTGGAGGCTGCCAATGTTTAGTCTATTAGTATGGTGTGTTTATGGCTTATTCGTGGGATCAATTGCTAAAAGTTTAGTTCCTGGCGAAGAAAATTTTGGTTTTGTTAAAACGGTCGCTCTTGGAGTAGCAGGATCATACATGGGTGGGGCTATTTTATATATGATTGGTAAATATGAAACTCTATCTCCTGCTGGACTATTTGCTGGTACAGTTGGTGGTGTGCTAACTCTTGTTTTATATAATAAATTAACCAGCAAATAAATTATGCTATCTCCCCAGGAATTATATTTGCAGTACACTCTGGAGCCGTGTTATTATGACTCCATAATCATGTATGAAGCTAATGGTACTCCGTATGATTTACCTCGTTTAATACGATTTCTGAGACATCTAAAGTATCCATGTATAGAAGGCGCTCCTTATGTTGATATAGTACCTTCTGAGCAAAATCCTTTAGGGATAAAAGATACGGGAGCAGGAAAGTTAGGAATACCATATAAATTTTTAAGCCGTATAGATGCAGAAGCTTTTACAGAAATTCAACCAACAACAAGAAGCGGCACATCTCATGCTGTAAGAAATGCTTGCGACATTACCAGAGCATGCGATATTGAGAATACTAGAGAATATCATAAATGGGAAAGTCGCATGTCTGCTGAGTATCTTGAGCATTTTGGTAACAACTCATTACCGGACTGTTTAATGATGTTAGGACCAGATATTGTAACGGAGGAAATAGCTCAAAATCAGCAGGCACCAGGATGCTCTTATAGAGAAGGAGACACAGAGTACTTCTTTAACTGTATAAAGAATCCAGAGAAAGGAGCGGCAGGAGCCGACTTTTATTGCAAAGTTTTTCCTCCTGAAACTACTCCTAAATGTGTAAGTTGTGAAACTTGTAATCCAGAAGAGCCGGGTAGTTTATGTTGTCAGGCTAAAACCTGTGTTGAAAATAAAGAAATGTGCTGCGGGGCGCCAGAAACTAATAGATTATATTTTTCATACATACAAAAAAATTCTAATAGCAAACTTAACCTAGATACTATTATCGAACTACGAATGATGATGGATATAGACTTTTCCACTCTAAAACATATTGGAATCCTAAAAAGGAAAAGTTATGGAGGATATGGTAATTTTATTAATAATAGTGGTCCTAATTTTTATGCGTGTACTGATGATATATTTTTAAAATATTTTCAAAGTAAAAATAACTATAACTATAAAAATGCTGCAGAAATAATGCCCGGTACCACGGATTATGTTAACGATCATACAGCCATAGAAAGATTTAAAACAATATCTTTTATTGGCGGAGACGATAATACTAGAATGAATAGAATAAAAGACTTACTATTTAATGGATATGGTGTTGTCTGGATGACTAATGTAGGATTTCCTAATTCACGAGATTCTAGCGGCGTAGCTTATCCAGATAGAATTTGGTATCATACTTTTTCTATTATAGGCTATGATGATACAAAAATAGAGTATCCTGAGTGTGTGTATTTGATTGCAAATAGTTGGGGGGACTGGAATAGTGGAGGAGAGCCTAGCTGGGGACCTATTCCTCCAGGATCTTTTTTGGTTACAGAAAGTCATCTTAAAGGAATGACTAAATTTAATCACAGTCCAAGCTTTAAGGGTTGTAGAAGTAAATTTTGTCCATCTAATGTTGCTTCTGCTGGAGCTAGGATAGGACTAGATTTGCAAGAGAACAATATCATTCTTTCGCCTGACTTACCTTCTTTATTAGCTGTTAGTGGATTTCTTTCTAATTCTGATGCTCTGTTGTATAGACTTATTAATGCTCTAAATAATGGACCAAATACTGGCCCTTGTGTAGATGAATTTATTAGAAAACAATATGAGGGCTGTAATGCTAATCCTCCAACAGGAGAATGTTGCTCTGGTAGTAGTAATTGTATTCCCTATTATTGCGGGAAAAATCAGTCTGCATTTGGTTTATTATTTGCGTTATCTACAACTAAAGGTTTTCCTAAAAGAAATCTAAGTTATAAACAATTTTATCCAATCAACAATCGTAAATTATTGGATAGTGCAACTTTATATTTAGATGAGTAAAAACAATGTCTAATAACTGGTGTGATTCTAGTAAGTGGTACAAAAATGCTGAATTTAGCAAACCACATAAAACTATACCAATAAATGAAGTTAATGACATTGTAGTAGAAAGTATAAATTTAAAAATCGACGATATTACATGTTTTACAAAAATTCCATCTATAGAAAGCATTAATATTAATGTAGAAATTGATTCTACTACAAATGATAATTATTCATATACATTCGGGCAAAAAAAATTTACTTGCGAAAACTTAAAAACTTCGACACTTACGGTTGGTCCGGGGGTTACTCTTACTCACTGGGAGCCTGGAGAATTTTGCTATTACGAAGCTGAAACCATATTATCAACCGGAAATGTATTTATGGCTTCATTGGTTATAGATACTGATCAATTTAATTTTAATTGTAGTGGCAGTCCCACAGAAATGACTTTCGGGGGCAAGGGCTCAATAATTAATTGTAAAATAAATACTAATAGCTTCTGTATATGTGGTGGTTTTGCTTTTGATCAACCAGCAGTTATTGGGTGTGATATAACGGCTTTGTCCGGAACTATAAATTGTAATAGTTGGATAGCTAACACAAACCTTACAGTAAATAAATGTGATGTTATTTTGGGTAATTTTCGTGAGAAAGTTACTGGTGTTGGTGATTTTTCTTTTTATAATGGGTCTTATTTTGATGGAACTATTTATGGAAATGTTTTGTTTGATCGTGGCTCAAGTAATCGTGGAACGGTTGTAGGCAGTGCTATTTTTTCAACAGGAAGCTCTTTCAGTAAGTCCTATAATTTCGGAACAGTAACTGGTAATTGTATTTTTTATGATCAAGCAGAAAACTGGGGAAACATAATAGGAAATGCACACTTCATAAACTCTATTAATAGAGGAACTATAATTGGTGATGTAATTTTTGAAACCACAGGACAACCGTGGCAGCGAGGAGGTTATGATTTTAGCACTAATCAAAGTATTATAGCTACAAACTACGGTAGTATATCTGGTATAACTACTTTTAAAAATGCCACTAATAGAGGCATATTATTATCTGATGCTACATTTACATCTCCATATAATTCTTATGATAGTCAATCAATCAATTATGGTTCTATTTCTGGTGACAATAGTATTACTTTTATTAATTCAATTAATTCCGGATTGATTATAAGTTCTGGTGATTTTTTTCGCGAGCACACAAACCTTGAAGGTGCTCAGAGCCTAGCACAACAACTAATAGAAGAAGGTAATCCTTTTGTTATTGTAGATATAGAACAAAAATATGGACCGTATGTTGGAAAAGGATGCAGTGTTTCTTTCTTGTCTGCTGTAAATCCAATTAATTCAGATGATCAATTGTATATAGGTTCGCGCAACTATGGAACTATCAGAACCGAGGGAGAGATAATATTCAAAAATTCTAACAATTACTTTCCGATAAAATCACCAAATATAACATTTAATCAAATAAGTATCAACAACAGTTCTTTAACTTCTCAAAATGTCTCGTTTACACAAGATAGTAAGAATTATGGCAAGATAAGAGCATTGATATCCAAAGATTTCTTTTTGATAGGGAGAAAAAAAGATAATATTGAGGGTGTTCCATCGAGAAAACAGCCTTTCTTACTAGAAGCAATAGAATATGATGTTCCTCATTTATTTATGCAAGACTATACTAGTGGGAATTATGTTTCTAATTTTTTTGACCAGGAAACAATCCCAAATATTCATTGGTACAAATGGTTAAGAGAAAATTTAGATAGTTTTAATTGTCAATTTACTAACTCAACTAATTTTGGTGATCAGGTTGTCAAAGCTTCGTTCAACAATGCTGTTAACGCAAATGAAGGAAGAATAGTTGGTCAAGCTTTTTTTTATTCATCAATAAATGCAGGTTCTGTATATTCAGGAGCTTTTTATAAACAAAGCTATAACTTAAGTTATGCTCAAGCAGTAATTAACCAGGCTTCTTTTTTCGATACTTCTGCTAATTCTGGACTTACTGGTTTGATTTATGGTAGATTTAACGATAAAAGCTATAATCATGGTTGGTCAGAAAATGCTAGTTACTATGACAATAGTCAAAACTATGGTCGTGGAGAATATGCATCTTTTTATGATAAATCTAGAAATGGAATATATTTAAGCTTTAATAATAATCAATTAATTGGCGGATATGGTAATGATAATCCTATTCTGGTTGGTGCTACTTTTAATGATTCATCTATAAATTGTCATTATTATGTGAATCAAATGGGGGATGTAGTATATAATCCAAATGTAATAGTAGCACAATTCCATGACAATAGTATTAATTATGGCTCTGGTGGCAATGAAAACTTCAGTTTTGATTTTTATGATAAATCTTCGAACGAAGGATTTTGTTTAAAAGCCAACTTTGAGAATAGTGCGATAAATAAAAAATTTGTGGGGAGCGGATCGTATATCGACTCATCATCTGCTTCTAAAAACAGCTCGGGATTAATTTGGTTTTTTTATAATCAGTCATATAATGAAGGCTTAGTCAATAGTGGAATATTTCAAGATAATAGCTCTAACAGAAAAACAGGAGCAGCAACCAATGCATTATTTTTAAATTTCTCTAAAAATGCAGGATCATTTGATAGAATTAATAGAGCAAATATCATTTTTAGCGGATATTCAGTAAACCTATCTACTATATATAATAGCATTGTAAGTTTTGGTCAAAATAGTGTTAATTCTGGTAATCTTATTTTTGGTAATAATTTTATTTTTAATTCAGATGGTATTTTTTTAAAAATCAATGACGACCTGACCCATTACTCTGGACCAAACGGAGATTTAGATAGTGATAAATTACAGTTTTTATCTGATTTCTATACCGGATTTTTAAATAATAAATTAAGCTTTCTAGATTATTCACAAAATTTAGCAAATTTATATGGCTACAATCAATATAATTTTTTGCATAACTCCACAAACAAAGGAAATATTACAAATTATCCAGTGGTAGCAAATGAACATACCACAGCAATCTTCAGTGGTTCCTCACCGCAGTCATGTATCAACAGCGGTAGTATTGCAGGAAAATCCTCATTTAGCAATACTATTAATTATGGAAATGTTATATATCCTTATTTTTATAACTCAATAAACTATGGCAAAATACAAGGACCAGCTTCATCGGGAGATAATATTTTCGAATCAGTATATTTTACTAATTCTGTTAACTCTGGATTGTGTAATTTAAGTTGTTTATTTTCAAACTCCATCAATTATGGTAACATATCTGTTAATACAGGAAATGATCCTAACGGCGTTGGTTCTATTATTTTTAATCAATCGGAAAACAGAGGATTTTTAAGTGCTCGTACTATTAACTTTACTCTTTCTACAAATTATAGTAATATTCAAGCTTACGATATGACGATGACCAGCAGCACTGGATTTAGAGCCATATATAGAATTAATAATGACGCTTGGTTTTATAGCTCTGTTAACTATGGCAATATATCTACTAATACTGGTAATCGATATATTATAATAAATAATTCTTTAAACGATGCAGATATAGGAGTTAGTTATAGTGTGGACTTCACTAATTCTTTACATAGAGGAAATATACAAAGTACTTTTATGACTATGAATAATAGTACCGGATGTGGTGGTACTTATACAGTAGAGTGGCCTGATTTTAATGACTCTCCCGTAGCATCGGGTATAGTTCTATATACTCGTTGGGGTAAAATAGATCTTGATAAATGGAATGAATATCCATATCCATTATACAATGCGTATGGCATATTTAATTGGAGCGATGTTGGAGGTATCGCAAACCAAGTCCCTAGATTCACCACCTGTTCAGGAAGAATATAGTCAAATAGAATAAAACTTGACTTCCCAAACACTAGAACTATGATAATTGATCATGACAGATCAATCAAAAGCCACTAATCGCCCATCGTGGAACGAATATTTTATAGGACTAGCTCACGCAGTAGCAATGCGCAGTCATGACATTCAAACCAAACACGGTTGTGTCATCACAGATAAGGACAATAGAATTTTGGGAGTTGGATATAATGGATTTCCAAAAGGATTAGACGATAGCAAACTGCCTAATACTAGGCCAGATAAATATCCTTGGATGATTCATGCGGAAAGGAACGCCCTCTCAAACTGCACCATAAGACCAGAAAATGGAATAGCATATGTTACTGGTCAATGCTGCAATGATTGTATCATGGCCCTATGGCAAGAAGGTATTACCAAAGTATTTATGAGGAAAAACCACGGAACTCATCTGTTTGATGATGAACACCAAAAAAGATTCAACTTGTTTATACAAATGAGCGGTATTAATATAGAGTATATCGATCCCGACCTATCCTGGATTAGGAATATTAAAATATGATCTCATATTGTGTTACAGTATATAATGAAACCAAAGAGATTATCAAGCTAATAACGCTACTTAATGGTGCTAAAAAAGATAATGATGAACTAGTCATTATTCAAACATACAGAGACGAATCCGAAAAAGAAACAGACAATTATAAGCTTATAGAAGAAATTTGCCAGAGATACTCTAATAAATATAGCACTTTCCATTTTAAAAATAATTTTGCTGAACTTAAAAACTATATGACTAGCCAAGCATCTCAGCCATATATTTTTAATTTTGATGCTGATGAGGAAATGCGTTTTGATGCTATTCAAGCATTAAGAAAAGAGATAGCTTCCAATGATATAGATTTATATTATCTTCCACGTATTAATATTGTTGATGGATTAACTGAAGAGGATATTAAAAAATGGTCATGGAAAATAAATGAAAAAGGATGGATAAATTGGCCAGACTACCAGCCAAGGATTTACAAAAATAATAACTTAATACACTGGAGTGGATTTGTACATGAGCACCTAGAAGGATTTAAATCTAGTGCCGCTATTTCAGACGATGGTAGAGTAGCTATTTTGCATAGAAAACACATAAATAAACAAAGAAGTCAAAATTCATTCTATAAAAATATGGCAAAAAATAATGTTCATGAATATTAAGGTTTACGGAGCTAAACAATATTGGTGTCAAGTCCCTCGTATAATGCAGGGGTTTGCTGGCTTAGGTCACAATGTCGGCCCCTCCGATAAGTATGATTTTGTATATGCCAATAACTTTCCTTATTCATCGAGAGATCCAGACTATCAAGACTGCGCATTAGATAATGACGTATTCAAAATATTTAATGTGTTAGATATTCCTACGCACATTAGTAGTTTCCCAATAGATCAGCTCAAGGATGAATTATCCCATGCGTCGGTAGTCACCTGCATTAGTGAGCCAGTCAAAAAACAACTACATGAAATTATAGGTATTGATGCTTATGTTATTGATAATCCAATTAAAGATATTTTTTATGACTCTTCTATAACCAAAGATATAAATTGTTTGTATGTTGGAAGAGCCACAGACCCAGTTAAAAGAACACACTTGCTTGAGCCATTATTCGAAGAAATTATTTCTGTCGGCCCATTTGGTGGCATTGGCCATAATCTTGGAATGGTAAATGATATTAATTTAAATCAACTCTATAATAGAGCCAAAATTGTACCATTACCTTCTAGTTTTGAAGGATTAGGATTAACAGCTTTAGAAGCAATGGTTTGCGGAGCGGTGCCTATTGTTTGTTCAGACAATCCCAATTCCGAATTATGTCCAGAGTTTTGCATTTGTGATCCTACCAAAGAATCAATATCAAATAAATACCAAGAAATATTGAATAATTTTGAAGAATATAACAAGCATATAATGCTCTATTGCAGTAATCAAATCCAGCACAGGTTTTCTAAGTTTCAAATTGCTAAAAATATTCTAAACTTATATAAATTTTACACTCATGAATAATAACTACTATAATTTTTTTGATAGACAGCCTATAGAAGTATATGAAAATAGTCATCAACTTAGGCTTGACTATTTTGTTAAAGATTTTAAGTTAAAAGAACTTAACAATCTAAGAATTGGTGATTTTGGATGCGGGTATGGAATGCTATTTAATAGACTACCCAAAAATCAAAATAATACCTTCTATGGATGGGACGGATACGACAACAAAGCAGCATCAGAAGTTTGCGAATATTTTGTTACCAATCTTGATTCAAAATTTGCAGAAATATTTCTAGAAAAAAATGCACCAATTGATATTGCCTTTTGTTTAGAAACCATAGAGCATGTAACCAACCCATACAATTTATTGTTTGAGATCAAACAAATCCTAAAGCCTGGAAGAATTTTATATATTACTATACCACATAGTAGTATTACTCATAATACTATTTATCCAGGATTAATTTATCCACCAGAAAATTTTGATACCTTTCTACGACAAATGGCTTTTGAAATTATGGACAGAAGAATACACCAAGCGGCTTTTGTGCAAGTAGTATACACACTGCGTAATTTAGGATGGGATAGTTCAAAAATGCTCTGGCCAAAATCAGAAGAAAAATTTAAAAATATTCCTCCTCATATATTCGTTAATATTTAGATAAAGGATAGTCAAATGGGTACTCTTAATTATTTTAATTTACAACAATATATCAAACAATATAATACGACTATCTTTTTTGAAACAGGTACGTACAAAGGAGACGGTTTAGTATCAGCACAAAGATATGGATTTAAAAAATTAATATCTGTAGAAATTAATCAAGAACTATATACTAATGTTAGCAAAAAGTTCAACAATATCAATAACATAATAATTAAACTAGATAATAGCCTATCTGCGATGTCAGATATATTACCAACAATTGAAGAAAATATTATTTTTTGGTTAGATGCTCATTATCCTGGTGCTGATGCTGGCTTATCTTCTTATAGTAGTGATGAACCTAACAGAATAAGATTACCATTAGAAGAAGAACTATTAATGATACAAAAACTTAGAAAAAATCACCAAGACGTTATACTCGTTGATGATTTAAGAGTCTATCTCAATAATGGCGAATGGTGTTCAAAAAATAAAAGAACAGATCTAAAACCAAATAAAGAATTTGATAATTCTAATTTTATACAAGATATTCTATCTGATACTCATAATTTACAAATATTCTATGATGATGAAATATATGGGGTCTACACACCAAAATAAAAGTTATTCTATCTTATGACAACTGCAAATAAATACATAGACCATCTAATAAAAACAGAAGCTGGGAGAGATCATATATTTAAACATTGTTTAGACATGTTTAATCATAATCCAGTCAATATATTAGAGATAGGAGCAGCTAGAGATTTATCTGATCAAGCCAGATTTGGGGACGGATGGAGTAGTATTTTTTGGGCTAGATATATAGAACAATATGGCGGTAGACTAGATATAATAGATATAGATAATCAAGCGCTCGAAAATTGCAAAAAATTAGTTTATGGAATTAATGCGAAAATAAATTTTTTAAATGATGACGCATATAATCATATCTCTGATAGTACATATGATTTGATATATTTAGATGGATCAGATGATCCACAAGAGATGCTTAGGCAGTTTAATAAAATAGATAGAACACAAGCAGTGATTTTATGTGATGATTTTAATAGTAAGGGTTCAGCATTAAGATTAGAATATCCTATTTTTGATTTATTTTATCTTACTGGAAGCAGATTTGAGATGGCAGTATACAATAAAGTATCAAGTTGAAGAGTTTTTATGAAAAAAACTTTTATAGGATTTAATCATGGACAGTACGGGGATTTGTTCATAGGTTTAACAGCGGCCTCAGTCTTAAAACAAAAATATCCAGAGTCTAGACTCATATACTCTATTAATAAAAAGTTTTCAGACTGTAAAGAAATATTTTTACATAGTGATCACATAGACGATATAATCGTATGGGATAAATATGATGATTGGCCAGGAGAGCAAGATGTATTCATGATACAAAATCTCATAGATATCTATGGGAAAAATTTGCATGTATTCGATCCAAATGCTAAACACAAAGAAATAAACTGGTATTTACATAGGCACCAGACAACAGAAAACTGTTTAATGCACAATCTTCCAGAACCATCGGAAGAACAAATGGACTTCTCATTAAATATTCCTGGACAAATATGTAGACAAGATTATATAACAATAGCTCCTTTTACTAGTTTTGGAAGTCCAAAAAATTTAACGCATAAAATACTAGAGAAAGTTCAAAAATTTGCTTTGCAATTCAATCTTCCTATTGTCCAGCTTGGTGGACCAAATGATTCTACAATAGAAGGAGCTACAAAATTTAATGGTACATATTTTGAATCAGTTAAAGTAATGTTATCTAGTAGATTTTTAATATCGGCTGATACTGGAATGATATGGGCTGCGTCAGCATATAACCATCCAGTTATTGGGTTTTATGGTTATTCCTTCTATTCAGGTGCTACAACTGCTATTAATTGGCAACCTAAAAATCATAATCAGATATCTATAGAATCATACACTATAAACGACATAGATTTATCAGATTTATATAATATTCTAGAATATGTCAATAAAACATCAATCAGAAGTAATATTATTGTTTAATAATATTGTTGTAGAAATATTAGGTATCCTTGAAAAATAAATTAATGATTCTACATATTCTGACCCTATTACTTTTTTATTTACATAGTCATCTCCAACTACCATAACTGATATACTATGATTTTTAATAGCTTTTATCAGAGATATTTCAGAATCAAAAACCACAACATTATCTACCCACTTAATACTCAAAAGCATTTCTTTTCTATATATATGAGAATTAATGGGTCTATTTAGACCCTTCATCTCACTGACTCTAGCATCGCTGTCGATACCAACTATCAATCTATCTCCTAAAGACTTAGCATATTTTAAAAGTCTAATATGCCCTACATGTAAAATATCAAAACATCCATTGACCCATATATTTTTCATGGTGTGGTTACCCCAAATTTTTCTACCACTACGGAAGAACACAAATTAGCATAATTGATACTTTCATCAATATCTTTGTTTTCCAAGAACTTAACCACCAGACCAGCCATAAAAGTATCCCCTGCTCCACAAACATCTCTTACTTCTATTTTTTTTGTTGGATAGTTTTTAACGACACTACCCTCATAAAGAGTAGCTCCATTCTCTCCTTTGGTTACAATTACCCGACAATATTTACTAATATCTTCGATGTCAACAATATTCTGCTTTAATTCTGTGCTATTAATCTTCAAAAAACTTACATATCTAATAAAATCTTTAATCTTTTTTTTTGTATCTATAAACACATAGCAGGATTTTTTAATTTTTTTACATATGTCAATAATACTTGTTTCAGATAAAAATCCTTTACAATAGTCAGAGAATACTATAACATCATATGAGTCAAAATCATATTGTTTAATATCGATAGGCTCACATGAATCATTGATATCTTCTCTAAATACTATAGTATTATATCTATAGTCTATAAATCTTCTTTTAATGATAGTAGTATTATTTGTTATTAGAGTAACATCCAAATCCGTATTCATTGCTAATATATTGTTATATACATTATGTGCCATGCCCATATTAGATCTTTTTTCCTCACTGGTTTTGAAACACAGAGCGGCAGCTTCCGGGCAAACCCTATCGCATATCCCATAAACATATTCATCTATACAAGATTCTCCTATCACAGCAATTTTATTCATTGAAAAAACTTTCTGAATTTATTGATTTATCATCTATATACAGATCATAATGAGGTTTATTAAATAATATATTATGTCTTCTGCATCCCCAAAAGTCCAACTGATTTTTAGTTAATTCAGACCAATCTCTATTACTTTTAGACCCTCTCGCTGTCCAATAAACTATTGTATGTCCTTGGTCATATAGGTTGTTTATTGCTCTGATTCTATCATATAATGGACTACTGTTGTCATAGTCACTATTTTCTGTCAAACAGATTGTATTATCAATATCTACATAGTATATCATATAGCTTCTATTATTCTATAAGAATCAGAATCCTCATGAAATGTTGATATCTCTATAAAATCACAAGGATAATGTGATTGAGCAGTAAATCTGTGCGCTGTCATGGGATTAATAGTAAAGGATTGACCCTTTTCTAAAATGATGCTTTTTACTAAGTGTTCTTCGGGATTTGTTTTCCATTCTTCTTTATCTAGTGAAGTAGAGTATTGTAGCTTTAATGTGCCACTAATAACATAAAAAGTTTCTTTTTTATTCTTATGATAATGTACTGAACACCAGCGATTTGGAACCACATGTAAATGCTTGCCGCAATACAAGCTATTATTCTCTATCCAAATTTCATATCCCCATTTTTTTTGTATAAAATCCATAAATATTCCTATTCTTGTTTTACTTGGATGCTTCTCTATAATAAAAAAAGTCAATGAACTATCTAGTTAAAAACCTAATAATAAAATGAATATTTCAACAATAGTCGGTCTTAAAAATAATCTAGAATATACTAAATATTTTTACCAAACTTTCAGAAAGCTGTATCCAGATACAGAAATATGTTTAGTATCATATGGTAGTACTGACTATACACATAAATGGTTAAAACAAATAGCTACCAAAGATAGTAATGTTAAAATTTACTATAGTCATGAAAACGCCAGCTTAGCAACAACATATAATAAAGCAGTATCATTATCTACTAATAAGTACGTTGTTTTTTTACACAATGATATGATTGTAGGTCCAAAATTTCTAGAAAATATACATAAGCATCTTAATGATAATTCTGTCGTTTCTTATACTGTTGTTGAGCCACCAATTTTTAATAATACCTCAGTTGGTAAGGTATTAAATAATTTCGGTGACAATGTTGGTAATATCGACACAAATAAGTTCTATGAGTTTTGTGAAAGTTATCAACATGAATATCTCGATCAAGTAGAAGCAGGGTGTTCATTTTTTATGGCCTTAAGTAAAGAGACATTTGAAAAAGTGGGAGGATTTGATACTCTTTTTTACCCAATGTTTGCTGAAGATATTGACTTAATATGGAGATTAGAAGCAAATAATTTAAAACTTATTACATCAAAAGACGCTTTGTCTTACCATTTTGTTAGTAAAACATCAAGATTTTCTGATGAATTTATGAATACTTCTTCAGAAATAGAATATCGGTCAAATAGAAATTTTATTAGAAAATGGGGATCAACACTCAAAGGACCTAAATACTCGACATCAATAGCAATAAATAATTGTAATGATCAGATATTAGAGCTAATAGAACCATGGTGTAATAATATTTATATACATAAAAATTTGTCTAATTTATATGTTGACTACTTAAAAGAAGAACAAAAAAATACAAAAATTAACTTACGGAATAAAATACATTTTTTTGAAAATATAGATAATATTTTAACAAATGATAGCGTGCTTATACTATGTGACGCTAATAAAATTAATGAAAATAATTTTGGGTTATTAGCTAGGTTACCAACCATGATAAAAAATAACAATCAAACAGGAACTTTTAAGTTAGATATCTACACAATTATGGTTAAAAATTTAATTGAGTGTAGAAGTCATGTTGTTTAAATTTTTATGCAAAAATACAAAAGAAAATACTAGTTTTGCAACGTTAGATAATAGTCAAAATAATATAAATTATCATTTTATATTTCATCTTCATTGTGTGAATCATGAAAAAATACATTATGCCATAGCCAAATTAAAACAAAATTTATATATTTTCAATGGTTATAAAATAATAACAGTATCTAGCCCAAATAATGAGTTCCATAATAATATTATGTTTCAGAAGATTGTAGATGAATTATATGATCCGAGAACCATAATCATACCATGTATTAACTCATCAACCACCAAAGAATCGTCACACTTTTTTGATAAATCTGCTCCGCTATTACGAAGCCTATTAAAAAATGATGAAGAACAGAATTTTGTATTTTTTGGTCATGGGAAAGGATGTTCTCATCCAGAAAAAGATTATGCCGTAACTTGTTGGGTAAATACATTATGGAAATATAATATTGATTTATTTTTTGATCTTGTCAAACCCAAAATAGAATCTAAATTATATAATTTTATTGGTTGTTTAAGAACAGACAAAGACTGCTATTTCAATAGTTGTTTTCACTATTCTGGTACCTTTTTTTGGTTCGATGCAGATATACTATTCCAAGATGATTGGTATAAGCCGCACAATCACCTACTGAGTTTAGAAATGTGGCCAGGATTAGTTTCTAGCATTGATCAATCGGTATGTTTATTTGATGTTGGAGACGGTAATAAATATCAATACCATTTTTGGTACAATCAGGTCTTTGATAAAAGAGTTCCAACTCCACACACAATCAAATAAAAAATTTCGACCTTCCCCAGAACACCAGAAACTCTAGTATACTGAATACGGTCGCGGTGTATATGGAACGTATTCCCATAATCCGACCACAAAAGGTGCTTATATGATTTTTGAAGAACAAATATCTCGCAAACCAGACAATTATCCTTGGACACAAGAATTCATAACGGCCATGCACAACGGGTTCTGGACAGATAAAGAGTTTAATTTTAGTAGCGATACTCAAGATTTTAAAGTTAATTTGACCGATCAAGAACGAGAGATAGTTATAAGAGCATTATCAACAATAGGCCAACTAGAAATTAGTGTCAAAAAGTTTTGGGCCAAATTGGGAGATAATCTGCCTCACCCAAGTATTAATGATATGGGTTATGTAATGGCTAATGTGGAAGTCATTCATGGAGATGCCTATGAGAGACTGCTAGAAGTCTTAGGCATAGATGATGCTTTCGATGATATTCTCAAATTAGATATCATTAAGGGCAGAGTAAATTATCTACGCAAACATCTACATAAATTTCATGATAACAACAAAAAACAATTTATTTACTCACTAATTCTTTTTACTTTGTTTGTAGAAAACATTGCTTTGTTCTCTCAGTTTTATACTATTAGCTTTTTTGGCAGATATAAAAACTTGTTGAAAGATACTAACAAACAAGTAGAATATACCAGCAGAGAAGAAAACCTTCATGCTATGATTGGTATTAAAATTATAAACACGATCAAAAGCGAACATCCTGAGCTGTTTGATGAGGAACTGAAAGCTAAAATAGAACACGAAGCCAAAGATGCCATCAAGTATGAGTGTCAAATTATAGAGTGGATAGTAAATGGATACGACCATGAGAAACTTAGCTCTGATCTCCTCAAAGAATTCATAAAGAATAGGATGAATGAGTCTTTAAAACAAATAGGGTACGATGCTATTTTTGAAGCTGACAAGGAAATAATCTCAAAAACATCTTGGTTTGATGAACAAATATTAGGTAATAACATGACAGATTTTTTCCATAGTCGTCCTGTGGAGTATGCTAAACATTCTCAAAGTTTCGATGCTAATGATTTATTTTAGTTGAAGGATTATAATAGAAATAACAATGAATAAAAAATATTACTGGCTTAACTCTCATAGTCGCATTTTCTTGGAAAGAGGATATCTTAAAGAAGGAATAACTCCGGAAACTAGAGTTAGACAAATTGCCGAAACGGCTCAAGCTATCCTAAACACAGAAGGATTTGCTGACAAATTCGAAGACTATATGAGTAGAGGTTTCTATAGTCTAGCAACCCCAGTGTGGACTAATTTTGGCAACGATAGAGGGCTTCCAGTTTCCTGCTTTAATTCTTATATTCCAGATACTATGGATGGCATATTGAATAAAGTAGCAGAAGTTGGTATGATGAGCAAATTAGGTGGAGGCACCAGTGGTTATTTTGGAGATCTTAGAGCTAGAGGAGCTAAGATAAGTGTTGGTGGAGAAAGTAGTGGTCCTGTGCATTTTATGGAGTTATTTGACAAGGTTGCTGAGGTTGTGTCCCAAGGCTCTGCTCGTAGAGGTTCGTTTGCTGCATATCTTCCTGTAGAACATCCTGATATAGAAGAGTTTCTACAAATACGCAGTGAGGGTCATCCCATTCAAAATATGAGTATTGGTGTTACCATAGGTGATGAGTGGATGAAAGATATGGTTAATGGAGACAAAGAAAAAAGAAAAATTTGGGCAAAAATAATTCAAAAGAGATTTCAGACAGGCTATCCATATATTATGTTTAGCGATAATGTTAACAATGTTGCTCCTCAGCCATATAAAGACAAAAGACTAAAAATTAAGTCATCAAATCTATGCTCAGAAATTACACTATTTTCTGATGAGGATAATAGTTTTGTTTGTGTATTGTCTAGTCTTAATTTATTGCATTGGGACGAGATCAAGGAAACAGACGCAATAGAAACTTTAGTATATTTTCTTGATGCAGTCAATGAGGAGTTCATTAGAAAAACTGCTAATAGTCAATTTATGGAGTCTTCTCATAATTTTGCTAAAAACCAAAGAGCATTAGGTATGGGGGTTCTTGGCTGGCATTCATTATTACAGTCTAAGATGGTTCCTTTTGAGTCTATGGGAGCAAAAGCTTTAAATGTAGACGTATGGAAAACAATAAAATCTAAGGCAGACAAGGCTTCTGTAGAATTAGCTCATAGGTATGGAGAGCCAGAATTGCTCAAGGGCTATGGACGTAGAAACGTCACCACAGTCGCTGTGGCGCCCACTACGAGCAGTAGTTTTATTTTAGGGCAAGTGAGTCCATCCATCGAACCTTTAAATAGTAACTACTTTGTGAAGAAACTGGCTAAAGGTAGTTTCACATACAAAAATCCATACCTTAAAAAACTCCTAAAGGACAAAAATCAAGACACAGAAGAAGTATGGAAAGATATTCTTGTTAGGGGTGGTAGTGTTCAGCATTTAGATTTTCTCACACAAGAAGAAAAAAATATCTTTAAGACTTTTGGCGAAATAAGTCAGAAAGAAATTGTTATTCAAAATATACAACGTCAGAAATATATAGATCAGGCAGTATCTCTTAACTTAATGATACCTCCAAACTGTCCGGCTAAAGAAGTGAGCGAGTTATTGATTTTTGGATGGGAAAATGGAATTAAGACATTTTATTATCAGAGATCGAGCAATCCTGCTCAGGAATTAGCTAGAAGTATTTTAACGTGTAGTAGTTGTGAATCATAATCAATCATGAAAGGACAAAAGTAAATTATGGGAAACGTATTTCAGGACCAGACTAAGTTTATGGTGGCTTGTGATCAGACAGTATGTGAGTTTAATGAAAAGCAGTTAAATATGTATCATACTTTGATCAAGGAAGAAACTCAAGAATTACAAGAGGCTATAGACGCTAATGACAGAGTTGAAATTCTAGATGCTCTAATAGATATAATAGTAGTTACTGTGGGAGCTATCAATAGTATGGGAGCAAATGGAGAAGCTGGTTGGGATGAGGTAATGCGTACCAATTTTGACAAGATTGATTCTGTAACAGGAAAAGTAAAGAAAAGAGAGGACGGCAAGGTGCTAAAACCAGAGGGATGGAAAGCTCCAAATCTAGAGAATTTTGTGTTAAAATAATATAAATAGCCTTTATTAACGGTGTATTTTAATATGCATTGGTTTTACTAATTCTATTAATAAAGGGCCTAACTTGAGAAAAAAACCCAATAAGAAGAAAAGTAAAGTTATAGACGCAACAAACGAAATCAGGATGCCAGATGCTTATAGAAACAGACTAAAACCAAGAACAGATAATCAAAAGGAATACATCAGAACCGTAGCAGAAAACGTTATAACTTTCTGTCAAGGAGTAGCTGGTAGCGGCAAAAGTCATATAGCCGTAGGTTTAGCTCTAGAGTATTTATTAGATGAAAAAGTTAAAAAGATTATTATTACAAGGCCAGTAGTAGAATCTGGAGAAAAATTAGGATACTTACCCGGAAGTGCTGAAGAAAAACTTCATCCATATCTACTGCCCTTACTAGATGAAATAAATTATTTTATTCCAGCAGCACAATATGCTAATCTGAAAATCAATAACAAAATAGAGATTGTACCATTGGGCTTAATGAGAGGGCGAAACTTTCATAATTGCTTTATTGTTGCTGACGAATGTCAAAATGCTTCCTATGATCAACTTAAAATGTTATTGACTCGAATTGGCATGAATAGCAAGATGGTTGTAACAGGAGATACCAGCCAATCAGATTTACATAGACACATGCAGGGCGGCTTTTATAATATGATGAGCGTTCTTGAAGGTGTTGAAGGTATAGGTATTGCAAAATTAACATCATCTGATATTGTTAGAAATCCAATTATCGGCAAAATTATTCATCGTTTAGATTCTTTCGAAAATGAAAATAAGACACAGTAAATGCTTGGTGTTAAATGCTGATTTTACGCCATTAGCTATTGTTGATTGGAAAAGAGCTATAACATGGTCATTAATAGATAGCAATCATTCTCATATAGAAGTTATAGACTTCTACAAAAATGATTATATTAATGGTACTAATAACAAAAAATTTCCAATACCAGCAGTGATAAGAACATCTAAATATTTTAGAGTGAATAATGCTAAAGTTAATTTCTCTAGAAAAAATATTTTTATAAGAGATAATTATAGCTGTCAGTATTGTGGAGAAACTAAAGAAATAGCTAAATTAACCTATGATCATGTTATTCCAAAATCATTATGGAAAAATAAGAATGGATCACCAACGAATTGGACAAATATAGTAACAGCTTGCGTAGAATGTAATCGTAAAAAAGGAAATAGAACACCTAAACAGGCTAATATGCCTATTAGAAATCTTCCGATGATACCAAATAAAAGCCCCAAGTACTTGCCTATATCTCACTTTCTTCTTAGAATAAGATCAGACATACCGAACGAATGGAAAATTTATTTGCCTGATTCCTATATATAAAACATGCCAACATATTCATTTTTTTGCGACGGATGTAAAGAAAAATTCGAGCTTTATCTATCTTTACAGCAATATGATAAATCTAAAAAGATTTGTCCATCTTGTAATAAAGATAAAAAAGTATCAAGACTTTATGTTGAGGATCTACTTACTTTAAATACATCAATAAAGAAAAGCGACAGCGAGTTAAAAACTATTGGAGATCTGGCAAATAGGAATAGAGATAAGATGAGCGAAGACCACAAGGCTCACTTGGGCAAAAAACATAATGAATATAAAGAACCCGCTTCTACTAAAGAACTTCCAAAAGGTATGAGCAGATTACAAAGGCCCAAGCAGAAAATTAAATGGAGACAAGATGGATAATTTTATTTTTAAGCCCAGTAGTTTATTTACAAAAAAAATCAACACTGAAGAAACAGTAGAGTTCTATACTCTGCGAGATCACGAATCTTTTATAGATGAATCCAATAGAGCAAGGGTTGAGGAAGAGAATAGTTCGGTATTTGCTAAAAAAACCACAAGAAAAAACGGTACTCTAAAATACAGCATTAGACTAGGAAACAACGGTAAGTTCTATAATCCTTTATCAATCTATGGACAAGAAAAAACTCATACATTTCTTAATAGGATTTGTAGATCCAACGACAGATTCAAAGAAGTAGGACAAAAGGTTTTTAATATGTATTTAGAGTTCTTGAACACAAAAAATGTATCATGGTTAATTAATGCAGAAAGGGAGCACGAGTAATGGCTAGAATAAATAAAATGCAAAAGTATGCGATATTATGGTTGAGTAGTCAGGGTTTAGACACTGAAGCTATAGTTGCAGAGACAAAACTTGGTAAAACACAAATTGCAAATACTATAATAGAATACGCTAATAAGACTTCAGAAAAAGGTTTGCAAACCAAAACTTCGCCGGTTAATGGATCACGATCCAAAAACCTTATGATAACAGAGTCTTCTAATAAAACTCGAAGCGTAGCTATAATGACCAAAGAAGCATCTCAATTGAATGATGATTTAAAAAAGAATACTAATTCTTCTTCCAAAATCCAGAAAGGTATCTATAGACCATATAGTAAATAATTATGTCTGATTTTTTCCAAGAAATTGTAAACGAACTATCCGATGAAGAAAAACAAATACTAGACAAGATTCAAAACAAGTTATTATCCTCTTTAGAAGATCAAAAAAATCAAAAAAATCAAAAACTAGAAGACATAGTTGATCCGTATATAGATTTATCCACAGAGCATCCTGATATTATCAAAAAGAAAAATATTACAGGCTCTCCTAATGAATTGGTTTTTATAATCAAAGCAGAGGCTTCTCAGATAGGTGAACACGGACAACTATTGTCAATTGTTGATATAATAGAAAAATTTTACCACATACCTATACAAACAGACGATGACTATAAACCACATATAGATAAGTTTTTTGATAAGTTCCATACTACTTTGGAAGAAACTTGCAGGATTATCCACTCTAATAAAAAACATGAAAAATGATACATATCTATCTCGTTATTCCAACAATAAGCCAGTATCAGCAGCTCAATTTATAACAGAAATCATCTGTGAAAGAAAAGCAGTCTCCCAAAAAGAAGATCTGCACTATAGGTTTTGGGTAGAAAAAAAATGGGCAACTTTTTATAGGAATCAAATAGGCTCTGCTCATAAATTGCTAAAAAAATATAGTTCAAAAGCAATTATAAAGGCGCTTGCTACTGATGTTGGAAAAAGAATATATTCGTTGCGAGCGCCCCATCTGCCAGCTATCATAGAACAACAGGAAGCATTGATAGCTTCAGAAAATAAACAAATTACGTTAGAGATAGATAGAAGCTCAAACGTTAAATTCGGAAAACAACAAAATACTAAAAATAATATTATTTCAAAACTGAAGGATTTAGAATAATGAGCTTAAAGGAAGACGTAGTCAAAAAATTTGGCGATGATATTATCCTTAATGGTAATTCCATTGTGGATAAGAAATTGATCACAATACCAGTTAGTCCCTCTTTGGATATTGTTCTAAATGGTGGAATTCCCGAAGGTAGTTTTGTGATTTTAACTGGTCAACCAAAATGTGGAAAAACTACAACCTCATTAGATTTTTGTGCCACAGCACAAAGAAAAGAATACGCTCACAGTTCCTTTGCCGAAGGTCGAAATGTATACTATCTTAACATTGAGGGACGGCTTAAAAAACGAGATCTGGAGGGTATACCTGGCCTTGATTTGACACGGTTTAATGTTATAGGGTCTAAGCAAGGTAAAATATTACATGCCGAAGAATATCTACAAATAGGCGAAAGAATTATTAATGAAATACCTGGATCTGTTTTAATCATAGACTCATACTCCGCATTATGTACAGAGGCCGAAATTACTAGCGATATGGACAAGATGCAAAGAGCAGACGGAGCTAAATTATTGGCTAAGTTTTGTAGAAAAGTTGCCAATGTTATTCCTGTCAATAGAAATATTGTTATCGGTATTACTCATCTTATGGGTAACCCTGGCTTGGGTCATAGTGAATGGAAAGAGAAAAGCGGTCAGGCTATTGCATATCAAACAGACATTAAGTTAAAAGCTCAATTTCATAGACCATGGAAAGTTGGATCAGCAGAAGACGGTCAACAAATAGGTCAAGAAATACAGTGGCAAGTACAGTGTTCAGCATTAGGTCCGCCTGGAGGCACTATAACTAGCTATATTAGATATGGTCAAGGTATTGACAAACAAACAGAAATAGTTACACTGGCCTCAGACTTGGGACTGATACATAAAGCAGGAGCTTGGTATACTATAACAACGGTCGAATCAAAACCTAAATTTCAGGGAACAGAAAAGGTTCGCCAGTATCTTGTAGACAATCCTGAGGTATACGAAAGTCTGTGGCTAAAAGTTAAGGAGACAATGGGGATCAAAGGATGATAGTAAGAGATTTGGAAGGAAACGTATCTCAATGGCAACTTACCGGGAATATGGCTAAGGGTAAAATTGCCAATAAATCTAATTTGCATCTCAAAGCTCGCTCAATACTCATGTTATGCTTTCCAACTTTGCAAATATTGGAAGAGGTGCCTGTAGTAATTAGGAAGAATGAAACATTATTTCTAGATTTTTATCTACCATTAATTCAGATGTGCGTAGAAGTACATGGAGAACAGCATTATAAGTTTGTACCCTTTTACCATCATAATACTTTGGGCTTTATAAGATCACAAAAAAGAGATCGTGAAAAAGTAGAATGGTGTGAAAATAATCAGATAAAATTTATAGCATTACCATTTCATGAAAATGAAAACCAGTGGACTGGAAGGTTAACAAATGAACAAAACAGCTAAGGAAGAATTACAAGACTGGGATAATATCCTAGATGAATATGAGAAAGGACTCGGCTTACCAAAATATAATAGTAATGGTATGCCAGAGCAAGAGCTTAATAATTATTTAACCATGGATAGAACAGAGCTAGAAAAAATAACACCGGAAGATTGTGCTCAAATATCTTATAGATTAGCTCAGTTTTCTTTTTATATACAACGTACTATAAATAGAGAAATAGCTCGTAATAACTGGGCCGATGAAACAATCAAAATGGTTATAGCTGACGAAATTAATAATTATAAGGGATACGGATACGTAGAAAAATCTCTACAAGCTATCAAACATAATGAAAAAGCACAAGCTATCAATAAGATTAAGATCTATGCAAAACAACGAACAGATAGACTATCTTATTTGGCTAACTCGATCAAAAATTTATCTGACATACTAATTTCTATTCAAAAGATTAAACTGGTGACAAAAAATGGATAATATAAATCTAGACCCAAGACAAATACAACAGATGATTCTTATGCTTCAGTCTATGTTGCCTCAGTCTAATGATGAAATAAAACAAGAGGAGCTACCCAAATCCGAAGCAAAGCAATCCAGATCCAGACCCAAAAAGAATACACAACATAAAGCTAAGACCAAGCCATCACGAGAGAATAAATTTGACGCTATGATGGAAGCTAGAATGCATAAAGAAGATATCGCAATAGATAAAAAACTATCTGTACTACCTCCTGTTCCAAGAGCCAGACCATTTGAGTGGATAAATGCCGTATGCAGAGTCTGTGGTAAAAAAGAGAAAGTTAATCCAGTACTAATAACAGATAGTATTGATAGATACAAGTGTAACAAGTGCGCAACGGGAGCAGGCTGATGACAATGGTACTATGCGATCCATCTGCTGAAAGAGCAGTATTGGCTGGTATTTGTAATTATGGTGAGGACGCATATCTTGATATTGCAGATATTATACAAGATACTACTTTCACTATTGATAGTAATAATATTATATATAAATGCCTAAAAATTATATGTGAAAGAGAACACAAGCCATCAATAGATATTGCTACTATCTTTTCTACAGCAGAAGAACTAGGCTTAGCTCATATTCTTACAAAAAAAGAAGAAGTACAGCATCTTAAAGCTGTAATGGATTTTCCTGTTGTTCTGGAAAATGTTAGAAAATTTGCTGCAAAAATAAGAAAATTGGAAATAGCCAGACTTTTAAGAAAGCAACTAGAACTAGCTCAAGACAAGATTTTAGACGTAAACGGAAGCGAACCAATAGGATCAATTCTAAGTATAGCAGAAGACACCATCTTCAACTTCACGACTCTTCTTAATGATGGAGATAATAATCCTTCATCTTTTGGACAAAATCTGGATGAGTATGTAAAGAATCTAGAAGAGAATAAAATTGATCAAGTCGGTATTCCTACTGGATTTCCCGTATATGACCAAGCTATTGGTGGAGGTTTAAGAAAGGGTACTGTAAATATTATAGCTGCCCGTCCCAAGACAGGAAAAACACTTTTATCGGATAATATTGGCTTTAATGTTGCTCAACTAGGTATACCAACTTTGAACATGGATACTGAAATGAACAAAGAAGATCATATTAATAGAACATTAGCTATGATGAGTGAGATCGAAATCAATAGTATAGAAACAGGAAAGTTCTCAGAGTCGCCGGATAAAAAGCATAAAATATTACAATCTGTTGATAAACTTAAAACATTAAGAATGTTCCATAAAAGTATTGCTGGTAAACCATTTGAAGATCAACTAGCTATTATGAGAAGATGGTTAGTAAAGGAAGTAGGATTACACGATGACGGAACAGCAAAGGAGTGCGTAATATTTTATGATTATCTAAAACTTATGGATAGTGCTGGTATGAGTCAAGACCTTAAAGAATATCAGGTTCTAGGATTCATGATGACTAGTTTACATAATTTTGCTGTTAGATACAAAGTCCCAATCGTAGCATTTATACAGCTCAACAGGGATGGAATAACTAAAGAAAGCACAGATGCCGCTAGCGGTTCTGATAGAATTATTTGGTTATGTAGCAACTTTAGTATATTCAAAAGAAAGACCCCAGAAGAAATAGCAGAAGATGGTCCTGAAAATGGTAATAGAAAATTAGTACCATTGATTAGTAGACACGGGGGAGGCTTGGACGATAATGATTATATCAATTGCTATATGAAGGGCTGGTGTGCTAAGATTACAGAAGGCAGAACTAGATTAGAAATTATTAACAATAAGGGTGGTAAACAAGATGGCTTCGTTGTTGATGAACAAAGTGAAAATGAATCAGAAATCCAGTTTAACTAAAGATCAGGCTAAACTTAAAATTATTTGTGACGATTTGTGTGATAGTATCTATGATTTATTAGATGCTTTTCAGATCGATTATCGAAATAATTCCAAAATGATCAGCATGTCCTGCCCAATCCATGGAGGTGACAATAAATCTGCTGTAAATCTTTATCCAGAAGGAGAGAGATATAGAGGTAATTGGAAATGTAGGACTCATAATTGTGAACAAATATTTAAGTCTTCGATTATAGGCTTTATAAGAGGTATATTGTCTCATAATAAATACGGATGGACTAAAGATGGAGACAAAGCCTGCTCATTTGATGAGGCTCTTGACTTTGCTCTTAAGTTTCTAAATAAAGATTTTAATAGTATCAAAGTATCAAAAACAGCAAAAGATAAACAATTCTTTTCTAATGCTATAACTTATTTGACAAATAATCCTAATAATGCTAGTGTTGGACCAAGACCTTCTAGAGAGCAAATTAGGAGATCATTAGCTATACCAGCATCCTATTATATAGATAGAAACTATTCATCAGAAATACTAGATAAATATGATATAGGTTTATGTTCTAAACCAGATAAAGAGATGTATAATAGGGTTGTAACCCCCATATACAATAATGACTACCAATATATGATAGGTTGTTCTGGTAGAAGTATTTTTGAAAAATGTAAAACTTGTTCATCCTATCATAACAATCAACATGATTGTCCAGCAGAACACAGTAGGTGGTTATTCTCTAAATGGAAGCATAGCGCTAATTTTAAGAGCCAAAATTGTCTATATAATTTTTGGTTTGCCAAATCTTTTATACAGCAATCGGCTATTGCGATTATTGTTGAAAGTCCAGGTAATGTATGGAGATTAGAAGAAAATGGAATTCATAATAGCGTAGCAATGTTCGGATCGTCATTAAGCGATAGACAAAAAATTATTTTGGATTCTTCAGGAGCTATGACTCTTATAATACTAACTGATCAAGACGACGCTGGACGTAAAGCTGCCGAGCAAATAAGCTTGAAGTGTAAAAATACTTATCGTATCTTTATTCCCCAAATTAGCAAAGCTGACGTTGCAGAAATGACACCCGTTGAGATCAAGGAACAAATCAGCGACTATATAGAAAGTATTAAATGACCAAAATAATAGCTTTTTCTGGTAGAAAACAATCTGGTAAAAGTACTGGTGCTGAGTATGTTCAGCACCTATTAAACAATAAGGGTCTAAAAAATAAGGTTTATAGTTTTGCGGATCCTTTGAAACAAGACATATGTATCAATATACTAGGATTAACATATGATCAGTGTTACGGTAGCGATGACGATAAAAATAGTTTAACGGATATTTTATGGGAGAATATACCAGGATATTTAGGTAATATTACTGGTCCCATGACCGCTAGAGAAGTTATGGAGGTTATTGGTACCAATATTTTTCGTAAAATTAAAAACGATGTTTGGGTCCAAGCTACTTTAGTAGCTATACAAAGAGATAATTTAGATATCGCAATTATAGCTGATTGTAGATTTCCCAATGAGGTCAATAGCATATTAAAAAATAATGGATTTGTTATTAGAATCACTAAAGATCCATTTGAATCAAAGTCTGATGCTGAAATGGCTTTGGATCCAAATAATTACGATTGGTCAAAATTCAGCACAGTTATTAATAATCAAAACATCAATATAGCTGATAAAAATCAATTTATAGAACAATTCTTATATCAAAATGGAATTTTAAACTAATGATAGTTACATATATACGTAGTTCTAGTTACGGAACCCACAGTTTATGTCCTATGCAGTACATGCTTGAGTACGTACTTGGTATGAGAAGTCCCAGCGGTCTTAAAGCCGCTAAGGGCACTGTTTTACACAAGGTGATGGAAATCCTTGCGGTTATAAAAAAGGGCACACAGGATAAATCTACCACGATAGAGGATGACATAATTGGCGCGATCAATGTGACAGACTATAATCTTAATACTATTATTGAAAAAGTATATAAACACTATTCATCTGCTGAAAAACATCATACGTGGACGCCCAAAGATTACAAAGATTGTCATAACTGGGTATACAAGGCATTAGAATACAATAATGGAATGTTTGATCCAAGAAATCAAGACATAGTTCAACCTGAACAACATTTTGATATAGAGATAGATAAGCCTTGGGCAGGTTATAAATATGAAACAAAAGACGGGATTTTGGAAGGTAAGTTAGCTATAAAGGGTACGATAGACTTAATAACCAGAGTTAATGACAAAACATTAGAAATTGTTGATTATAAAACAGGTCGGAGACTTGACTGGGCAACCGGAGAAGAAAAAACCCAAGCTAAATTACAAAATGATGCTCAACTAAGAATATATCATTATGCTATACAGCACTTATACCCTGAAGTTGAACATGTAATTGTATCTATTTATTTTATAAATGACGGTGGAGCATTTAGTATCTGTTTTGATAAAAAAGACTTACATCAAACAGAAATGATGTTAAAACAAAAATTTGAAACTATTAAAAATACACATAAGCCCCAATTAAATAAAAGCTGGAAATGTACGAAGTTTTGTCATTTTGGAAAAAGTACATTCGAAAATAGTCATGCGTTACCAATAGTTGAATATAGAGATAATCAAATAACACCTAAAAACCAATGTATGACCAAGTGCGAACAAGTTAAGCACGATATGGATATAAAAGGACCAGAGGCGGTGATTGACCACTATCAGGTTCCGGGTTATAGTATAGGATACTACAAAGCTCCAGGCAGCGTTTAAAAACATGACAGTAAACTATATCCCCCTACATTTACATTCTACTTATTCTTTATTGGATGGACTCTCTCAACCATCGACTATTGCTGAACGTTGTTTAGAGATAGGAGTAAGAGCTTGTGCATTAACAGACCATGGTAATATAGCTGGGTGTGTTAAGTTTTATACAGAAATGAAAAAACATGGTATAAAGCCAATATTAGGTTGTGAATTATATATCTGTGAGTCCGATCCGTCTATACAAACCCCTGAAAATAAAAAACTCAGTCATCTAGTTATTCTAGCCAAAAATTATGAGGGTTGGAGAAGTCTAATAAGAATAGTATCAGAATCTAATAGGCCAGATTTTTATTATCACAAACCTAGACTAGACCTAACCACGTTATCCAAGTTCTGTAACAACAATATTATAGCCTTTTGTGGTCATCCTGGGTCGGTAATAGCAGATAAAATTACTGAAAACAACCAACTTAAAATAGATTGGGTCGATATAGGAAAACGGGAGATTTCTACCTATAAAACTATTTTTGGGTCAGAGAATTTCTTTTTGGAGGCTCAGCTTATGGATAAAGATAATTCTCCAATACAAAGCATATTAACTGATGCTATGAGACAATTATCTAAAATCACCAATACTAAGATCATATGTACTCCTGATGCTCACTATGCACGAAGAGAAGACGCAACAGATCAAAGAATTTTATTGTGCAATAATCTAAAGACAACATTTCCTGACATTAGTAGGAAAATAGCTAATGATGAGGCTGTTGCTCTTGGCTGTTTTTTTACATCTGATAATTTTCATATATTATCTCAGGAAGAAATTAAAGAGATTCATACTGAAGAAGAAATAGTTAATACTAATATATTAGCTAATATGTGTGAAGAATATAATATTTTACATAAACCAAGATTACCTCCATTTCCTTGTCCAGACGGGATGGATGATGCTGAGTATTTAAGAGAATTATGTCGCAAAGGTTGGAAAGCCAAAATAGCTAATGTTATTCCCAAGGAAGAACATCAAGTGTATGTTGACAGAGTAAAATATGAATTAGATATATTACAGGGTGCTGGTCTATCTAGTTATTTTTTAATAGTACAAGATATTGTTAATTATGTAAGAAAAAATGGTTGGCTTCCCGGACCGGGCAGAGGCTCGGCGGCGGGTTGTTTAGTTTCATATCTTATAGGTATAACAAGTATTGATCCTATAAAATACAGCTTATTGTTTGAAAGGTTTTATAATAGTGGTAGAAATTCCAAAGATCACATATCAATGCCAGATATAGATGTGGACGTTCCTATTGACAAAAGGGAAAATATTATAGAATATATTAAGCAAACATACGGGGTCGATAAGGTTTCTCAGATGATTACTTTTAATACCATGAAAGGTAGAGGTGCTCTTAAAGATGTTCTGAGAGTTTATGGTAATATTAGTTTCGATGAAATGAATAAAATAACTAAAAGCATACCTGATGAGTCAAAAATTGCGGACGATCTTCAGGAAATGAAGGATGAAACTGGTGAAGCTTCAATTATACGTTGGTCTTTAGAAAATCAGCCAGATAAACTCAAGGAATGGTGCTACATAGACGACAATAATGAACTACAAGGCCCGCTTGCAAAAAGATTCGAACAGGCTATAAGATTAGAAGGAACAAAGTCCAATCAATCCAAACATGCTGCCGGAATAGCAATTAGCTCAGAACCATTAAATACAATTTGTCCAATGGTATACGATAGTAAAAATGATCAAATGATTGCTGGCATGGAAATGCAAGATTTGGAGGCTTTGGGAGTTATTAAGTTTGATATTCTTGGAATTGCAATGTTAGATAAAATTATGACTATTCAAGATATTCTTAAAAATGGAGAATGATTATGGTAAAATTTATGGATTTAGCTGTAGGTCAAAAGTTTAGGACATCTGTTAATGGTGGACCAATAAGTGAGTATGTAAAGATATCTGAAGAGAGAGTAAGCTGCTGTCATATTCTGACTGCTGCTCTTGTATCCAACCCTCAACAAAAGGTTCAAATAACTCCGCTTGTAGAGGTTGAATTAGTAACAGAAACTACGAGTAATAACAACTAATGATAAACTATAACAAAATTTGCGTATTTGATTTTGAAACAGATGGGTCTGATCCAAGAACTTGTAGTCCAGTGCAAATGGCTGCATTAATCATCGACCCAATTAAGTTAGAAATTGTGCCTAAGTCAGAATTTAATGTTTTCTTTAAACCAGAAACTTTGGCTAAGGACGAAAATTATGTATATACAACAGATATACTGGATTTTCATGCTAAGGTTAAAGGCTGTTCTAAGGACGATATTTTGACTCAATGGAAAGAATATCCTGAACAAGAACAATCTTGGAAGATGTTTACTAATTATTTAGAAATGCATCACAGTAGATCTTCTAAAAAGAGTCAATTTAGTGCTCCAATAGCGGCTGGATATAATATCAATCGTTTTGATTTGAATATCATAGATCGCTTGAGCGTTAAATATGGTCATACTAATAAAGAAGGTCGTTCTGATATATTCTATCCACGAGACGTTGTGGACATAATGAATCTAATATTTTACTGGTTTGAAAGTAATAATGATCTTAAGAGCTACACATTAGACTCTTTGAGAGATTATTTTGGAATATCAAAAGTTGGTGCACACGACGCATTTAAAGATGTTCAAGATTGTGCTGAGATACTGATAAGGTTTTTAAGACTGCATCGTAATTTGGGTAATAAAATTAAATTCAAAAACTCTTTTGCAAATGTCTAAAAAATTTCAATATTCTTGTGGATGTTCGTTTAATGTAATTGAAGGCAATGACCCAGAAAAAACATTAATAGAATTCCTTCCTGTTATAGAAAATATACCGTTGGACTGTACCAAAACTTGGGAGTTAATATCTGCCGGTAATACAAAGGGATGTTTTCAGTTAGAGTCTAGGCTTGGTAAGTCTATGGCTAAAAAGTTAAAACCAGAAAATATTGAACAATTATCTGGGTTGATCAGTATTCTTAGACCGGGATGTCTTGAAGCTTATAGAGAAGGTAAAAATGTTAGTAATCACTATATAGATAAAAAGAATGCTCAAGAATCAGTAGATTATTATCATCCTTCATTAGAACCCATATTGCACAGTACATATGGTGAAATGATCTATCAGGAACAAGCTATGGAAATAGCTAAAGTAATTGCTGGTTTTAATTTGGAAGAAGCAGACATGTTGAGAAAAGCTATTGGAAAGAAAAAACCAGAGGAGATGGCCAAAATCAAGTCGAAGTTTTTAGAGGGATGTAAACTTAAGAATACGGTATCAACTGAACAAGCAGAAGAGATTTTTGGGTGGGTCGAAAAAAGCCAAAGATATTCATTTAACAAAAGCCATGCTGTGTCATATGCTATTAATGCCTATCTATCGGCGTATACTAAGGCACATTTTCCCAGGGTGTTCTTTGCGTCATATCTAAGATTTGCGAAAGATAAAATAGACCCCAAAGCAGAAATAAAAGAGTTAGTACAAAATGCCAATGAGATGGATATAGATATTAGTATACCAGATATTAGAAATCTTAATAAGCACTTTATTTTAAAAAATCAAAAGATATATTTTGGATTAACAGATATCAAAGGTTTTGGCCAGTCTATTTTTGATAAATTAATCAAACTACTAAAAGATAAAAAACTATACATAGATAATATGACATGGATAGAATTACTCATGCATATATTATTGAATATAAACTCTAATGCGTCCAAAGCTTTAATTCAAGCTGGTGCTTTATCTTTTCTGGTAAAGAGCAGAACTTCCATGCTTTTTGATTTTGGAATAGCTTCTGAATTAACAAAAAAAGAATGCGAATATATTATATCTAATATCTCTAAATATACAACAATATCGGATGCGATGCACGACCTGTATCATAATGCTAAAATCAATAAAAACAGGAAAAGCATTATTCTTACTTTAATTAATGCTATTAATAAACCTCCATATTCTTTAGAGGATAATCCTGAATGGATAGCAGATAGCGAAGATGAGATTTTAGGTTGTAATATTACATGTTCCAAGGTTGATATGTATGATGTTACAATGACAAATACTACATGCAAAGATTTTAAAAATAGCCTTTTCAAGGACAATATTCTACTTTGTGCAGAAATAGAGAATATAGGGATTACAAAAACAAAGAAGGGAAAAAATCCCGGATTAGAAATGGCATTCGTTACAGTGAGTGATGGTACGGGTCTCTTGGACTCTGTTATATTTTTCCCAGAATCATACAAGATGTATCGTAATTTACTATTTAGTGGGAACGTTGTTATTATTAAAGGGTCAAGAGCAAAAACTGGCGACTCTCTGATTGTTGAAAAAGTTTATCTGCCGAGCACTTGACGTTGCTCCGGGGTTCGTCTATTATAGTTCAGTCAGTTGGAATTGGTTATTTTCTTTAAAAGGAGATTTTGATGAATCTAAATATTTTACGTGGTAATTTAGCAAGAGATCCCGAGCTCAGGGTTGTTAGTACAAACGGTAAGCAGACTTCAGTAGTAAATTTTACAGTTGCTGTTTCTCGTGAATATACTAAGGCTAATGGAGAAAAGGATAAGGTTACCACATTTGTTCCTTGCGAGGCTTGGGATACAGGGGCTGAAATTATTAGTCAGTCTTTTAAGAAGGGTGATCTTGTTCTAGTTGAGGGTTCTCTTAGAAATGATTCTTGGGAAAAGGATGGGGTAAAGCATAATAGCCTCAAGATCAGAGTAAACAATTTCTCAAAGATTACAAAGCTTTCTAACAGGAAAAACAAGGAAGCTTCAGAGGAAGAAGTGGTCAGTTTCTAATAATAACCTAAGAATAGGAATAGAGAGATGGGGGTGAAATACCCCCTTTCTCATTTTACTTATGAATAAAAAACTAAAGATTCTCATGTGTTCGGAAGCTAGCTTTTTGAGTTCCGGATTTGGTACTTATGCGAAGGAAATACTCAAAAGACTTCATGATACTGGCAAATATGAAATAGCGGAATTTGCCTCATATGGTAAAGTTAATGATCCAAAAGATACAGACATCAGATGGAGATATTACGCCAACGCGGTAGACGATAAAGATCCGCGACATAGAGAATACAGTAGTTCTATGGAAAACCAGTTTGGTCGATGGCGTTTTGAGAGAGTTTTGCTAGATTTTCGTCCAGATATAGTTTTTGATGTTCGTGACTACTGGATGAATTCTTATCAACAATTTTCTCCACTAAGACCATTTTATCACTGGGTATTGATGCCGACTGTAGACTCTGCTCCACAACAAGAAGAGTGGATTGATACTTTTTTACATGCAGATGCCGTATTCACATATTCTGATTTCGGTAGAGACACGCTATCTCAACAAAGTAACAATAAGATAAACTATATCGACACAACATCTCCCGGAGTAGATCTAAAAACATTCAATATTATCTCTAATAGAGATGAACTAAGAAATTCTTTAGGTATAGACCCGTCAGCTTTTGTTATTGGGTCTGTAATGAGAAACCAAAAAAGAAAGTTAATGCCAGAACTTTTCGCTTCATTAAAACAGCTGCTAGATAAACTAGAAAAAGAAAACAATCCCATTGGCGAAAAAACGTATCTTTATCTTCACACCAGCTATCCCGATGCTGGTTGGGATATTCCTCAGCTACTAAAAGAATATAAGATTGGTAATAGAGTTCTATTCACCTACAGTTGTAAAAATTGTGCTCATTTCGGTACGTCTCTATACCAACATCCTGTGGCATTTTGTCCGAGATGTGGACAAAAGTCAATGAGTATGCCTAATGTTAGTTCTGGTGTTAGTACTCAGATTTTATCTGCTATTATGAATACTTTTGATATATATGTACAATATGCTATCTGTGAGGGTTTTGGTATGCCTCAGGTAGAAGCTGCTGCATGTGGTATTCCTATAGCTTCTGTAGATTACAGCGCCATGAGTGACGTTGTTAATAAGCTGAATGGCTATCCAGTAAAAATTAACCAAGCATTCAAAGAACTAGAAACCAAGGCAATAAGAGTTTATCCAGATAATGATCATTTAGTAGAAATACTATATAATTATATAAACATGCCCAAAATACTGAAAAATCAAAAACGACATGAAACTAGAAAGTTAACAGAACAATATTATAACTGGGACTTAATTGCTAGTAAATGGGAAAAGTATTTTGATAGTGTTCAATTAAAAGGATTGCAGGGCAAATGGGAAGAGAGTCTCACAACCTTATCTAAGATAGATAATATTCCTGAAAATGCAACGAGTTATCATGATGCTCTAATGAGCGTAGTATCAAAACATATGCCGAACCATCAAATAGCTTCGTCTATGGTTTTATTGAATATGATGAGAGATTTAGATTATGGCTTTACTCTAAATGGTATGAATACTGAACCATATGGAATATCTAAAACTTTAGATGTTCTTAATAATATGATATCAAATAATAATATAGCTCAAAAAGCTAAAGAAGCTGATAGCGGTCTAAAAAATGAAGACTTTATAGAATACGCGAACATGAAAGCCAGATTACAATGAATGTACTATTTGTAGGTCCATATAGACAAAATGATGGTTGGGGTATGGCGACTAAAAGCTATATTAGAGCAGTCGCGACTAAATGTCCCAACTTAACTATCAGACCAGTATTTTTAGCTTCAGCATCTAATGATGAACTAGAGCCGGATCTAGTAAAATATGAGAATACAAAATATGATACATACGATATCGTAATACAAAAGACTTTGCCTCATTGTTTTTTTTATGATGGCAGATATAAAAAGAACATTGGATTAACAGAGCTAGAGACAAATAATTTGTCTAATTCTGAATGTATAGCCAACATGAACAGAATGGATGAGATTTGGGTACCTAGTAATCAAGAAAAGAAAAGCTTACTAAAATCAGGTGTTAATAAACCTATTCACAGCATATCTCAACCATTAGATACAGAACTATTAAAAAAGTACAGTAGTCATAAAATAGGGTTTAGCGAAATAATTAATAGAACATTTAAGTTTTATTTTATTGGAGAATATGTAGAACGTAAAAATTTACAAGATTTAATTTTAGCTTTTAATTTAGCCTTTGATATTAACCAACCAGTATCTCTAATTATTAAAACCTCTATCTCTGGCATGTCTCCGCACGAAAGCTATAAAACAATAGAAAACGACTTAGAAACAATCAAGAAAAAACTTTCAGTAAGTCAAAGATATAGAAAAGAAATTATTATACCAGAAAGATTATCTGATCAGGACATAATAGGACTTCATAACGCGTGTGATTGCTTAATAGCTCCTTCTTTTGGAGAAGCCTTCTGTAGACCAGCAGCTGAAGCTTTATGTTTGGGGAAAACTCCCATAGTAACAGATAATACTGGTATGATAGACTATATAAACAATGAAAATGGTTTTATTGTTAAAAGTCATAGGACACCAGTTTTTATAGATAATAGGCCATTATCTAAAGATTTTGATATATACACATCTAATGAATATTGGTATAGGATTGATATATATGATCTAATATCTAAAATGCAAAATGTATACAAGCTGTATAAGGAAAACAAAAAAGATTTAGAAAATAAAAGAGAGATAGGAAGAAATAGTATGGATCGTTTCAGTTACGAAAATATAGGGAAAAAACTATGTACTTGAGCTTTATTACTGGTAACGTATTGCAGAAATTATCGTCTAATAAAAAAAATATAGTATTTTATCCTCAAAATAATTTATTTGATCATACTGTATTTCAACTTATCGATAATAACTATTACATATTTGGTGACAACAAAACCAATTATAGCATACCTAACGTAATAGATCTCCCTCAGTCCCACCTAAGTCTGTATAACTACAATCTGTCTATCACTAATAATATTATAGGTTATTCAACTTCAAACCTTAAAAAATTTCACATAAATAGTATAATTTTTACACACTCATATAGGCCACACTTTATTAAAAAAGAAGATGCTTCTATATTAAATAACAATCTATCAAAAGAAATCAAAATTTTTTTTAGTGAAAACGCAAGAAAATCTTGGGGCATAAATCAGAGATATGAGGTTATTAAATATGGAATTCCAAAAGCATTCAACAATCTAGGACTAGAGAGACCAAAAGATGTGCTAATATTAAATTTCGATAAAGCAGTACATAACTCTCAACTATTAAGAGCTATGAAGTCCAGAGGCTATGAGTGTGACACATTGGACTCTAATAAAATGAGTGTCGATCAATTAAATAGTATCTGTAATCAGTACAAAATATGTATCGATTTTGCAGATCACAACGTGGTAAATCTTTTGTGTTCTATAGCTTCTGGATGCAAAGCCATCGGCTTAAAAACAGAGATGCTGGCCAATGATTATGGCGATGTTCCTGGTCTATACCTTATAAATTCTCCATCTGAGGTTATTGATGCCATCGGATCTATCATTAAAGACACAGACACTATTGAAGATAATTCAGTCGCTGTGCATGAAATGTTTGATTTTAATTCATTTAGCGAATCTTTAAAAAATAGCATTAACACAATCAATCAGGAGGCGTTTATTATATGATAGGGCAAGTAAATATAACTATTGACCAATCGACAGACGAAATTGCTGGATACAATAATATTAATTACAAACAATTATCCTCTATCACTAATGGATATGTTGAATCTATAATTTTTACAACTATAGACAAACTTGATCCGAAAGACAGAAATGGTATTTTGGTCGAATGTCTCAAAAAGCTGACTCCTGGAGCACAGTTGACTGTTAGATTTTTGAATCTTGTATTATTGGCCAATAGAGTTAAAGCTAGTTACATAGATGGAGATAAGTTTGCTGATATTATCAAAAATTTAAACTCCTTTTGGACAGAATCAGATTTTATGGGTTTAATATCTTCTATGAGCGATTTTAAATTAATAAAACTAGTTAATGAAGATCTGAATCTTGTTGCAGTAATCGAAAAGAATAAATGAAAAACATTCAATGTTTTATACTGTCTTATGAAATTACAAAAGGCATGAAGTCCTATGGTCCTTTGGGGCTTTTAAAAAATAATGACCACTCTAAGGAACTGATATTGCATCAAATAGAATGCGTAAATAGAGTATTCTCTAAACCCGCTATCACTATCGTTTCAGGATTTGGTACTGAAAAATTATACAAAAAACTGTCTAAGAATATAGGTAAAATATATAACGACAAGTTCGAAAATGCTAATCATGGATATGCCATTAAGCTAATATTAGCAAATTTCGATTCTAATAAATATGATGGCTTATTTATAATGGATCACGGAGTTGTTCTAAAAGATGTTGAAAACTTGCCCTGTCCTCCTTTTAAAAATTCATGGATACTGAATCGAAAAACTAAAAAACATGACACCAAGAACAAATATATAGGCTCTGTGATGGATGCTCAGGACCAGCTAGATTACATATTCTATGATGTCGGATCTTTAGCTTGGTGTAATTCGGTCTATTTATGCAAAAAAGATGTGGAGAAACTAAAGGCTTCTACTAATACTTTTTATGATAATATGTTTCTATTTGAAGTAATAAACAAATCTGTAAGTTCCAATATGATAAAATACCACAACTTTGTTATACCTAACGACTCATTTATAATGATTGCAGGCATCAAGGACAAGTACAAAATTAAAGAAAAAATATGAAAAAAATATTAATCCATTTATCTAACGAAAACGAATACCGATCTTTTGTAAGAGCGCTGGTAAAAAATGCATCAAGTGACTACCAGCTAATAGGTAATGCTTTACATGATGTATTATTTGATACTAATCACAAAATAAAACCAGAATTAGTATTACTGCCGTCTAATGAATATACTCAAGAATTTCATGACTATATAACAGAATTTCACAAAACCGTTAAAATTATTCTTTTTACCAATAACTTAGTAGTAAATGAAAAAATTATAGACTTCTGGAATTTTACGAATACTGTGGTAGTTTCTAAAAAAGAATGGTATCCCGAAAAAAAACCAGAAAAATTTATATCGTACGATAATCTATATGATAATGAAATATATAAAAATTTAGAAAAACCAAGAAACAATAAAATTGCTGTATATTTATCATCAGATGATCAAAAAAATCATGATCTTCTGGACAAGGTTTTGTACCCCAACTCTGTAGCACCTCTATGTCTATTCAATTCTATTTCTTTTAAGCATAGTCAAAATTTAGGACTCTTAACTCCCGAAGATTCCTGCAAAATACTAAATACTTATAGAGCACTAATAGATATAGATAATAAGTTTTATTTGGAAGCCACAGCGTGCGGTATAGATAATCTATCAACGTCTGGAGATATCCAAAACATTATAGATAACAATATATGTAAAAAAACAATAGAAGAAGCTAATAGTAAATCATACTCTAATTTTATACAAACAGCACTTTTACCAATTTTATAGGAAAATATAATGGATATAGGTTTTTATCTTTTAGACGTAGTAGTAAATAACGAGAAACAAGACGCTATACTGTCTAGTATTAACGATCTATGCAGAGCTAGACCCTACTATAATATAGTACTGTTTAATAATCAATTTGCTAGAATTGATAACAATAAAAAGTATTATACGCTACATATACAGCAAGCAAAGTATTTTGATGGTATGCTATTCGTTTTTGATACTAAAAGCGCTATGCTAACTCAAACATTTCCGTCGCCAAAAAAACAAATACTGTTACTATCGGAACCAGAGTGGTCAAATGACACATCTTTGCCATATGGTTTTTGGGAAAATATTTATATGAAAGATAATATAGAGTTAATTACGGATAATGAAAACACTCATCAGCTATGTGAAATTTGTTGGAAAAAACCTTTACATCTATTGAAAACTCTTAATGGAGAGGAAATCGGTAATGTCGTCAATAAATTATGAAAATTTAAACGAAGCTCAAAGAAAACAGCTACTAAATGATTTATACCTAAAAAACAAACTAAGCTTTCATGATATAGCAATTCAATATAATACCTATGCTAACAAACTTAGACGAGACGCTAAAAAATTTAATATAAAAATTAGAGATAAAAGTCAAGCTCAAAAAAATGCTTTGAAAACAGGAAAGCATAAACACCCAACAAAAGGACAAGAAAGATCGCTAACCACCAAAGCGAAGATTGGCAAAGGAGTGATGAGATCATGGGATTCTCTATCTGATGAAGAACTTAGAGCAAGACAGGATAAGAGTAGAGCAAATTGGGAAACCATGGATGATCAAACAAAAGCAGATATTCTTAAATTAGCGAATGAAGCAGCGAGATTAAGTAGTAAAACAGGATCCAAGCTAGAGAAATACCTACTAGACAGACTACTGCAAGAAGGGTATAAAATTGACTTCCATAAGGAGCAAATGTTATCAAATACCAAGTTGCAAATAGACCTGTTTCTGCCTACAATGAATCTAGCTATAGAAGTTGACGGGCCGTCTCACTTCTCTCCAATTTGGGGAGAAGATGCTTTAGAAAGAAACAAAAGATACGACGAGAAAAAAAATGGATTACTCACAGGAAAAGGCTTGAGTCTAATTAGAGTAAAACAAACCAAAGATTTCTCAATGGCACGAGCAAATATAATTTATCAACAACTATTAGACATTATTACCAATCAAACTTTTAAAAGTACTTCACTTATAGAAATTGAGGACAACTGAAATGGTCAAGGAAAAGAAAGAGACGGTCGCAGAAACAGAAGAACAGAAACCTGTAACTCCTAATGATCCAGGATGGACTGATCATGTTTTGAGTATGTTGGGCGATGATGAAAAAATATCTGGAAATCCTACTACAGATGGCTTGCGTCGAGTACTAGAAAAGGCTCTTAACTGTAGAATGATCCAGTCTACTAGTGATGTTGTCCAATCACCATCTCCAGAAAATGAAAAAAGAGCCACTGTTGTTCATACTCTGGTATATCTTGTTAATCAAACAGATATTGCTGTGACAGTTAGTGGTGCTGCTGATGTTTTTTGGGGTAATTGTGATAAGATATATCGTAACTACCCGGTGGCTGTGGCTGAAACTAGAGCAGAAGGTCGGGCTTTAAGAAGAGCTTTAAGACTTCGCAAAGTAGTCGCGGCAGAGGAGCTGGCTGCAAATATCGAGGATCATCCTGACGCCGATTCTGTGTCAAAGATTAGTATAAATCAAATTAATTTTATTGATGTAATTGCTCAAAGATTAAATATTAATGCTGTTTCTTTAATAAAATCGCTTGACATAAAAGAAACCAATGTCTATAATATAAGTCATGAGGAAGCTGTTAAGGTAATTCAGCAATTGACATCGTATCAACAAAATATGTCAAATATACCTCAAGATTTAATAGGCTATGATAATAAATGGAAATAACTTATGAAAGTAACATATCGCGCTAGTGACAAGCTTCAATTTGAATTAGAGGGTTCCGGACAGAAAGAAATATTTAAAGAACTAGCTCTCATACAGGAAATTTTCTCCGAAGAGAAGTGTGGCTTGTGTGGTAGTACTAATCTAAGATTTATTGTTAGAAATGTAGAAGGCAATGATTACTACGAGCTAAGATGTAATGATTGTGGTGCGGTGCTGGCATTTGGTCAGCATAAAAAAGGTGGCACACTTTTCCCCAAAAGAAAAGATGATGAAAATAATTGGTTACCAAATAACGGTTGGCACAAATGGCAAAAAAATACCTTGGAAAAACAAAGTTAGTTTGTGACGCATTTGATTGGTTTTGTGTCTATATACATGACTCTGGCTTTGCTCATAGTATGGCATTCCATACTACATTATTATTATTAATGTCTCTCGTAGTTTTCGATGAGCCAAAACATAAGCCAATTAAAATATCATTGGCATTCAACTCTTCGGAGGCAGAAAGCGAGATTTTTACAAATGTGCTTTTGCCAACAATTGCAGAATCTATTCCAATAACTGATAAAGAATTAGCTGATTTCGAAAAAATTCAAATTGACAATAGAGTGGATTTCGTTTCAGATACTAATATTGCCGATATTAATGATGTTATAGAAAATCAATCATCAGAAAAATATACTGATTTCGATACTAAAGATCTGATTAAAAAATTAGTAACTGCTTCCGATACTGAGAATGAAAATGAGTTTTCTAGTGAGGAAAAGCAAGAAACAGATCTTAATAGTATTATAAAAGACCTTTCTGGCTCTATAACAAATAGAAAAACAACTAATGATTTATCGTCAAATGGTAGGGGCGGAGCAAATGGGAATGATGAGTTTGGTAGAAGATTGTCTGAGGCTGGAGCTAAGACTGGTGATGTACAAATATCTATAATGTGGAGTACCATAGACGATATTGATTTGCATATCACATATACTCCAGGTAATGGTTTGATAGACAATATAAACTGGACAAATAGAGTAGGACGACTGTCTGCTGGGATGTTGGATATAGACAGAAATGCTAATTCTGGTATGCTAACAAACTCCCCAGTGGAGAATATTTTCTGGCAAAAGGGCTCTACTCCTAAAGGTTTTTTTGTCGTATATATCCATTTTTTTAGATCCTGGTCAGGAAACAATAAAGTACCAGTAATCGCTAGATTTAAGATAGGTGATAAATTTGAAGAGATAAGATGCATTGCGGTGCTGTATCAATCACCTCAAGAGATTGCTAGATTTAAATACCCAAATTAATCCGTTATAATCCCCCATTTATCTGCTGGGCATTTTTGATCTTTATGCGCTAGTTTATTCTGATAATTAGCTTCTCTTATAATAGTACATCCACACAGTAAGCAAGAATTATTCTTAAAATACTCACAAGTATTGCATATTGCCAATCTTTGCTCTATTTGTTCTGATGAACATAAATTATCCGATCTATTAAGGTCCTGATATTTTTCAATTTCTTCTTTTTCTAACTGTTCTGTATCTTGCTGTATCTTGGCTAAGACAGTATCTCCAAGAGATGAATTTATATCTACATGGAATATATTAGTCGTATTATTGCCAGTATGACTACTATTAATAGTTCTGGATATGTCTTCCATTTTTTTGAAACATAGTATCTGAGTGTCGGCATTATCTAGAGCTACAGTCAAGCTACAGTAACTACATTGATATAATGGTTTATTATTAAAAAATGTGTGTAAAGGCTTTAGATCGCAATATGTAGAATTTATCATTTTTACAGATATGATATTTTATTAGTTTGACAACAATAATCTGAAGACGAACATTTGTTTATATTAGTATCATAACAATTAGGAGTATCTGTGCAAGTGGGAGTATCGTAGCTAGATGTAATTTTAGGAACAGTAACATTACACTGAGAAGCTCTTTCATTGCATTTTTTAGAACTTCCTTCTACAGCATTATCTTTTAAAATATCTTGTATATTTTTTGGTCTTCTATAACTATAGCTATAGTATGCCACCTTAACAGATACAGTGCTGTCTGTTCTAGAGTTAGGGGCCCTAAAAGATATAGCAGGATAATCTATTGAGCCAACATTAAATGAGCAGGTACCTGGCACTATTCCTTCTACAATATCATTTACATTATATGTTCTGTCGATATACGGATTAGCGATATCTTCTGGTATTCTGTTTTTACAAGCCGCAATATTATTATATATTTGCTTCATATTACTTTCCCATTCTCTGTATAAGTACTCTTTAGTTTGTTCATTAGAAGTAGCTAGAGGAAAAATAACTCTAGTATTGCCAATATATGTGGTCCATGGACGAGAATCATCTCCAGACTTTCCGCAGTTACCAATAGGAGATGCTACACCAGCAACACCAGCAAATCCATCACAGGCGACATTACATCTACCACAGGGTATGCCCGCAGAACCACCAATATCCCCTACTGGCCCGTCAACATTTTTATTACCGTCATATACTAAATACCCTAATACACAAATCCTATTTTCTGTTACTATATCCCACGAGGGTTCAAGGTCATTGATATCTGCTCTATTGGGTTTTATATTGTCCATATCACATTCGCTATTAATAGAATCCACCACAGAAAATGTATCATCCGGTACCGTTACTGTTATTGAAGGACAATCTCCTTTAATAAATTCTTCTTCAAGAATACATCCCTTAGTTCCTTCTCCTCCTAGTGTTATGGTGATTCTATTGTTGTCATATGTTATGTTACATAATGTTTTAGAACAAGAAGCTTTATATGGTGGATTATTAGTAACAGTGGTAGAATTATATATTTTATATGTTTTGGACTGAGAAGTCTCACAATAATACCACAAGCATTTTTCTTGCATATTTAATTTTAAGGTCATTATTTTATTTCCTAAAATAGTTTTTTATATCAATTACCATCAGGACTAACTTTACCCGTTATTCTTCTCTTATGGCCTTTAAGAGTTATCGAATGTTTACAGTATTCAAAAGTATAAGGGAATTCTGTATAATCATATGTCAGTGACTTGCATACGCATTCAGCTGCATTATCCGAATTCCTACAATATCCATAAGTAAAATTTTCACATTCACAAGCGTCTGATGTTGAAGTTGGAGATGGTGGATAGCCTCTTCCCATGGGTATAGAGTCGTATCTATTTTTTCCTGTTAATGGATCTTTTGAGTCTATACTATAACATATTCCACAATCGTTAGTTGTAGAACCTGGAGCAATTAAGTCGTGAGGTTTATCGACAATTAGTTTTGTTGGTACTATGTCTTGTATTCTACCCGTATCATAAAAGAAACCATAAGTTAGCAAACTAGTAACAAATTGATGAGGAAAATAAGAGTTTGCATTATATTCTGAAACAAAACAAGGCCAATACCAAGGAGGAATAGATCCTCTATTATCGCCTCCTTCCTCTATCTCTATCTCTGCGGTCTCTTGCGAAATTACAAAACAATTATTTGGAGCATTAACTGGGCCAACTCCTCTATTTGTTGGAATCATACCAGGTGGATTTAGTTCTACAGCGCTTCCATTATATCCATAAAAATATATTCCTAAATTTTTTGGTAATGATGCTTTTCCTGTTTTGCAATTTAATGCACCACAAACACAAGACCCCTGAAAAACCCCGCTTATTGAAGCTACTGTCGGATTAAAATTATTACAACGAAACGGAAGACTATCAGGGTTTTGAGCAGGCGTCCATCTGGGAAAAATTGCTGTCTCAGTTCCTACTGTTGGTCCTAACTCTCCACCATTACCATTCTCATCACAGGGTTTAATTACTGTTCTATTACAACTAGATACTCCTTCAAGTTCAGCATATTCTATTCCATTAGTAAGATTAATATCTATCTGACCCCTTTCTGTGCAGTCAGCAGCAAAAGAAATTCCAGGTCCAGAAATGGGGCCAGTAGAAACAATAATGTTTTTACTAATGTTTTTAGTATCATAAATTTTAGAAGTGATTTTACCTCCTGGTAATCCCGGAGCTTCTGCTACTATATTTATACTTCCAGTATTTTGGTCTTCTCGTATAGTTAGTATAATGTTTATCTCGTTAATAGTAACAGATACGATCTTATTTAGATCGAGAACCCCATTTATATTGATAGAACCGCTAATTTTTCTTTTGTCGGTGTTGGCTGTTATATCTAGATCATAAATAATGTTTTTATATATATCTTTTGGACCTGTTCTTGGATGCGTGTATTTATATAAATCATCTAAAAATATACGATTATTTGAACTATCTATTCTTTCATAATTTATTTTTTGTTGTTCTCCATATATTAAACGAAATAGCATTTCATTTGCCATCTTATCTGTTTTGTCAACTATATCAGAATGAATAACAGATATACTGTCTTTTAGTATTGATTGATATTCTTCATTTAATATTGCTCCGTTATAATTTGCCGGTCTGGGTCCTATATCAGAATCACACAAGCTAACAGGAAATAATGGATTTTTTGCCTTAAGCTCATGTCTTTGTATATATGGTACTCCGCTACTACCAATAGTGTTGTATAAACCAGCATCATAAGATACAATATATGGAATATTATTAATATTAGTTGGTGTTGCTATGGTTTTATGCATATAAAAGGAGTAATTCCCACTATATGTGCCCGTGCCCGCATCTCCAAGACCAGCGCAACCATTGTTTGAGCAACCAACAACATTATCACTATCACAATAAATATTAGCAGTATTAAATAAAGACCCGGTATTCACTATGCTAAAATGATCAAAATTAAATGTATTAGAACTAAAAGAAACGGTGTTAGAAGAAGAAATCTTTGGATTAAATGTTTGTCTACATGTTGCACTATTAGTTGTTATTGAATAATTTGTCGAATCCAATATAAAAACTGGATGATCCACCCTCATAGAATCAGAGTAAAAACCTTTTACAGGAGATAAAGCAGATTTAAACCCTGATAAATTAATATCTAAATTGATCCAGAAATATTTACCTTCTTGTGGTTTTTTGTATTCTCCCCAAACATGACTATCGTCCAAGTATTTGTGCATTCCACTAATATTCATTATGCCCGAATAAATTTTCTCTTGACCTACCGTATTAGCAAGTCTGCCATTATCTGTTAATAAACCTCTACTAGTATTAATATCATTGCCAGTTGGCAAAATATTGATATCCATATATGGTAAATAATTGTTATAATCTTGATAAGTATATTCAGTATGATACGAGCCATAATCAACGTTATATTTTTGATGTATGTTGTAATATACATTATCTTCTAAATCAAAGTTAATTATTCCTTCAGTACCACTAACCTTAAAGCGATGCCTCGTATAATTTCCATTATTAACAATAATCTTATAAAAATTGTTACCATACAGCGAAGAAGGATATACATTGTATAGATAATTTTTATCTATAAAATATTTTGTTAATTCATTTAGGTAATTTCCATCGTAATCTATTAAATCTCCCCATTTTGTTTCTATATTATTATTATATAATATATAGTCATTTTCTTTTTTAAGTGCTTGATTTTCTTTTAAATTTCTAAAGATGATGAAAGAGTCAATACCTTCAGTATTACTAAAATCATTATATAAACAAGAAAAGTCTATGTAAGCCTTATCGTATCTAAGTGGCGTGTCCAATTCAAATTGAGTATATGTTTTTAAGTATTTTTTAAATGTTTTATCATTAAACGATAATTTATTGCCATACTTATCAGTATATACAGCATACAATCTTTTTTTAGTGATTCTTGCTTCGTAAGTGCGAGATGCTTTTTCTGCATCTATAATTTTTATTTTTTGATTACACGTTTTATGAGTATTGAAAACATAATTAGTGTTATTTTTTAAATTGTAATCTATATATAAGTCACTAAAGTTATGATATAAATAATTATAGTCTGAAATCACATATGATTTTTTGTCATTTTTTGTTCCACTAATATACCTAAATCTTTCTCCTGTAGATAACACAACCTCGGGATTTTCAGGAGAAATGGCGTCCTGATCATCCTCCGACAAATTGGCAATTGAATTTGCTAAAGACACTCTAGCATTATCTATTTCTTTAACAAAAAAATATGTTCTAGTACCATCTATTTTTAATATTTTGGGCCTATTTGTGTTCTTATATACTAATGGTCGTTGATAATAAATAGGAATTTTACTTTTTTTATCATCATAATTGTATATAAAATTAAAATCTATAAATTTTTTAGCAGTAGTGGGAAGGCATGGGCCTATGCAGGATTGGTTTATTTCTTTATCCAAATACTCAAATATAAATGGTTTTCCTATGTTTAAAGTATCTTGATTATAAAATCCAAATAAATTTGGAGTATTATACTCGTACCATAAATTATTAATTTGTAAGTACAGTCTAGCTTTTCTATGATTAGAAAATTGACCTATTTGATTTATAACCCTTTGTACATTGGGGTTCATTTCACTATAGTAAACAATACCACTAGATAGAAAAGAATTATTATTATCAAATAAATTTTGATCATAATTGATATAAATTCTGTTTCCGCTATCTGTATATAGTGGAGTTAAGGGTGGGTCAGATGTATTTCGATCTATTAAGCCGCTGTTTGGATGAAAAAATCCTTTTTTAAGAGTACCCATCGCTTGAAAAGGTCTGTTATAAAAAGTTAGTAGTTGTTTACGTGGTATTCTAGAAAAAGTAATAGCAACAGAGCTAATTTCGTCTCCCCTAGACCCAAAATTAGTAGCCACAGGAACAAAGGGATCGATCTGACGATATGGATTACATAATGAATTTATAGGAGGATATAGTATGTTTTCTCCTCCTAGTAATGCTTCTAGATATGGATTAGATAATTTAACACTAATAGATGGACTATTGCTAGAAATAGAAAGAGCTTTTTTTTGTTGATCATAAACTGTAGTATCGTTATTCAGCACAACTTTTGTTGTATATCTTTGCAAGGTAAAGTCAACATTTTCTGAAACTTTTGCCCATATATCAGAATGAGAGGTATCATATGCTGGTAACTGAACCGTATAATCAGTAGTTACATAATTATTTAAATTAATAGTTACAGATTTTTCATTTCCATATGGATTTAAGGGATCTATGTATCGATCCAATGAGTCTAGTTCTGTTTCTGGATCTGGATGATTTGGAATACGATATTCTGCCAAAGAAACATTTAAGTTATCAATTTCTCCACTTTTAGTTGTTCTTTGCAATCTTAATGTATCAATACTAATACCATTAGTATCAAAACTTAAATCGGATAATTCTAGAAAATCTATAGCTTTATTTAGATCTTCTATTTCTTTTTTTAGTACTTTAATATTATTTACTATATCTCCACCGCCAAACATTTCATTAATTTTAGATTCTTTATAACCACCATATGCTTTTATTTTAGGACTATAAGTTGTAGAAATATTTGGAGTAAATAAAGTATGGGGACTATTAGTGAACGTGATAGCTGCGCCATCGTTGCAAGTATAAGGAAAATTAGATATTGTACTTAATCCAAAACATTGACATTTGTCTTTTATCGGAAATCCTCTGCAATTATAAGAATCAGATGTATCTTTTCTTAGTTTTTCTATGGATAAAGCATATATTTTAATTCCAACGTCTCTAGTAGTGAACTCTATATTAACAGACCCTTCTCCGGTATCGTCAAATAAACTATCTATATTTTTACTAAATACAGTATTACCGCTTAGAGAACCTAAAAGAGTGTTTGAATAATATACTCCTCCTTGATGATGGAAAGCTACGTTGTCAATATGAGGATTAAAAGCTATGGCGGGATAAGATCTCTTCAGATATAGAGTATTATTTAATATTTGTCTCGCTGGCCTCGTACCGACCACCAATCCTTCGCTATTATTGTAGAAGGTTGCGGAAGGAGCGTCACAAAAGCTTAAATTACCCTGATAGGGTTGGCACAGCTTAACGGCTCCTCCAACAAGATTATATGTACTATCAGAATCGCAATTACTACAATCTGTCTTACTACTATTACAGCATGAATCAATTGGGGTGTCTTCTGTTAAAATTCTAGGATAATTATCTTGAAAAACATAACATCCACTATCATATATAGTTTCTTTTAATAAAGTATTATTTAGATATAATCCAGCAACCCTAGCTGAGCCTGTTTTAATATTCGAGTTTTCGCTACACTTAACTTTGTATCTGGTTCTGGTATTTAACCTTAAATCTAGCGAACTTTGCCCAACAGTAAACTTTTGCGCATATGCAAAAATTTTACTAGGAGTATTCTGAGTACAGTCCGTTGTTGGCGAACAGTTAGTATTGGAGAATATAGTATTATTAGATAATGTCACAGTATCGAAATCTAAGTTTATGGAACACTGAGATTTGATATTATCTTTTAATGTTATGGTTTTGGTTGTGTTGGGAGGGCACCATAGATAAGCTCCGTATTTATCAGCCAAAGTATTAATAAGATCAATTTTATTTTTTATATAATTTAATTTACCAACGGATCCATATGTTGTGCCTTTAAGCATATCTTTGTTTAAAGTATCTATCTGAAAATATGGATTAATACTATATTTATAGCTTGGATTACGGGATGTTAAGTCTACCGTTATATCATCGTATTCTGGTGCTGTGCACAATAACGCCGCTAGCTCAAATTTTTGTTTCATAGATATATTATTTTCGTCTGTTCTAGCTGCTGACGTTAATTTATTAAAAATTTCTATGAATCTAGGATATAAATTTGTTGATATATATGTAAATGATGAATCGCTAGGAATAACACAAGATATTGCTCCGCTTTCTATAACTTTTATTCCAGATGGACAAGGTTTGATAATATTGGTGGCGTTTTCTGGAAAAGCTACGGGTGGCGGTTCTGGTCCTTGATTCTTAGCATAAAAAACATCTCCTGGAGAGATATAAATATCAACACCGCTAATTGGTCGTGTGTCGTTAACTAAACCAGTATTATAGTGTCGATACCAACATAAAACACCAGAATCATAATTCCATTTCCAATGAGATGCTAATTTTTTTGTTTTGATAAAAATATTATTATATGTCATTCGTTCAAAACCATATGGAGCAGTAAAATCTTCTATCGCAGGCGCTAGCTGCTTAATATCTTTCGATACTGTAGATTGGTCGTCGTTTCCAATCAAACCGCTAAAAGAGCTATAAGATGGCAAAATACCAGTGTATAATGGATTTACTTTGGTTAGGATAAAATTGCCGCATGTTTTGGAAACAAGTTTTGATTTTCTGAAAGCTTTGTTGTGTTGATCAATATTGTCATACTGAGACTGAAGCTTATCGTATGGTATTTCTGATATAGTGTCTTTGATTCTCCAATCTATGACCAGATCAGGACTACTACTGAAACTCGACATATCCGAACCAATTATCTTTATAAATTCATTAAATCCAAGTCCAGCATTGGTAGAAGCCGGGAATTGACTAAGATATTTAAAATCATAAAATTTATTTAGATAATTTTGATTTAGTACAGGTATTTTAGGGATAAAATCATCTGGCCTAACTCTGGTATCACAAGCTCCTGTGCAACAGTCCGAGACGAATTGATACTTATAAGGATTACCTTGTTGATCCAAAGCTTGTCTAAAATTTCCTTCTGAATCTTTAAGATACCAAGATGATTGATAATCTATTGGAGACATTTTATTACAATAATCACAATCAAATAAACCGGTCTCTACAAGAGCAGAATACGACTGAGCTGAAGGACTTTGACAATTCAATGGGTTAAATGGAAAAATAGCAGTAGAATCCCCAGCCTGTCTTAAAAAATCAACCTTATTTAAGGTGCTATTACTAGATTGTATTACAATAGGTCTCCATATGCCACTAATGGCTTCGGAGTAAGCTGGTACAAGATCTTTTAATTTGGATATGTCTACAGTTGCTTTGTCTAAATTAGCATCAATAATAAATGATTTATTATATATATTGCAACAACCCATATTAGCACCTGTAAGATTGTAGTACCCAATCTTTGTCCATGTATACGAAAAGACCATTGTCTCCATTAGAGGCATTAAAACCTAATGGATTCTTATATGTGGTCCTATAAGAAGTGTTATCTGTGCTATATATTTGATATATATCGACACTAGAAGCTCCTCTAATAACGCCAGAAGTAATAAATGGCCTATTATAAATAGGCTCATAAAAACCATCATCGCTATTATATTTACAATATATCTGAGCTCCTCTTGGGGCAGGACTTGTGCCTAGATTGTCCTTAACGAAAACAAGCCTTCTCAAACCACTAGGTAACGGATTTTTATCTAGATCAGTTATTATTTGACCTCGTGCGGGTTCTTTATCTACCAAGTCTTGTTCTATTTGTATCCAAACATTTTTATAATTAGCTCCTACTGTCCACACTTTAGAGCTATCATCCCACCTTAAATCAATTGGACCTACAGGCCATGTGCCCGGCATTTGCCCCCAACCCTTAGCAAATTTGTGTTCCTTATATGGCTTAGTCCATGAGCCGTCAGGATTTTGTGTTTGGTTTTTATATAGAATATTCCCATCACTATCCCGCAATGCAGAACCATCTTCGTTTAATCGTACTTCACCGGAACCATTGGGTACAGGATATCCTTCAGTATCATAACCCCAACCGTGAACCATTATAGGTCCTCTTAAACCAAAAAATCTCATATTATTAGCTGGTAGATTTTCGTTATTTGGGTATCCTGTGATTTGTTTATAAGCGGGTTTGGTGCCCGGCGATTTACCAAAATTTTTATCTATATAATCATATGCATCATTAATATTGTCGCTGTAAGATAATTTTAAACTACTATCACTACCATTAGGAGCAACTATACTACTAGATATTGTGTCTATGGAATGAGCAGAATAATCTCCTGGTTGTCTATTTTGATAACAAGAAAATTCTCCACTAGTTAATAAAACTGGATTTAACGTAGCGTAATTAATGATTGGATTGCCACTTATTCCACCAATTCCTGTAACAGTATTACTTGATATAATAGTTAAGTCTGTACCTGACGCTATAATGTACGGAGGTGTTGTTTCTTTTGGTGTGGCACTAGCATATTTACGTTTGTCTTTAATGTTGTCTGGCTCACAAAATATACAATCAACATCTGTCTGTGTATTAATATTATTTAATATAGTATTAAAATTATCAATTGTATTAAGCGCTAGGCTATTCAGTTTTTTGTAGGAGTACTTAGCCGTACCTAAACATATTGGGCATCTGCTTCTTGGGTATTTAGTTATACTATATGTAGATCCGTATGGAATAGGATAGAATGAGATTGGAGATAAAATGCCATCTAAACTCATAATGGCTTTTTTATCATAGTCTGTCAAAAGTTCTCTAGGAGCTTCGTCAGTTTCGTATAATCCTATATCTCCTAAATATCTGGGTAAATTTTGAACATCGCTATTAATACGACCATAAGGTTTCATAGACCAATCTGGACTATAATTTGGTATATTCTGAGCAACGCTAGAATTTGGATGAACATGAAGCCTATTACCTCCAACTAAGATTTTACCGGGACTCCATCTTAACTGTTTGGGAGTATCTCCTCCACTACTGTCTCTAATGGCTCCAGCAAAATTAGCTTTAATTATATTTTGTGTAGCATTCAGAGAATCGTTTATTGCTTTCCTTTGTTTGAAATTTTCTAATGCTAGTGTTTTAAATCTATCTGTATTTTCTTTATTAAAAAAGCCTAGTTTTCTGGTATATGTTCTTAAAGTATAGTTAGAAGTGATTCCATTTTCTCCAATATCAACAACAATGGTGGATATTAGTGGACCACCAGCAACTAGCGCTTCGCCTACAAGTCCTATACTAGTATCTATTCCTACTACACCCAATTCTCCATTCTCATGTACTTGCTGATAACCGGCTTCATTATCTATAGCTTTGCAAACATACGAGTCTAAATTTTCCATACCTCCATAGTTCCAAGGAACTAGATCAGTATTTTCCTCAACTTTTACAGATCCAACAGCATTATCTATTTCATTTCTATCAAAACCAGCATAACCAGGATTATCTATCCATGGACCATAAGTAGCCAAATTATACTGAATCGGAATAGCAGCAAATGCTGGACAAATAGCCTTTGGTTCTATTGGTATAGAGGGTCCAGTGTCGTTTAAACTAATACCACCTCCCCCTATATCTGCAGAAATTCTAGCGTTGCCACCCAAAAACCATGCTAGTAGCGCCCCGGATTTTATAAGATCTCTGTTATACCCTGATTTAAAAGCCCAGCCGTATTGATGAGCTAAGATAGCATCATGCATCATAGTATACGCTAAAGATCTTTCACATTCATTCTTGCCTCCTCCTAATTTTATTGGTCGATCTAAATTTAATATAATTCTAGGAGTGCTATTTATATAAACCAATGCTTGTCGTGCTGTAGCTGTTGCGTACATTTTGTATGTATAATCACTTGGTATATTCTCTCCTTGCGCGGTTCTAAAATCTCCAGTGTTTATTGCTGATGAGCCACCAAAAGTAAATCCTTGAGAAGTTGCTGTTGGACTAACATATTTTATATATACATAATTACTTGGATCCATATCATGTTCTAATGGGAAATAAAAATACTTGTTGGCCTCTGCTCTTGATGTGAATTTTCTGTATTCTTTTTGAATAACAGCGTGCATAGCCCCCATTCCACCCGCTTGTGCCATAGCTAATTGAGTGTCTAACCAATTATCTTTTGTAGATTTCTCTGCATTGGCACTAAAGCCTAATATTGGTTTTATTTTACCTTCTTCGTCTCTGAATGTGTCCATCACTGTGGAACCAACGATCATTGTGTCATCAATAAATGTACCGTTTTCTTCCCAAGCTCCATCAGTAGAAACTTCCCAATTATAAAAATATTTACCAGACTCGGGATCCCTATAATAATTAATCGAAGGAACTCTTACCATATACGATTTACCATAGTATGTATCATGAACTTTTTTCATAATTTCCCATACTTTATTTAGATCTTGGTAAAAAGACCGAACGTATGGAGCAGCGTTAGCTATGCTTATGTTTCCGGCATAATTATTAACATTTGAGGCTTTTGATTTTCCTAAGATATCCCATTTAATAATTGATACCGCTTTTAAATATGGGGCTGTTCCATAGGTATTTCTAAAATAGCCAGCCATAAGCAATTCTATATCTGTTGAGAAAAAATTATCAAAACAATATGAAAGCCAAGATTCAAATCCTGAACCAGCTGCTCTTAATTCATTTTCGAGCACAACAAAAGTAGTTGCATCATAATAAGAGTTTGATAATACTCTAGTAATATCGTTTTTTATAAAGACTATTTTAAGCTGATTAGTTCGCTGATCCCAATATACTGTTCTAGCGTCAGAAAAGCTATATTCATTTTCTGTGCCACTAAAATTCCCAGCACCGCTTTCACTATAAGTATCTCCATTCATACCAAAATATGGACAAATTATATCATTAAAAATCGGGTAAGAATGGTTAGGTCCAGAATTATTTGCAGTAGCTACATTTTGATAATTATTTTGCCATCTAGAATAACCGTTGCCCATGGTAGTTTCTGTGTAAAAAGCGTCAGTTCCTAATGTTTGACTAACATATCCAACCCCTTCTCTCCACGATTGAAATCTTCTGGTAAACTGGTGATCCGGAACCATATATCTATTAACTGTTGTTGATGGAGTTGGCATAAAAGTCCCTTTGTAGGGATCAAATACCATAGTAGTTTGTGTCTGAGATAGATTCGTCGATAAAGCTTGATATAGTCTTTTTTGCTTACCTCCTATGTGCATTAATCTTACTGGAGTGTCTGCAAATTCTTGGCCGTAAGAGTAATTAGATATTTTAGTATTGTTTTGGTTAATTAATTCATTAATTTTGTTTTTTAATTGATTTCTTGATGGTATATCTCTTCTAGATATAGTTTTTACCTTAATGGTTCCTGTTGTGTTTCCGCTAGTATTATTAAGAAAAATAATAGAATAGTCACAGCCAGCTCCTTCGCATAGTATCTTAATAAATTCTCCTATTGATATTACCGAATTAGGGATATATAAGGTTTGTGGAGGAACTGGTACTTCTGATAGGTCCAAAGAAAATAAACTTCTGCGAACATTATCTGCTGCTATTATGCTACGACATAATCCATGATTTTCAAGAAAACCATCTGTGTTAATGATATTTCCATTACTAGTGACTGTTTTAGTAATTAATCCTCCGTATGGATTATATTTACTTCTGGATGCAAAGTCATTTCTTAAAAAATTATATATCTGTAAAGCAGGGATTCCTCTGTCATTTTTAAATGAGCTTCCAAATGATACGGCTTCGTAAGCTCCGTAAACATTAAAAACATTTGGGATATTACCATGGTATATGGATGGAGTTACATAGTTTCTATTTAATAAATTTCCATTTCTGTCGTTGTCATATATCATAGGAGACGCCCAGTCCCCAGCAAATTCGGATATAGAACCAATATAATTATTTATTATTAAATAACTATTATTAAGCAATGATGAATATCCCTGTAGTTCAACTTCATATATATCTTTACCAGATGTTGACCCTAGACTTTTCCAAGATTTTACCAGTCCAGCAAATTCTAAATTAGTATCATATTTAAATCTGGCCGGGCACCCTATTATGTCATAATTAAGTCCTATAAAATTAGGGTCTGCTTCTAAAAAATCTGTGTCAGATGATGTGTTTGTTGGCCATAACCTTTTCTTATTCTCTTGGGTCGTTTCTGTAGGTATGTTTTTTGATATTACGTAACTATTCTGAGTGGGTATGTCTCTATTGTTTTTAATTCTGTTTTGAAGACTATTTTGTAGACTATCGCTTTGAAAAGAGGCTCTAGCACTACTGGTAGAATCGTCATATGCCAGGGAAATCCTAGCCTGACTATTCTCTTCGCCCCATGCTAAATTAATATTAAACTTGGTTATGCTACATCCTAGAAAAAGAGTTTGTCTTAAGCTCATTGTGTTTTTCCTCTAAAAACCCACTCATATGTAAAATTACAAGATACTGAATTATTAACCACGTCAATTTTAGCACTACTATCTTTTAAAAAACTTTTTATTTCTAGATTAGGAGAAGGCACAGGATCCAGAATGTTTTTTGGGTTAAGACTTTCTGCAAGCTTTTTTATACTATCTCTTTTTCCTTTTAAGATATTATAATATTCTATAGTGTTTTGTACAGTCGGGTAATTTGCAAATTTAGCATCTATATTTATAGTTCTAGTATTAGAGCTTTTGGTGCCTAAATCCTGCAAAATTGGAGGACCATACATTACCAATTGTGTTATTATTTTTTTCATACCAATAGAATCTTGTACGTTAATAGTTTCTGATATTCCACTAAAATAATTAATTGGCTTGTTATTATAAACAATATTAAATTTTATAGATCCGTCTGTTTTACTGTGAGTGACTCCACTAGAAACAGGAATAGGATTAATAGTTGGCGTCTCATTTCTGTTGAATCCCGCATCTCCGGCATTAATAAATTTAAACTGATTATCATAAAGCATCTCATTTTTATTTCTGCTCGTTGGTGTAACCAACATATTCTGAGCCATGCCTAAAAATGTGTTTTGTATACTAGAAAATCTAGAGAAGGCATTGGTATACTTTGTATTATCGTCAGTAATAATGTCAATAATTTTACCACTAGGTCCGGCACTAGTCCAAGTTTTATTACTGTTTGATAATCCTTTTATTTCTCCATTAATAGATACAGTTCTTGTAGCATCTCTATCTAATGAGCTTTCAATATTGAGAGTTTGTATATAATTATTATTATTTCTGCTAGCCACCCATGTATCAGTAACAGTATATGAGCCGTCCGTACTGCTTTTATTAACATTTCTAATATGATTATATACGCCACCAAAATTACTTAAAAAAGCTTCTGTTGTAGTTTGCCCATTTTGCCCCATATAATTTTCTATCCACAGTTTAGCATTCTCTAAAGAATTAGGATAATCTAGCTCATACCTTCCTACTGCTCCAACAGTTCTGGTAATTTTAAAAAATGGATACGTTGGTAAAGTATATAAATCATTAGTTAGTTTTTCAGTATATAATTTAGTATCAAAATCAGGCTGGGTAATATTTTTAAAGTTTTCATCTAGAGCTTCAAAAGACCAATCATCCTGTATTCTAGTAACTAACCAGTTTGTACTAGTATTAAATCCAGGATTTTCTGAAGTCAATACTCCCTCAAAATTCATACTATAACGAATAGTATTAGCCCAATTGTCATTTGTTGGTTCTAAATTAGAGCTAATAGTTTTTACTTTGTAATTTATACCATCAAGACTTAGAATTCCCGTACTATCTGGACTTCTTATTCCGCTTAATCCAGAGTATCCTGGGCTTTTACCAGCAAATAATAATCCATTTAAAGTAATATTATGTATTTTAGAAATACCACTACCAACAGTTAGATACTCTGTACTAATATTAATATTAGGAGTGGGAGTAAAATTAACATTATTAAAAGATATAGTAATACTCATGAATGCATATACTCTATTGTCATAGATAATCTATTCTCGTTCATGTTCCAAGAAAAACCGCTATTATTAACTGCTAAAAAATTGTCTGGACCAAAAGTCCTTATTTGTCGTTCAAGATCATCATATACGTCTTTAGGAAACATTAAATTAGCCATTCCTGATGATGGTAAAACACACTCATAGTTAACTGTTGTTGTACTATAAGACGGAAAATTATTAATAGTTTGCAGTATTGGTCCTAATTTACGACCTATAACAAAAATAGAAGCATATAATTCTTTTTGTCCATAATTGGTATCTACGTTTATAGATTCACTTATTGCTTTTTTAATTATGGTTCTTGGTCTAGTATCATATGAAAAGCTGTAAGTTATTGTTCCTGCTGTTGAGTCAAAACCTTCCACTATAGATAAAGGTTTGGGATTAAGTGATGTTCCTGCTAATGCCTCTGCTCTACTTCGTATTTCATTTCTAACATCAATATATGTTTTTAAAGCATTAGCGAATCTTCCTGTTGTAGGAACAAAATTAGAATTGTTAACGGTTGGTTTGTCATAATCTGGTATACCAGTGTTAGACTTATCAAAAAACTCTAAGCCTTGAACAGATCCCTTGACATTTGCTGTGATATTTTTAGATTCGTCTATTCCAACTTCTACCTCAAAATTTTCTATGGCATATCTTGTAGGGTCTGTTAACTGATAAAAAGCTAGCCAAGTGTCATCAAAACCATAAGATCCCTCAAACTTATTAACATTAGTTCTTCTTACATGATTAAATAAAATTAAATTATTATCTATAACTCCGGTAATATTTACAGATTTCTCTTTGACCCATTGTTGAGCATTTTGTACTGGTGTTGTTCCAGGATAATATTTACCAACAGCGCTAATTGAGCGAGTGATCCTATACCCCGGAGCATTATTATTATTTGTTGCTCCTTTAGCCTCGTTTGTTATCCAATAATCTTCTACTGGTTCTATAGTCCAATTATCTTTGGTACTATTAACTAAATATAAATTTTTAAGAGGTTCATTTCTTTCGCATACCAGATCTATACTATATGGAATAGTAGTGGTCCATCTATTTTCGTTTTCATCTACAGAATATTTCTTAATATAGCATTTTGAGAATGATCCAAATTGACAGGGTAAACTTACCTCTATTGGTGTAGAATCTTTAAATAAATTATTTAATTTTTGTCTTATACTATCACTACCAGTTGCTAAGCTGAGATTAAGTAGGCCCGAGGTATATTTGTCGGAGCCAACTAAACCACTACCACTAGGAAATATCTCTCCTTTTAGGCTAATATTAGTTGTGGCCCCTATGGGTTGTCCAGCTCCGTCTTTTTGTATCTCATTACTTATGGTCACCAATGGAATTGGCGATAAAGTAATATTTTGTAATATTAATTGTCCCATTATAATTATGAATTTCCGTATAGATCTCTTATCCCATGACCTGGATGATTAAGTTGATGAACCTGAGCAGTAGCTGTCCATAATGCTGTTTTACCATCAACTCCGGTGGCTCGTATACTTAATCTTGGTAAATTAGACTGACTATCATTATCGAGAGAAGTTGCGATACCCATACCAGCGGGCAAACCAACAACACCAGCCCCTGTTGCAAAAATATTTATTCTTTCTTGGCCAAGTTTAGTAAAAATACTACCATCAGCAGATCTAAAGATGGCACCTTGAATATTCATACCAGCAGCCTGTCTATTTCCCACCGCGGGATTACTACTACTGGTACCATCTTGCCATAATACTGATACAAATATATTATATGTCCAAACATTATCATAATTAAAACCGTTACTATTTGATAAGCTAATAGTATTATACTGGTTTTCTGTTTGAATAGAATCCTTAGCGAAGTTTGTTGTTAACGCTACAACATTACCCCCCGTAATAGGAGTTCTACATCTCAAATAGTATTGAGCAAATTGTGCCGATCCATCATACAGATTACTTTCTGTTGTATGGAAAGATCCTCCCGCAAATGTGTGAGTGTGGTATGTATTATTGAGTTTAGTAGCGTGACCAAATTGTATTCCATTTAGGGTTCTAAGATCTGTAGCTGGAGAACCTATATTTAATGGACTAGACTGACTTACTCTAAATCCACGATTCAAATCCCATTTTACTCCATCCCATATTATAGATTGACCATTGTTATTTACTCCCAAAGAATTACCCGCTCTGTCAACACTTTGTAAACCAATATCTACTCTAAAAGCATTATTCTGACCAAGCGAAGTATACGTTGTATTTAATGGATAGGACCCACTAAATTGCGTTGTTAGATCTAAAGTGCTAGGTATAACATTACCATTATTATCAACTCTTAAGTATAATCCTGAAGGTGTGGTGCCTGGGCCTATTCTTAAAGAGTTGGTCCATGTTTTACCTTCAACATATAAATGAGCTTGGTTTGTAATATTAGCAAATGTGTCTGGTATAACATTAATAGCTACTTGACCACTAACAGGATTTATGTGTAATCCTCTTCTAGTACTTAAGGCTCCAGAATTAATAATTGAAAATTTATTACCTAAGCCTCTGTTGTTAAAAATAGTATCTATTTGATTATTTGAACTTAATACTATGTTATAATTTGTATCATTAGTATTAGTAGATAAAATATCATAACTAACAACTCCGGTAGCTCCAAGAGCTAATGTTGACTGATTATTAAACCATCTAAATGATGTATCTCCGGTACCCCAAGAATTTTCACTAGCATACATCACTGAGTATGGTCTTGCTGCAAATGATAGTAGTCTACCGCTAATATTAGAATATAAAAAAGTACCAGTTAAACTAGTTGGTACATTTAATCCACTAATTATGGTTAAGTTATTCAAAACTCCAGAATTACCACTAATATTAAAGAAGTCTATTCTATTATTACCAAAATTAGTATTAAATAATACACGAGCAAAATCAGAACCTCCGCTACCTCGTATTCTCATAGCAAAAGTGTTACCAGCATCATTTACAAATATGCCCGTCGGATTAAGAACTAATCCATTATTATTATCTAAATTAAAACTTAATGAATTACCAGCAGGATCAAAATAGATATTAGAGATACCACTACTTACCTTATCGTTAATTTTGCACATAAGACCGGTGTCTAAACCGGATAATCTAACTGGCAATTGCCATGTACCAAATCCGTTGACATTGGAGGTCAATACATACTGATCGGGAGATGAAAAGCCTACTCTAATAGTATTAGTACTAGTTAACCCGCTTACAGATAGATCTGCTGTTGGATTATTAGTATTAACCCCGACCCTGTTATTATTAAGATCGATATTTAGCACCGAAGTATTATCGTTTGTTGATTTAACTATAAAATTATCTTGTATCTTACCAGAATTAAAAACTGTTCTTTGATTATCTAAAATAATTTTATTACTATTATTTGTTCCAACATAAAGAGTATTATCAACCACTCCACTTAAGCCATATCCAACAACAACATTTCTAACCCCAGATACTGTATTATTAAAACCAATCACCGTACCACTGCTATATATGTAGTTATTATTAGAACCAATAACTATATTATTAGATCCATATGTAGGATTAGTTTCTGGTCCGCCCACGCCGCCACCAACAGCATATGGCATTATTAATCCACTAACTGTTGTATTATTAGGAAGATTATTGTCGTCAAAATTTTCATTAATAGAAAAATATCCGTTTGAGGAATTAACAACAATACTGGTACTAAATTGAATAGTAGTAGTATTTTCTAGTGGGTTTTCTACTATATCTAATATTTCTCTTATAAATGTATTATTATTAGCGGCAGGACTTTGTACAACTAATAATGCGGTATCTGCTATTGTATATTTATTAGCTACATTAAGAGAAGGTATCGTTATACTGTTCGAGGACAGTGAGTTCATCACGAAAGCATGAGCTATAGAGCCTAGAGTATTATTTCTTCCATAAATAGTATTATTAGGACCATATATTCTATTGTTTGTTCCAACTACTAATCCGCTTGGAACCAATTGATTAAAACCTAAAGCTATATTACCACTACCAAAAACATCCATGCGCTTATCTGCGTTATTAAATATTAAAGATTCTTGGCCAACAATTAATGTTTTACTACCCATAGCTCCAAGATTATCTCCAACCATATAGTTGGAATTCCCAACACTATATGATCTTGAAGCATTACGCAGGCTGTTGAATGATCCTATGACGTTGTCGTTAGATCCAGAAACAGCATTTTTATTACCTATAATATTTGTAGATACGCCGCTAGTTTGTATATTATGTATACCGGCAACAATACTATTAGCTGCTGTGGAGTTGATTCTTCTGGCTACTCCAGTAATACCTCCTGCTGTGTCGATATAGATGCCGGTTTGATTATTCAATAATCCTACTATGATATTATTATTGCTGTCTATAGGGGCGGCGTTGGTGTTGCCCAAAAGAAGATTATTATTTATGCTTCCACTAGCATTATTTTGATTACCAACTAGAAGAGAATTATTAATATCTTTAACAACATTATTTTGTCCAATTAATAATAGCTTGTCAGGAATTCCACTAGCTAATGTATTATTAATACCCACCAATATACTATCGGAAAGACCTTGCTGATCGTTGGGTGTTTTATTACCAATACCAATAATGATAGAGCGAACCGCTTCGTTAGAACCTATGCTATTTCCAATAAAAATACCACTATTGATATTGGACGCGGTTTGATATGACCCTATGCAAATAAGGTTATTGCCATTAACTACATTTTGATTACCATATGAAAGATTATTATTTCCAGTTAAATATACCAAAGAGCCTATAAGATTATTATTATTTCCAGATACTGAAGTATCATTACCAATATAAATATTAAAATTTCCAGTATTAGACACATTAGAACCTAATACTATACCAGAAACTCCTGACGAGAATAGTGATTGAGCAAGACCTACTGTAGAAAATATTTTAGCGTCATTATTACTGCCTAACAATATATTGTTCAGTCCAGTAAGGTTAACGGTATTACCTAGAACGATATTATTAGAACCACTAGCTAGAATACTATTACCAATACTGATTCCGGATACTCCGGATAAAACTGAGTTATTAGCAAACAAGAATAATTGATTACCGTTCAATAAATTACTATTACCTATAACTATACCACTATTAACGGTGCCAGTATTGTAGGAACCAATATTATTATATAAAACTCCGTTTAGTCGATTGTAATTACCAACAACGTCATAGGCAAAACCAGAAGCGTTATTATTACCACCCAAAACTACATTAGACAAATTTGCAACAAAGACCGGTTTATTAACACCAGTTTGATCCACAGTAAAAATAATTTCACCACTAGTAGATCCAGTATTAGGGTCTAAAATTTTAGATAGTATTTGACCATAATAAATTTCATTATAATTAGTATCACGACCAGCAAGATTAACTATAGCCGGATAACTTCCGCTTACTGGAGATGTTTGAGGATTGTGCACTAAGAGTAAGGTAACACCTGTCGGACAATTAGTAACGCTCTCTACAATTAATCCGTCTTTAGCACAAGGGGCTACTACATGAAGAACAGCATCAGGCAAGCCTGTGCCAACACCTAAACGACCGGTGGAAGCATCATAAGTAAGATTAGAATTACCTGTAGAATATATCGTAAAATCTATATTTTGCTTATTAGCATTAAAAACAGTACTAATTCCAGACTGTTGAGATAATACTATATCAGGATTAACTCCACTACCAATGTTTAAATTACCGGGAATATTTTGTGACATAATTGATAACCTTATCTATTAAATACTCGTTTATGATATAGCTCCGTCTGTTTGTTTACTTATGCTTGCCATGGCCTTATTTACTTCCATAAGTACCATATTCCTCACACCCTCCTGCATACCCTGAAATGCCGCTGCTCCATTAATTACCACATCAACCTTATGATTTCCTTGAATATTGATTACTTCTGGTAGTTTTAGGCCATTTAATTGCTGAATAAACTTGTCAAATGTAGCTGTAAAGTTACTCAAACCATCCAAATTTAGACCAACATTACCATTATTAGATACACCACCGCCACCACCCGTAGAAGTTTCATCCGTCATTCCTCCATACTGTCTATAAATCGGTTTAGTAGCTGCTGCTATCGGACCGCCAGACTGTTTATAGGCTACAGCTCCGCCCTGATTATATCTATTACTATTGATTTGTTTTAATAAATCTAGATTATTTTGAGTAGCTTGTTTATTGACTACAAATTCTCCTGGAGTTAACATCGCCGGAACAGTGTCAGTTCCACGAGGCTGATAAGGAATTAACATTCCCGTATTGGCATATATTAATCCTCCAGCATAGAGTCCGGCTGCTCTGCGCTGATTAGTTGGTGAATTTTCTGCTAAAAATTCTGGATATTTTTGTCCTAAAATTTTCCAACCCTGATCCAAAGCTAATCCCTCCGCATATGATCCTTGAACAACAGTATTCAATAGTTCTACTAGTCTCTTTCCGGAATTTTCGATTATGGTATTTCCAAAAGCTGGACGTTGTCTAATTAATGCTAGAGCATTCAACGAATTACTATAAACAGTTTTTAAGCCCTTATATCGTTTTTGGTCCTCAAAATATTTGGCTTTTGCTATGTCGTATAATTTTTCTGGAGGCTCAGAGCTCCATAATTGTTCATATTCTGCTGCTAATTCCTGTGGAGATTTTGATTTATATCCTTCTTTTTGAAATTTTATTGGATCTTGTTGATATTGTTCTGTTACTAGTCTTTGTATTTTTAAAAGCGGATTATTTTGTTCGTTTCTTTCTCTAACTCTCTCTTCTCGTGAATTGGGATTTTCATAAGCCTCCCTCCTCTGATCAAGCATCTGTTGATATGGACTATTCTTTTTTTTCCTATCCATACGAACTCTGTATTTTTCTCTTTTGATTTCTTTAGAGTCATCCTTTTTTGGTTCTAGGTCTTCGTCTTTTGCGTCTTTATATTTAGTATTTATTAGATCGCCTAGAGAAGGGACTACTCCGCCTGGATCTCTATAGATAGGATCAACCACTCCTCCATTAGAATATCCTTTAACTCCATTATTTATAGATTGTAGTAATGATAAATTTCTAGAAGTAGCTTTAGCATTAACAACAAACTCTCCGGGAGTTAACATTGCCGGAACAGTATCAGTACCACGAGGTTGATAGTTTACCAAGGTTCCACGAGAAGCATAAATCATGCCGCCTCTAGCCTTAGCTAATACATCGATATTGCTAGGCATTAAATTATCTGAACCAGTATATTTAATAGCTGATCCAGCTGGCATAGTTTCAAAAAATCCTTGTCTAAATTTTTTGACCATCTCTGGATTTCTTTTTTCTAATGCTTTTATAATTCTAGACAAAATTTCGCCATCTCTTGTAGAATCTTGTGTGTCGTATATCCATTTTTTAGGACCTACTCCTCCAGTACGAGATTGTAGTAAAGCATCGAGAGTTCCAGGTTGTACCGTAGAAACCTGTGTGTGTATTCCTTTAGAGCCAGTAACAGGATCTAATCCTTTACCCTTAAGCATTGGTATTTTTTGATCAGCTAATATCTTTTGTATATCGTCAAAGTTATCATGTATCCATCTTGTAACATATCCAGCATTAAATTCATAATCTAAATCAAACTTAGAAGGATCTAAGGCTTCATCGAATTTAACAATCATTGGCTTACCACGAATATCCGCTCCTGTAAGCGTACCTCCTTTAAGAATATTTCTTGCATGTTTTTCAGCTGCTTCTCTGCTAGTATAAGCATATAATCCTTTACCTTGTCCATATCCTCCTGCAATACCACTTTTTCCTCCTTGTTTTTGAAAACTTTGTAAAATAGAGTTTTCTAATCCGGTATTACTAGCATGAAAAAGAGATACTGTTTTTGCTGTTTTGGGCATATCTAATGGGGCGCTAGCTGCTGGTCTGCTTCTTAAAGAAAATTCTTCTAAAGCTTCTTGACCAGCACTTTTCATATCTGGTCTTGAAGAACCGTTACCAGATGGAAGCATTCTAATTCCTGAAGTATTCTTCATAGAAGAAGACAGTAAATTACGACCTATTTTATCAGCACCTATACCACCAAGCAGGGATCCTAATAATGAAGCTTGCCAATTATCTTCCATGGTTTTATTAATGTCTTTATTAGTTTGTGGAGCTAAAGCATTCAAATAATTTTCTTGAGCTTGATATACTGCGGCCCCTGCTCCTAAGCCAATAGCAAATCCACCAGGACCAGTAGTGGGTAATCCTAAAACTCCAGCACCCAAACCAGCTAACCCCGGAAGTACGGACTTAGCAGCTCCGTACATAAAAGCTTTTCCTTCTTCGGCCAACTTTTCACTATCAAAATTAGTAATAGGCTGTTGGGGCAGGGTTGAAGTTGGACCCTTTCCGTGACGATTTATCATCGGATTTAATGGTCTTGATGGGTCAAATCCTTCTTGAGCATAAACCACTCCACCATTGGCTTTCGATTGCACTCTCTTACCATTAACCATTATCGCTGGGCCAGGGCCATAATCAGGCTGGGCAAATGGGTCTACAGTTGGCTGTTGTGATTGCTCTACAAGCATTTCTGCTGCTTCGCTTATTCTTGGAAATCTTTTAAGTTTAATATCTAAAGCTTTGTCTGTAGTAAATTGTCGAATATAATAATCAATTTTTCTTCTATAGTCCTTTTGTCTCTTTAGGGCGTCTGCTATCTTCTCTTTATTTGTAGTATCATTATAAAGAATGCCTAGTTTATCAATAAATTCTGATTTTTCTTCTTTTTCTATCTGCCTTTGTAAATATGCTGTTCGTTTAGCTTTACGAGCATCAAAATTAGTATCAGCAGAACCGTCTGGCTTAGTTGGGATTGTGCCGCCGTCAGTAGCATAAATTACCCCACCATTAGCAAATCCTTTAATGCTACCACCCTTGCTTTGATTAATACTTTGTAATAATGGCAGATTAGCTCTGGTTGCTTGGGCGTTAACAACAAATTCACCGGGAGTTAACATTGCAGGAACAGTATCGGTACCGCGAGGTTGATAGTTTATTAATGTACCATCAGCAGCATAAACTATTCCACCGGTACTCAAATTGTTCGGAAGCTGCTGATATCTTTCCATTATCTCTCTTGCCTTCCCAATCATTTGCTGTGTCTCAATATAAGTTGAGGTTGACTGATCTCTCATTTCTCCAACATCATTACCTATATTGAGTGTTTCTCTGTGTGTCTGCTCGGCTCCTCTTATCATTAAACTATTTTGTTCTTTAATGTGTTTTGATATATTATAGTTTTTAATTGCATTTGTGTTTATGGTATCTAGATTATTTTTTATGGTATTTGCTGGAATATTTATTACAGTTTGGCCGACCGAACCTCCTTTAGCTAGATATGTATTACTATTGATAGATTTTAATAATGGTAAATTTCTTTGTGTTGCGGCTCTATTGACTACAAACTCTCCCGGCGTGAGCATTGCAGGAACGGTATCGGTACCTCTTGGCTGATAAGGAATAAGCATTCCATTACTAGCATAAATTGGATTTGGATTTTTGCTAATATCTTTTAATCTGTCTTTATGATCCTGCTCTTGATCTGCAGTTGGCATTGATAGACGACCGGATTCTCCGGAAGGTATTGATGAGTTATACATCTCAACATGTCGAGCAAGAGTTGGATCAGGTAAATCGTAGTAATCCTTGTATCTGCCACCCCATTGTTTGGGAAATTCTTTGAAATAACTATCTTTAACAAATAGTTCTTCTCTTAAAATCTTTTTTGTTAGATCATTTTTAGCTGCTCTTTTATTTTTTGCTTTTTGATTTAGTTCCGCTGCTGCTTTACTTCTTTCTTCGGCTTCTCCCATTTCTTGAGAATTAAGTTCATTCTCTAATTTATATGTTTTCTCAAACGAAGCCTTGCTGTTTGGGTTATCAAACTTAGAAAATAGTTTATAGTCTTGCCATATGGTTTCAAATATGTCTCTATCAACCCCTGATGCATTAAGAGTCTTCTCATAGTTAATATCAGTATTGTGTAGAAGATCTTGAGGTATAGCAAGACCTTGGGTGTATGCTTTATTAACCACTCCTGGAAATAGCAGAGAATCTTGATTAATTTTAACGATAATATTACCAAGATTTTCCTTAACATTAGGAGCAAGACCCCAATCACTATTATTCTTATTTAAGGACGATGCTATATTTGCCAACACTGTTCTTTTATTTATCTTGTCTCGCTCAGAAACCCCTGTAATTTTTCTAAGTTCATCTATCTGTGGTTGTATTACTTCTCTTTCTGAGTATTGCGAAGCCTTAGAGAAAGAAACTGGGTATAGTTCTTTAAAATCTTGTTTTAATAATGCTTTTACTGATGCAATCTGGGCTTTGTCTATTCTAGCATAAGCTAATTTATTAGCACCACGAGGATCTCTTTGTGTTCCTAATGTATCTCCTAATTCTTTTGCTTCTCTATCTGTTTCTAAATCAAGATATTTAAGTGGTTGACCAACCATATCTGAGAATTCATGTGGATCGATAAATCCAGAGTTATCTTTATCAATATTATTAAAAAAGTCTTTTAGAGTTCTGGGTTTGAAATTGTCTGTGGCGTTTTTATCTCTAAGACCCAAGCCTTTTAATGCTAAAGAATAAGCTCCCATTAATGCATCAACAGTAGAAGCGCCAAAAAATCTTTCTAGTTTAGGTTGTTCAGGAGTAAACTCACTCCATTCTTCAAAAGAAATTTGACCATCTCTATTAGTATCCCATAGTTCAAGGCCACGAATAGCCGATCTTCCATTCCTATCTGCCATCCTGGCTCTATTTTCTCTTTCTGTGCGTTCAGCAGGAGTTTCCTCTCTGTTTGGTCCGGATCCAGGTATTGCAGCATCATCTACTGGATTTCTTAATCTATCTAACATAATTCCAGGTTTAAATTGCCCCGGCCTTGCTACTTTATCTTCTCTTCCTACAAAATTTTCAGGAGTTCTGGTCTGATCGCTATATACTAAACTACTATCTATTCTAGCCATATCTCCATCTTTTCTGAGTGGAGTATCAGATCCAGAAAATAATGATCTAGCTTTAATAAGATTATTAATTCCTTGAACTCTAGCAGACTGGTTTAGTAACCCATAGATAAGTCTCTTACCCTTGCCCTCTTTGGTTTCTCCTCTCATTCCGATCATGAAAGCTTCTGGGCCATTCTTAATAAGGTCTAAAATAACACGAGGCCGTTCTGCATCAGCAGCATCCCACTCCTCACTAGCCTTTGGAACAGGTACCAAGTCAGCTACTTTTTCAGATACTGTTTTCACATTATTTTCGAGCCAATCTACTAAATTTTTAGTATTTGGAGTTTTATTCTTAGTAAGAATATCTTTCACAACATCTTCTTCATTAATTTTGTCAAAATCTAGACTAAGATGAGGAGGCATAGTAATTTGACCGCCGTCTTCTGCTGCTCTCTCTTCTTGTCGAACTTTTACTCTAAGCTGTTGTTGTTGTCTGTCTTTTTTCCATTGACTAACAGTAGATCTTATTAAAGCTGCGGGTGACTCATAATCATTTCTATTTTTAAACTCTGGATTATTATTCTCTCCCGCGGGCTTTTGATCAGAAAGAATATCTCTTATATTTTCTAGGTCAGGAGTTAAATTTCGAATAACTCTTGCAGCACTTCCTTTTGCTTGGAGCTTAGCTTTCGTTGTTCTCCATTTGACCAAATCTTTCGGCTGAAGGTCTCCCCCCACATCAGGATCTATTAATCCTAAAATTCCATCTGTTTTAGATAGATGGGTTGTGAAATCAAAGCCGCTAAGACGACTATCTTGATTATAGTCTCTATATTTAAAGCCTTTAACAAAATCATATGATAAATTTTGAAGACTTCTTAAATCAGTAGCTTCTCGTATTCTAGTTAAAGTTTTGTAAAAAGAAGCATCGCTAAAAAAGCGCATGCTATTATCATCGAAACTTAAATTATTTAATGAGACCAACCAATCTGGCATTGTGGTTCTCAGGGTTAAATAATCATATATACCAGAGTTAATCCTATATTTTTTCTCAAGATCATCACCTTTCTCGGGAGTTCTATTTCCCGTTAATGGATTGATTGACCTATGAGAAAATGGTGCTTGGTCATCAGATAATTCAAACCTGCCCGATGAAACATCGTTTGGTTGTCCTCCCCTACTAAGATAAGCCACTCCCCCACTACTGAATCCTTGAACTCCTCCGTTATTAATAGACTTGAGGAGAGGCAAGTTCCTCTGGGTGGCTTGTCTATTAATTACAAATTCGCCAGGAGTCAACATTGCTGGAACAGTATCAGTTCCACGAGGTTGGAAATTAATATGCTTACCATCTTGAGCATATACCACGCCTCCAGTAGCAAATCTCAGAGCGTCTTGGGTTGCGTTCGGGTTGTTAACAGCTTCGGCTTCTGCATTTAAACCAGCCTCTCTTCGTTGAACAAACCATTTATCCGTTGGTAAACTTCCATAACGAGAAGCAAAACCTAATGTATTATGAGCAATATTACCCTTAGAGTATGCATCTTGACCAGCTTGTCCTCTTAAAGAATCTATAACTTGTTGAGTACGCTTAGCATTATCAGGATCAGCATTCTTATCAAAGAAATAATCTTGACCTTCCCATACTCCATTTCCACCATACCAATTATACAAAGAAGACATATTTCCGTATAAGAATCTTTGTGTATTGGAATCAAAATATGGAAGACCCATTTGATCTCGCGCATTAATCATATCCATAGTAAGTTTTTCAATAATACCCTTACGAGTATCTTTACTTGGAAATTCATTATATGGATTAAATGCAACATTAACCAAATCATTATATTTTTGTGGCATAGCTTTATCCGGAGAGACCGGACTTAGTGTACCATTAGCCCCAACCGTTTTAATCTTGGCTCCTTCTAATTGCTGACCTAATATAGCTTGATAGTCGCCAGATAATTGGGTTGAAGAAATTCTACCAAATAATGATGCTCCTCCAAGAGTTCTAAATAAATCTTCTGCGTTTAGATTAAGCTTAGTAAACTGACCTATCATTCGCGTATCACCACTGGCTAATCCTGCAAATGCCATAGCGGCGCCAGATCCTAACGTAAATAATTCTTTTAGCTGCTGGTAAACATTAGCATTTCTTGTCATGGGAGCTAATTTGCTCAGATAACCTCCAAAATTACCAAATACATTACTTGTATATCCTGCTGCTTGTTTAGCCACTCCGGAATCTCTAAACGGTCTTTGTAACACTCCACGGATACTGTTGTATAGCCAATTTCCAGGTAATCCAGGAACTCTTCTTCTTCCAAAAACACCCAATGATAATTTAGCTAAATCTTTAACAGCTCTTGGTAGATCATTATCCTTGATAACGTCACCAGCTAATTGACCCTTATCATCAATTTCTCCAACAGCTTTCTTTGCTGCGGCATCTTTGTCTGCAAACACTTTATCTGCTACTGTACTCAGATACTCACCGATAGAAAATACATGCGTTTTTTTCTCTGTCGGACTATCTGTAAACAATGGAATATTTTTAAGTATTGGATGATTAGCATGATCAGTTAAGGAATCTAAGTCAATACTATATTGAACACTTTTAAGATTTTCTTTGAGTTGATCTCTTTGATTTCTGTCAATATTACCTTTAACAAGGGTTGCGAAGTCGGGAATTTGGTCAAGTTGCACATGTGCTTTGTCAAATATTTCATCACCAGTTAATTTTTTATTCACATAAGCTGTTGAATAGTCATATTTTTTAAACTGAGAGTATGGACTGAATGGATTTTTATTATTTGGAGTCATTAATAAAACTTTATTTAAATTAGCAGCCAAATTAAAACCATTAGAATCAGCTTTGCTAGGATCTGTAGCAATCTGAGGCCCAGTATATTCTGTATACTGCATATGATATGGTAGATCAATATCTCCTATAGGATCAGGAAGCTTCAGCTTATATGAACCAAAATCAGACACTGGTTTTGTGCTGATTCCGTATTTTGTTTTTAATTGTTCAGCTTGATTGTCTATAGCGGCCTGAATATCTTGTGATATAACAGATGGATCAGCGTTAGCTACCCATGGAAAAGTTTTCATTTTACTCATGTCGGCTACGTCATATATTCCAAATTCGTAATTTGTAGCCCAAGAATCTATTGGACGATCTAGATTTTGTAATCCTGCTCCGCCAACCATCAATTTTGGAAAAGCTGTATGTATTTTATCTGCTTGTTCTTTAGTATTTAAGGATTTCTGTAGAATAGGTCTATATTTATTGCTTAAAACGTGCAAAAGAGTTACTGCTTCTGAATGGTCTGGATGAAGGGCTTTGGGATCAAAAAAGTTTAATTCAGACCCGGTCAATAAAATAGCTTCAGCACCACTGTGTAACATCTCTAATTTTTGTCTTAGATTACTAAGGTTTGGATCTTCTGCCTTAAAAAGATTGTTAAACGCAGCGTTTCTGGGATCGGTGAAAGCAAATGTTTGAGACTTTTTAATATCTTCAATATTTAATTCTTGTGTTTTAATAATTCTATCAATATTATCTTTATCCGCTACCCACGAATTATCACCAGCCAATAACTTAATACGATCCTTTGCGCTAGTTTCCGACATCATTAGATCTAGTTGAAGCTTATAAAGTCCAAAATCTTTATCTGAAACCATTGTAGCATCTTCTTCTGCAGAACCAAATTTAAAGAGTTTTAATGTCTTAGGATGATCTGTGCTTTGTTTATTCCAACCTATTGCTCCTAAATTTTTATTTCTAGTGACAATCATACCTACTGGATTGTCCGAACTAACATTAGGATTATAAAATTCATCTGAAATAAAACTTTGTCTAATATTTTCAAAATTATCGACAGCTGGTCTACTAGCTATCATAGTAGATAAATCTATATCATTATCTCTTAGCTTTTGAAGAAAATTATCTCTATATTCAGCAAATTTATTTTTTGTAATATTTTTAGTATCAAAAGGTTTATCTATCACATAACCCAAAGGATTTAATAGGTGTGCTCGTGGTCTATTCATTACGCCATACTCAAATACATCTTGATTGTCTGCATTTTTTTCTACTAATATGGCTGGAGCTTCTCCTAAATATAAATCTTCCATACTATTTGTGCTTTGTATCGATGCTAAACTAGCTTTCCCTCTGGAGCCTGTAGCTAAAGGAGCCTTTATATTTGTTGGTTGTACTCCTCTAACAAACTTATCGGGTCCAGCAAATACAGATTTTATATCGCTAAAAGCTGTTGAGGTAGGATCGATGTACTTCTCTCTGGAGAGATTAAGGTCGTCGCTACTTTTCTTATATTCGCTCTTAAAATTTTGACTTACATAACCACCAGAACTATAGTATTTAACCGGTCCTCCACCGCTATACTTATTGCTATTAATAGAATGTAATAATGGTAAATTTCTCTGAGTTGCTGCTCTATTAACAACAAATTCTCCGGGAGTTAACATTGCTGGCACAGTATCCGTACCTTGACTCTTAAAGTCAATAGCTCGTCCAGCAGCAGCATATATGATACCGCCAGAGGCTTTAGGAACAGCAGGAACAACACCAGCCGGTATTTTTGCATTAATTTGTTGTATATTACTGGCGATGTCTGATAGTTCTGTAGTCTCAAAATTTAGTTTTACATTACTCATAGCGCTAGCTAAAGCTTTGGCCGATTGGCTTGCAATATCGCGAGCAAGATTAGAATCAAGTTGAGCTAACAGAGCATTTGCTCTAGCCTGTAAATTATTACCCTCTCTATATTCAGCAATAGCGGCCTGAGTTGCCGGATCCATTTCTGGATTTCTAAGAGTATTTAATATTTGTTGAAATAATGGAGATACTCCGATACCAGATTCTTGAAGCATACTTTCTAAAACATTTGCTTTAACATTACCAGCTTGTTGACCGTCGCCTAAGAATGGAATAATATCATTCAAAGCGCCTAGTGTTTCTTTTCTTTCATTAACAAAAGCTCCTTGAGCAGCTTTCATAGCTTCCATCATGCTTGCGCCATTTTGCAAAGCCTCGTAGTAGGCTCGCTGAGCTCCAACTGATCTATTAATGGTATTTATTTGTCCATTAGCATTATTCTGCAATCTTTGAAAAGCCCCTGATAATGAGTCTAGTTCTTCGGGAGTGCTTGTAACTAATTTCTCAATAAATGACGCTCTGCCCGAAGCCTTTTGTTGGGCTTCTTGGATTTTTTCCATAGCGGAAGCGGCAATATCCGTATTTTCAGCCAAGTATTTTAATGCATCAATATTTTCTCTTAAGCCAACATTAGTATCTGCTAAATTCTTAGTAAACTTAATAAAGTCTGCTTGTCCAGATACTCCTCTGTCGGCGGCGCTTCTTTGTTCAGCTTGTTGAACGGTTCTTGTATTTTCTAATTTATTAATACTATCAAATATGTCATTAGGATTAGTAACTCCTCCTGTTCTGGCTGCTACTCTGCTATTAACTGTTGCTCTGGCATTTTCCAAACTAATATTTTTACCTAAAGTTTTTGCCAAAGATAGCTCAGAATCAGTAACTATATCAGTAGCTTTTCTTAGTCTTTGATTAGCGGAAATTTGCAAGTCAATAGTCTTATTAATATTTTGAGCATAGGTATTGAGAGCATTTTGATAAAATTCTAAAGCTTTAATTGCTACTTCTTGTGCTCGTTTAGAACTATCCACTACTCTATTCAATTGGCCTAATTTTTCGCTTAACTTGGTATAATCTAATTTATCTTCTCCAGATGTCTGAAAGTCTTTAAGAATATTACCTACTTCACCTGATAATTTATCAACTAAATCTGCTGGTAAAGACAAATCTGCTAACGCAGATTTGACATCACGACCTACTACTATTCCTAAAGCTTCATTCGTAATACCAGGATTTTTATTAACTGTTTTGTTAATAGTGCTCATTACGGTGGACTCTATTTTTTCGCCCACACCAAGTAAAGAAACCATTTCTGGTGATCGGATACCAAAAGATTCAGCGGCAACATTTCTGGCTCCAGATACCGCTTGATCAGAGTATGCTCTTGGGTTTTGCAAGGTATTGATCGCTGTGAGTGCTATTCCTCCTATCTTGGCCTGACCTTGCAATGAATCTGATACAAGATCGATGTCTTTACTCATTTGTTCTAGTGAAAAGCTTGCGCGTCCAATGCTTTGTTCCATATTTTGAAACATTCTTTCAAGAGATCTGGTATAGACGTTGGTGGTATCGTCTAGTGATTTCATTTGTTTTTGTCTCTCAACAACAGAAGCTCGCTGTCTGACAGCTTCTTCTGCATTTATAGATATGATATTCTTAATTCGTGCTTCTTTTTCAAGATTACTAATATCTGCTCTATTACGAATAGTTAAGATTTCCTGTTCTACAGCAGTATTAGATCGAGCTATAACTTCTGCTTGTTTAGCCCATGCTGGGTCTTTAAATATATCTTCTACACTAGATCCGCTCTGAATCTTAGCTCCGATAAGATCGTTAGTAAGTTTAGCGGTTTCGGCAAAACTCTTAGAATTTTCTCGTGCTTTTTCTGGAATTAAAGACTCATATTCTTTCCTTCTTCCTATATCTCCTTCTCCGAAAGAATCTGTGGACCTCAAATAATTTAGGATTCCTTTCTTTTCCAGAATCTCACTGCGTTGAGCCATAGCATTCGAATCGTTATCAGGAGCAAATCCATATAAATTTTTGCCTAAAGTTGTTGCAATATTATTACCCTTTAATGTTCCCACATCAAGGAGATTAACCCACATAGCCTTAGCTCGACTATTATTAAGTTCTATGCCAGCTATAACAGCGTCCCCAGCTTCTGCTAATTTAGATGTTAAAGTTCTTTGAACATCTATATTTTTTATACCATTATTTAATTTTTCAAATAATTTTTGACTATCGCTAAGTGCTGTTTCTACTTTGTTTTGCTGTAAAGTTTTCTCAAATGTTATGACAGCATTATGAGAATCTATAAAAGCTTGACCAACAGCAGCTGCTGCTGTGGCAACAAAACCGAATCCTCCCAAAAGCTTAGACATTGCTGGACTAAGACTACTTCCTAACATATCTCGAATACCGCCAGTAAGCATGGCTCCTGTTGCTAGTCCGCTTACTCCGCCTTGAATGGCTCCGGCTGTGGCAGCATTAGAGGCGCTAGAACTAGCATTTATTTGTTGAGCCAATAATGACCCTAGACCTTGTAGTCCAAAAGACAAACCCAACATTCCTCCAAAATTACCTCTCTGATCACCACCAGGAGCTTGCTGGCCTCTTTGTCTAGCTAGATTATTAACAATATCTCTTCGAGTACGAATTTCTTCTTCAACAGACTGTCTCATTTGCCTTTGTTGAGCTCTACTAGCTGTTGTATATTCAGTGCTATTCCTTAATTGCTGTCTTAGTTGTTGATCCATTTGTCTTAATACGCGAGGATCTCCCATGCTTTGACGAACAAATCTTTGAGCATCGTCCCCTGTTAGACCAGCTGCTCTTAAATTGACACCAGATGCTCTGGAAGCTCTTTCGTATGACGCTCTGCTTATGGCTCCAGCATTTTCTTGTAGTCTAGTATCAATGTCTTCCTGACTCATTCCTCTACGAGCTAGTCTATTTCTCATTCTTTCTGTGGCTGTGTTCCTGATTGTTTCAGCATTGGACTCTATTGCCTGTAATTGATTTCCAGATAATCCTCCCAAAGTACGTCTAGTTTCAATATCTTGTCTAGCTTGATTTCTAATATTAGCTAATTGATTTTCAGCATTAGCAATCTGCTCTGCTGTAGCACCAGCCAATCTTGCTCGTCGAATATCAGCTTCTGTTGCTCGTATAGCTTGTTGATATGTTGCCTGCGTGCCACTCTGAATAATTCGAGCAGAATCACTTGATCTAACACCTAATGTTTGTAAAACTCCAGCAAGATTTTCTAATTCAGATGTAACAGAATCCATTACTCCAACGACTGCCAAAGCTTGATTATAATTAACATTAACATTAGGTAATGCTCTAGGAGCTCCTCCAAAAGCAAATCTCTGAACAGCTCCGCCCCTATTAAATCCTAAAGCTTTGGTGGCCGCTGCTCTTATAACAAATCCCCCAACTGGTAATCCTACTGGACCAATACTGTCACTAGTGCCGCTACCCGGCCCCTTAAATAAACTAATACCGCCCTCACTAAACCGCCCCATACCGTTGCGGTCTGCTTGGTTCATTCGGTTAAGCGTAGAATATCCAATCTTTCTTGCTGTTTCTGGTGGTACAAAAGCTTCTCCATTGCTAACCAATGCTGGTACCGTATTTGCAGAATATCCGCCACCAGCAAATTTAACATTACCGCCCGCAGCATATTTTTGTCTTTGAATTCCAGCGCTGCCTAATAGCTCCGTTAAGGTAGAATCCAAAATCCCTTGTAAATGTTGATCAAGCTGAGGAGCCTTTTCTATTAAAGTTGTTAAGAATTCTTCTTTACCATTATCTTCCATTCTATTGATCTTCTCTTGAGTCATTCCAAACTTGTCGCCTGCTTGAAGCAAAGCTTTATTCACTTGAGGATTTATGGGTCTATACTCTCTGGCTCTTTTAGCTGTTGTGCTTTGATTGCTTAAGCTGGCAAGATTTTTTGTTATATCTTCAGGAATTGGAGTAGCGCCCCTAGAAGAATCACCAACTTGACGATAATAACTTAATAGTATTTGACTTAAGTTGTTTGATTTATAACTCCTACCATAAACAACATCAGCACTAGAATATCCACCACCCGATGTTAAAGAATCAAAAGCGTCTGCTAGATCATCATTATCTCCAGAAAATAAAGATGCTACTTTAGTTCTATATTTATTAAAGCTTTCTTCTGATCTTGTTCTTAGTCCTTGAAATAGTTGATGTGTCATTTCATGATACAGGGTGCTGTTCTTGGTATCGCTAGAATAGCCCATAGAAGGAGCAAAACTAATAGTTCCTCGACCAGTAGCTGACGAAACAGTATTTTGCTCAGCAAGTGCTGCTTTCTCTGCTTCGCGTTTTAGGTCTTTTAATCTAAAGAATCTATTTTTAAGACTATCTAATTCAATATTAGCTTTCTGAAATGCGTCTCTATCAAAAGAGAAACTACCATCGTCAAAAGTTTCAGTCGGTGTTTTTGTAATCTTCTTAATTTCTTTTTGTTTTGCTTCTATAAGCTTTTCTAGTCCATAAGCTTCTTGTTTTTGTTTTTCTCCATATCCAGATTTAGATATATCATAACCTTCATATGGCCTAATTCCAGTTGCTCCTTTCTCAAATTGAGCAGCAGCAAACATACCTAATCCACCACCTCTTTGGCTTGCTCCAAAATCAAGTTGTAGTGGGAGGGCTGTTGTTAAATCTTCTTGGGGCAGTCCTACGAACTTGGCAAAATCTGACATTCTTTCAAATAGTGAGTCACGACTAATTTTTTCTTTGAATGATGCGATGAATCTGTTTCTATCAAATGGCTGCTGGAAAGACTCTTTTACTTTTTCATCGTCAATTATTATTCTTTCGTCTTTAGGATTTCTGTCCCATGCTAATTTGGCTCTTAATCTTTCACCAGCTGAATGTTGTTCTTCGGCATATTTTTTTGATATTCTTGATGGAAACTCGGTTTCTCCAGTTCCAAAAACTTCTTTTGGTTTTCTTGTTTTGGTTGCTACTCCACCGGCCATAAAGCTTTGAACAGCTCCACCTCTAGCATATCTTTCTATCATGTTGGCTTGTGCTGTCCAAGTGCCATCGCTATTCGGGTCAGACAATTTAACGGACCCGTCTTTGTTAATGCCGAGCACAGTATAAGCGGGATCATCTTCGCGATCTAATCCCCACTCTTCGAGAGAGCGTACTTTATCGCCAACCTTGAAAGCTATTTTTTTAGCTGCTCCACCGGCCATAAAGCTTTGAACAGCTCCACCTCTAGCATATCTTTCTATCATGTTGGCTTGTGCTGTCCAAGTGCCATCGCTATTCGGGTCAGACAATTTAACGGACCCGTCTTTGTTAATGCC